TGCTAACCCTGCTGCTGACCCTGCTGCTGCCTCTGCTACTGCCCATGCTGCTGACCCTGCTGCTTTTAATTCTTTATCGTATTTATTCATTTTTTCCTTTAAAATTATTAGTTAACTCAAGCTGTTGGCTTTCTTACATCTCACAGATATATTATCACAACCTTATTTAATTGCAATTAAAAAATTTACAATAATTAAATATTTGCCTAATTTCAAAGGTTTATTAATTTTTGGCAGTAATTAAGAGTAATTAGTAATAATCTTTAAATTAAAATCGTAGTATTTAATCTTGATTATATGGAGGAAAAAATGCTAAGTAAAGATACTGAATTTAGATTAGACCTTGCCATGACTGATGACAAAGTTGGTGGCGAAATTGCGGCCCGTGTAGAGGTTACATCTGCTCCTGTAGATGCTGCTGCTGCTCAAGCAATTTTGGATATTCTTGACCGTGACAAAGAAGCTTCTATTGAAGAAAGGTTGTTTGTTGGTCTTGCTGGTGACGGAAATGGTGCTAGTGGAAAAGAGCTTTCAAAGAAAATTGTAAAAATGGCTGATGTTCTTGAGAAATTTATTGCTCTTGATTCCCTTCCTCCTCTTGATCCCGGTATTCCGGCAGCTCAAGCTGCTTTAGATAAAGCTAAAACCGATATGGGTGCTGAAGAAATGAGCGAGTCAGCAAGGTATAGTCTAGAACATTCTCTTACTAGCAAAGATGCTGCTGACGAATTTAAAACATCTTACGATGCTATGGTAGCTGCTATTCAATCACTGTAAGTAGGTGTAAATGAAAAAATCTGAAAAAATTCGACAGCTTATTGCCAATATGAGCAAGAAAAAAGATAAAAAAACTGATGTTGATGCCAGCAAAGATAATAAAAAAGACTTAGGTTTTATTAAAAATACTATAAAAAAAATTGAAAAAAAAATTGTTAGAAAAAAATAAGATTAAATTTCATAATTATTTTTTAATAATTTTAATATTTTATCTCTAACATCGTATATTTTATCGTGCTCATTAAAGAATATCAACCTAATATCAAGACCTTGTGTCAAGGTATATAGATTGATATTCTTGTAAAAATTTAGTATATTCATTACGTAATGAGGTTTTTTTTCTTTAAAAACTCTGTCTAAAGCAAATTCATCTTCAGGAATTAAGAAAAAATGTGCGGCACCAAAATTGTGATTAATTTCTTTTTCTTTTCTGACAAGTGAACTAAAATCTTTTTCAAGGGTGGAAGGGCCAAAATCACGCTTTACATAATCGTAAAAAACTTGCATAAGGGAACCCTCTTTCAAAACAAAAGAGTTGTTGTTATCATTTAAAATTTTATCCTGCATATTAAGACGGTCTTGATAATTTTTAATGCCGTAAATTTCACAAAGGTCTTTGTCTTTTTCTTTTAAAAATCTGCGTATTTCTCTTGTAACAGAGGTTTTACCACTTTTTTCAATTCCATCAATATATATACATCTTATTTTTCTTTTCACACATATATAGTATCATATAATCGTCATAATCTTTAGTATGATAGGAGTTTTTTATGAAGTTATCAGCTAAGTTATTAAAAAATGTAGCAAATGTCAATTGTTTTCAATATGTATCACAATGGGATATTGCAGAAGGTTCTGCTCAACGTCTGTATTTTCAAATAGTTGACAAGCTAAAAAATGACTTAAGGTATTTAAGCCAAGCTACCTTAATTGATTCAGTGACAGTAACATTTTTAAGCATTGATGAAACTACAGAAATTGTAAAGTCTGCAACTCAAGCATGGGCAGATGACAAATCAGTGTGGTATATTGATCTTGACGCTAATGAAGTTCCAAATTCTGGAGCTGTTAAATTTTCTATTACAGAAGACGGTGTTGAAAGCAAATTTAAAGTAGACCAAGCAATTGTAGTTGATCTCTTGGAGAGTGGTGGATGTTAATTTATAAAATAACAAATAAAATTAATGGAAAGGTTTACATAGGACAAACTATACAATGTCTAAAAAAAAGATGGTCACAACATAAATCAGATTCTAAAAAATCAAATATGACTATACATAAAGCCATGAGAAAATACGGGATTGAAAATTTTACTATTGAAGAAATAGGTGGTGCCAATAATATCACAGAGTTAAACTACCAAGAATGGTTATTAATACATAAATACAATAGTTTAGACAGAAATATCGGTTACAATAATAGGTTTGGAGGTTTAAACTCTAAATTAACCGACAAAACTAAGCAAAAACTAAGTAAGATAGCCAAGAAAAGGAAAGAAAACCCTAACCAAAAAAAAGTTATTAATATAAAAACTGGAAAACAATGGAGTTCTGCAAAAGAATGTGCTTTGGAATGCGGCATGAATTATAAAAGCTTAACTAACAAGTTATCAGGTAGAGATAGAAATAATACAAATTTTAGATGGACTAAAGAGCCAAATAAAAGCAAACCTTGGATTGGTAATCATCATAAAAAAATTATAAATAAAAAAACTGGCAAAATATTTAACTCTATTAGCGAGGCTGCCAAAAAAAATAACATAAAAAGAGTTACTTTAAGTTGGAAACTTTCAAATCCAAGTAAAAACAATACTAATTTTGACTATTTCAAAAAAGGGGGTTGTTAATGGCATTTATATCTGAACAAGATTACCCCAAAGGGTATGGGAACAAGACATATCCGGTCTTAGCCAATAAAATTAGTAATTTAATTAAAAGAGTTGAGCCAATTTTAACACCTGAAAAATTGACTTCAAGATATTTAAAAGGTATTGATCTTTCTCAATATAATGACGATGATTTAAAAGACAAAATTAACTTAGCCATGAGTGAAACTGAAATTTTAATTGATGTTCCACTTACACCCATAAAAATTAAAGAAAAACATCCGTTTGATAGAGAGTTATATAGAAGTTTTATTCATATTATGACAAATAAAGGTCCTATTATTCAAATTGACAAACTCTCGATTCAAAGTTCTAATAACAAAAATATTTTTGAAATACCGCCAGATTGGATTGAGGCAGCTCGTTTTTTTCAAAAACAAGTAAATGTAATTCCATTAACAGTTGTTGGAGCAACTGGAGTTTCTTCAGGTCAGCCTACAGGGGCGGCTGGATTGGCTTTTATTGCTGCTATGAACGGGGGAATTAATTGGGTCCCTTCTTATTGGGAAGTAGAATATACTATTGGTGTATGTGCCGAAGAAGGTCAGATTCCAATGGTTGTAAATGAACTTGTTGGCGTAATTGCTGCAATTGAAATTTTAGGTAATTTAGGTGCTCAAAATATTAATACGAGTGTATCAGTATCACACGATGGTATTTCTCAATCTAGTTCAAATCCGGGTCCGGCTGTCTACCAAACTAGAATTGGGGAACTTACGGCTAAAAAAGAAGAGCATGTAAAAAAAATCAAAAAAATATTTTATAACAAATATTTTGTAAGCAATATTTAGTGATACTATACTATTATGTACAAGTCACTTCTGGAACAAATTGAGAGATTAGAAAAAGGTTCTCGTCAGAGAAGGATAAAGTTTAATCCTGAAACTAATGTTCCAGCTCAAGAAAGGCAAAAAGTAGAAGGTGATATGTATAGCCCAAATGAAAAAATCAATCTTAGAGCAGCAAACTTACCTCCAGCACTTCCGGCAGATGCTAAAAAAAAACCTAATGTTACAGACCACTTAGGTTTACCACCAGTTAGTTCTATACCCAAACTCGCAGCTTCAGAAAAACAAATTTCACATAAAGAGGCAAAAGATATGCTTAAAGAATTAGTTATAAAAAAATGTCAAGAATTTCAAAATGTTAATCCTGAACTTCTTGAAAAAAACATTACTAGAGCATTTAAAAATGGAATTAGTCTCTTAAGCCTAATTACCGGCTCCCATTACATGAGTCCACAAGAGCCAACTCAAGAGCAACTTAACCCTCCAACTCAAGAACGGTCAATTGCTTCTAAGCAAATAGAAAAGCCTAAAATACAATCTTCTTCAAACACAAGTTTTCGTGCAAATCAAATTAGAGATTTTTTAAAAGCTATTTCTATGAATGAAAGTTCTGGTGGCATTAATACTGACCATGAGACAATAAAACACGGTATCCATGCTGGCGATGCAGCTATTGGAAAATATGGTTTAATGCCAAATACAATTAAGGAAATGGCTGGTAGAATGGGTAAAGACAGCCCTTATTATCGTTATTCAAAAATGAAAAATAATGAAATTGCAGAAAAAATAAATAAAAATCCAAAACACGAAGAACAAATTGCAAATTATATGGCAAATCATCTTTACGATAAGCACGGTGGAAATGAAACACGAATGGCATATTCTTGGAATCAAGGACATAATTTGACTAATAAACATTTTGAAACAACTCATAAAAATTACAAAAACCACGATTATACTCAAAAATTTATTAAAAACCGTAAAAATCTTGAAAAAACTCCTTATGTTGCTCAATCTCCAGAATAGTGATATTATATATAAAAGGAGATTCTATGGACAACAAAACTTATCAAAAATCAGCACTTAGAACTAATGGCCCAGACCGAAAAGGTGTTTTTGCAAGAGTCAATGGCCATCATCCAAAAGAAATTGTAACATTTAACGAAAATCCATCAAGAGATAAAATGCAAGACCTTCTTCACGCCTCTATGGGTCTTGTTACTGAATCCGGCGAATTCCAAGATGCACTCAAAAAACATATTTTCTATGGCAGAGAGTTAGATACGACCAATCTTAAAGAAGAGATTGGAGACTTGCTCTGGTATTGTGCTATTGCTCTTGAGGCTTTAGGTACGGATTTTGAAGCAGTTATGCAAACAAACATAGATAAACTAAAAGCCCGATATCCTGAAAAATTTACAGAAGAAAAAGCCGAAAATAGAAATTTGGTTAGGGAGAGAAAAATCCTAGAAAATGGACAGTAAAGATAAAAAACTATTATTAAAAGAATACACCAAAAAAGCTAAAGATAGTGAATGGTGTGATTTAGCTTTTTCTATTATGGTTTTGGAAAACTCAATGAGATCAGAAAAAAACTCTAAATGTTTGAAAATATTAAAGTTAAAATTAAAAATATTTGAAGCAGAAAAATCATCTAGAGTTTTTGAGGCTTTTGACATGCAGCGTTTTATAAACAAACAATTTCAAGATGTTGACGAGTTTTATATTTGAATAATCAAATGTTTATTTAGAAAATATCTGAAATAATCTTTATATTGTAAAGGAGAACGCTGTGGAAATTAAAAAAGACGAAATCAAAGAAGTTAAAAAACTTGGTACTTTGAATGGTTCTGAGGTCAAACTTGTCACCCTAAAGGGCGGTTTTCACATTGGTTTGGGTAAAAAAGCTAAAAATAGCAAAAATTCAGATATTTTAGCTGTCGGATCACATCCAGCCTTAGTTTCCCATCAAATTTCTAAAAAATTTAATGACAAATTTGAGCAAACCATGAGTAAAAATGAAGGTGAACCAATTCCTTTTGTTAAAGAATACTCTCACAACCTAAGCTCGGCTGACAAAGTTGTTCTAGGGCTTAATATTTTTGCAATTAAAAAAAATGAAGAAATTGAGTTTAAAATTACCAAACATAATTTTGAAATTTTTTCAATTCAAGCAAGTGAAAATGGTGGTGAAATTACTCTTAAAAAAACTGAGAAAAATGCCGCTAGACTTAAAAACTTAAACAAAAAAGAAATTAGTAAAAGTCTTGAAAAAACAATTAAAGAATATGCCAAAGAAAATAGCTTGATAATTAAAGAAAATTTTTAGGTTTAAAATGGTTAAAAAAACAAAAATACCATTTCCATTACAAGAAGTTGGGATAAACTTAGATTCTCAAGATCAGTTTATTAAAAGCCATGGTGTTGAGTTTGAACATTGGGTAGCAATACCTTCACCAGTTGGTTTAAAAGATAGAGGTGACTACAGAAGAAGTGATGATTACGATATAATTACTTCAAACGGTATGATTTACAAACTGGCTGGGTGTTTTACTGCTGCAATAGTATCAAATTCTAAAAGTAAAAGACCAAGTGCTGGAGGTGTTGTAGATTATTCTACTGCTAGACTGTTAATACCAAGATTTTATACTAAAAAAAATATTGATGATAAAGAAGAAATTCATTTGGCACCGGGAGATAGGGTTTTTATAAAAGGAAAAAAAACTCTTGTTTCAAACTACCAAAGAATGCAGTATAACCCCGGTGGATTAGACAGAGCACAATTTCCTGTTGAATCAGTGCAGCATTTAATTGATAGCCAAAAAAAAGAATATAAATTTGGGTATCATTTTAAAATTCAAGATGGCCATATAAAATGGATTGATGGAAAAGATAATCCGGGCATAGATGTTGAAACTGGCAAGGGAAGAATTTATTCTATGAGATATAAATACAATGCACATTGGTACATTACAGAAATACCAAATGAAGTAAGGGTTACTCAGGGAGTTGATGAAAATGGCAAAACATTTCCTGAGCGTATGCAGTACAGTGCAATTATTCAAAGAGAGTATGTTTATTATAATCAAAACAATGATGTTGCCGAAGATCAGGGGTCAAGAAAAAGAGTTAGGGATATTGAAGAACCAAAACAAGCAATACCTGTGCCAAATGAATATAAAATTAAAATAGATAAAGATAGTTAATATAGAGGTTTTTATGCTTAATAAAATTTTTAGAAGAAGATTAGACGGAAGAAATGTTGAAGATAGCCATACTATTGATAACATTGAATATAACGAATTTGCTGGTGCCCAAAAAAACTTTGAAGTTGGTCCTGCTTTAGAATATGTTAGCGCAACTACTGTAGCCACAAAAATATGCCCCGGCGATCAGCTTTTTCTTTTTAAAGCAACCACAGGTCTTGGGTATGCAACTCTTGGCGATGACAACACCATCACTACAGGTATTGCGCCATCAGCAAATACTTTTCCAGTTTTTGGGCAGGTTTACACAAAAATTTCGGCAGCAGATTATAAATATATTATTGGAACTGCTGATATTCATCTTTATGTTCTTAGAGATGACACACAAAAAAGAGCAAATCCATAGAGATAAGAAATGAATAAACCAGATGAATTAGTTAAAACTATGTTAGGAAAAGATTTTTTTGAAGTTCTTCAGAAATCTGATGTGTACAAAATGTACAACAGAAATGCTACTAGCATAAACGAATTTTCTACTGGATTAAAAATAGTTCCAAGAACAGTAATGTCATTTTTAATTCAAAATTTAACAAATTTAATGGTTGATGAAAATAAAAATTTAGAATTACCTTTTGCTCCTGATTGCTATATGCAGGTAACAAAAAAAGATCAAGATACATTTCAAGGATATATTTATTCAAAAGGTCAAAAAATAAATGAATTTAAAAACAGATCAATACCGGGTATTGGCCTTGTGTTAATGACAACATTTGAATTATATGATGTTGAAGATTTAAAAAATACAAAAAAAGAAGAAGAAAAAACATTTGACGTAAGTAAATTGCAACAAATTATTGATGATAGATTAATGTTACACTCTTTAATTTCAAAAGTTGTTGACCAAAAACTTAGCCACAGAGATGCTGTTGAAATTTTGGTTAAAGAAAAAATTGCTCAAGCTCTTGCTACGGCTAAAACAGAAGAAACTGAAGAAAAATATTTAAAAAAAGAGACAAAATCAGAAAAACTTAAAAATTTTCTAGACAAACAAAAAGCCAAAGAAGTACAAAGAGAAACTGAGATTGAAAAAAGAGAAACAATTGGGTGTCCTGATTGTGGAACTAGTTTATACGATGGCGGCAAAAATTTAACGCTTTGTATATGTTATGGCGAAGATTGGAATAAAAATATTAAGATTAAAAAAACTGAATCTAATATGAAAATGAGGTTTCCAAAAAATATAGATAAAGAAAATGTTGAAATGCTATTAAATACATTGAAATATATTAATAAGGAATAAATATGAAAGAGCTTATGACTTATGTAGCTGTAGATACAGATGACGTAGGTGAAAGTATTGGTAATGCCGTGCTTTCTAATGACGTTAATTCTTTATCATCAATTTCAGAAAATATCAACTCCGGTGTTAAAGTATTTTCTCAATGGGCTGAGTATAATGGTGGTGAAGTTATTAGTAGTGGCTCCGATGAGGCAATTTTTCAAGTCCCACAATCAAGCATTAAAGATTTAGAAGAGCTTAAAAATACCTACACCAAACAAACTGGTTTTACTATTTCTATTGGTATTGGTGAAAATGTATCTGACGCTGCAAAAGCTCTTATTTACGCCAAAATGAACGGTAAAGACCAGATCATGGATTACTCACCAGAAATGGAAAGAGCCATGAAAGAATCTCTTACCGGAGATGTTCAAAGACTAGAAGGTGGTGTTGGTGACGAAACTGAACCAGAAGATTTGCCTCAAGATGAGCTTGAAGAAGGCACTGAACATGAGTTAGAACATACTGATGATGAAGAAATTGCAGAAGAAATTGCTACTGACCATTTAGAAGAGTCTGATGACTACTATTCAGATTTAGAAGAAATGGAAGAAAAAGATGCTGCCGAAGAAGCTGGTCAAGAAACTGAAGAAATTGAAGTTCCAGCCGAAGAAGTTGATGGTGACTATGGTTCTGAAGAAATGGCCGAAGGTCAACCGGAGCATGAACAAGAAATGGAAGAAGATGAAGAATTTATTCATGATGCTCAAGAAAATAGAGAAGATGAAGCTGATGAAGATATAATTGAAGCTGATGAAGAAAGTGTGTTTGAAGATGAAGCCATGGAAGATATGGCTGATTCTGATAATCCGGCTGAAGAAGACATTGACCTTGATGGGCAACCAGATAAAGAAGAAGAACATGGGGAAATAACACCTGACGAAGATTTGGACGATGATGGTGATGTTGAACATGAAGAGGCTATGGCGGCTGAGTCTGGCGAAACAGAAGAGTATAGTGATACCGGTGATTTTGGTGATGAAGCTCAAGAAGATGAAGAGCTTTCTAATGCTATAGAAGAACAAATGGGTGAACCTGAAGAAGTTATAGATGAAGCTATGGCCATTGAAGAAGAGATGGAAGGTGATGACCTTGCTGATATTGAAGGCGAAGAAAATCTTGACCATGAAGCTATTAAAGATGTAATTTTTGAAAGCCTCCAAAACTTTAAACAAAATAGAGAATATCTTGAGGGAATTGCCCAAGAAAATCCAGAGCTATATCAATCGCTTATTTTTACACTTCAGGCTATGATTGAAATGGCCAAAGAATTTGGGTATGGTGAAGTCGAAGAAGATATGGCTGGAGCTGATGAAGAAGCTATGATGGTTGAAGGCGAAGGTGAAGAAGAGCTTAATCCTGATGATTTTGCAGTAATGGAAGAAGGTGAGGGTGAAGAAGAACTTAATCCTGATGAGTTTGCAGTAGAAGAAGAGGAAGAAGAGGGTATTGAAAAAAATGAAAGCTTTTTAAGGCTTATGTATAAAATGCACAGAGTTTCAGAAATGCTTAATGGGTTAAAAAAAGCTGATGAAGAAAAAGACATTGAAGAAATGAAAGAAGAGGCTAAAAAAAAACTTAAAGCTAAAACAAAAGGAAAAAGTTCTAAAAAAATAAAAATTTCTGTAAAAAAACCAACAGCTCCCGGCAAAAAAGAAAAGAAAAAACCTAAAAAAACAAGTAATGACGGCTCTTTTTGTGCTAGATCACATCAAAAAATGAGGGCTTCTGGAAAAGACTGTCGTTCCAATGAGGACAAACACTCTCCGTTATGTTCAGCTAGAAAAAAGTTTAATTGCAGAGGTAAAAATGAAGAAAAAAGTAAAAAAATTGAAAAAGCCGAAAAACTCAAAGAGTTTTTAAAAAAAAAATATCAAAATGAAGAACTGGAAAAAAGCAGATTAGGTACTGCAACAAAAGAAACAACTAAAAAAATACGCACACATCGTCATTTGCCGGGAACTGTAAAAAATGGTTATATAAAAGGCACTGATGAAAATGGAAATACTAAATGGACAAACGCTTCTTCTGGAAAGGTTAAAAATCAAATTACAGGAGAAATGGAGGGGGCAGGAGGTCCCGGCCTTAGAGTTAGAAAAGATGTAAAACCTCAGAAGGTTTAGTGTGAAACTTGAAATTGAAATAAAGACAGAGGGAGATATAAGTAATCAAGCTAAAAAGGTTATTGAAAATATTAAAAAAGACCTTCAAGCAGCAACACAAGCAATTGGCCAAGGGGCTTACCAGCAAGCTCACAATATTGCCGACCAAAAAATGTCTACTGAATTAAGTAGTATTTATAAGAAAAATTTGTATATAAAAAAATTATCAGAGAATGCGGTTGAAATTGGTATAAAAGAAGAAGCTTTTTGGATTGAAAACGGAAAAAAAGGTGGTTTTATGGAAGAACTGCTTAATCATAAAAGCGGCTCACCTCCAAAAGTTAGTAAGGAAGGCCATAAATATAGAGTTATTCCGTTTGAAAAATCAACCACTAAAAAAAGTACCTCAAGTTCTGGTGAAGCTGCAATAAATGAGCTTAAAACTTTTTTAAGAAAAGAAAACATAAGGTATAGCAAAACAAGAGCTTTGGCTTTAGATGAGAAAGGAAGCCCCAGAATTGGTAGAATACATAGTTTTGACATAAAAAAAATGAGAGAAAATGGTAAAAAAAGTGTTGAAGGACTTTCTCGTAATCTTCAGGGGTTAAGTATTTATCAAAATTTTAACCCACAAACTAAAAGAGTTGAAAGAAATATTATGACTTTTAGAGTAATATCAGAAAAACATAGAAATTCTGGTAAATGGCAGTACCCAGCTAATAAACCCAAAAAAGAAGTCATGAAAGATGTGTTTAGGTGGGTTGAGCAAACTTGGCAATCAAAAATTTTGCCAGAACTAAAAGCAAAATATGAAAAAAAATAATGATATTATATAAGATAGACATAATTAGATTGCAGGGGGTAATTTATTTCTATATGGCAAGGTGATGTTTTCTTTAGAAGAATCATTGAACTTATATTAAACGATATTAGAGAAGAGTCTTGGTTACTTGATGATATTTTGTCTGATTTTGTAAATGACCCTATGCTATCGGGTATCTACGGTCAAAAAGAAATTGAAAATGCCAGAAAATGGATACAAGAAAACGAAATATCTATATTTTTACCTCACAGAATGGACATGGAAAAAATGCCATGTATAACAATTTCAATAGGCTCCAATGCTGAGGATAAAAGTTTGTCACGTTTATCAGACCAAACACCTTTTGTTCAAGAATATCAACCAAATGAAGTTGGTGATGTTGTTCAATATATAATTCCCCCATTTACTTTTACATCTTACAATCAAGCCACAGGTTTTTTTCAAACTCCTCCCGAAGTTGATTTAACAATTATTCAGCCGGGAATGGTAGCTTTTGATGAGGGTACAGCGCAAGGGTGGGCTATAACCAAAAAATCAAATGATGGTTTTTTTATTGCTGAAGGAACTGAAATTTCTGCATCTCAAATTGGCATACTTCCAAACTATAGAATTTTTAGAGCAAGAAGAGAGGTTGCTACTTTTCAGGAAAGGATTACGATAGGATGTCATGTGCATGGCGATCCAAATGCCTTGTTGTGGTTATATTCAATTATGATGTACGGCTTCTTAAGGTATAGAGAGGGCGGCTTGGAAAGTAGAAATTTTCAATTATCCAATATTGAAACTAGTGATATGGTTAGAAACGATGCTTTTCAAAATATTGGTGAAAATGTATATAGTAGATTTATTACTATGACAGGTCAAGTTGAGAATACATGGGTAAAAGCACCTAAAGAAATTATAGAAGTGATTAATATTGTTGATTTTGAAAACATAGAAGGGGTTGGACTAGTTATTTCTGATGAAGAGGGCGGCCAAGTTCCTGAAATTATTGATACGGAATGTGAGTTTTGGGCCTCAACTACACCTATAAAAAATGAAGACTAAATCTTTAAATAGAGGTATGTTATGGACGATTTTTTAAAAAATAGAGTTGATAAATTGATTAAATCTATGAAATCTAAAATTCAGCATGAAAATGCTGTTAAAGATGTTTTAGATTCTAATAGCACTGCGGAAATGAGTTTAGATTTAATTGCTACAGATAAAACTTCTGCAATGAAAAAAAAAGATAAAGAGTGCGATTGCAAAGATAAAGACAATTGCGAATGTGATGAAATAGCTCCTTGCGATGATGAAATTGAAAAAGCTGAAAAATTTGTAAAATCAGTATTGAATAATTTTAAAATAATTTCAGATGCTTATCTTAAAAAAATGGAGGAATTTCCGTATAAAGAAGCCAGAGATAGGGCTATGGCAGCTTCAAAAGCCAAAAAAGCAATGAAAGATTCTAGAAAAGAAAAAAACCCTAAATATCCATCTAAAAAAGATTTGGAACATCCAACATCAGAAGATGTTGAAAGAGCCAAAAAACAAAAAGTTCCAAAAACAAAAAAAGGTCCTGAACAACGTAAAAAGACTCGTAGGAACGATGATAGCCATAAACATCCTACCGATGTAAAAAACCCTAAATATCCATCTAAAAAAGATTTAGAACATCCGTTCAGAGAAGAAAAAATGGCGGCTTCTGAAATGGCCAAAAAACAAGGGGTTCCAAAAGGAGCTGACCCAAAAACACATGAAAGATGTGTAAAAAAAGTTAAGAAAAAAGGACATGATAAATCATCGGCATATGCTATTTGTAATGAAGCTGATGCTGGAATGGATAAAAAAGAAGGTAGATGTTGGGAAGGATATGAACCTACGCCCGGTAAAAAACCTTATTCAGAGGGGTCTTGCCAGAAAAAAAGTGAAGGCTCAGAAAAACCATTTCACGGATATAACAAAGAAAAACACTCAAAAAAAGGTGGTTTGAGTGAAAAAGAAAGAAATAAAATTAACAGAGAAACTGGTTCAAATTTAAAAGCTCCTGTTTCTTCTAAAGAGGCTAAGAAATCACCTAAAAAAGCGGCAAGAAGAAAATCTTTTTGTGCTAGAATGTCAGGGAATAAAGGGCCTACCAGTAAAGATGGCAAGCTAACACCAAAGGGTGCTGCCCTTAAACGATGGGATTGCTAATAAGTTATTGGTTTTATTAATTTTTGCTTTTAAAATATTGTAATTGTATTAATCTTTATAGTATAAAATTAGGGGATTAGAATGTCTGATAAAAATGAATATTCACCGGTAGAAGTAGCGCAAATTCTTCTCGAAAGACTAAAAAAGAATATTGAGAATAATCAAGAAGTATATGAAATTCTTGAAAAAGCTAAAAATACAGCTCATGAAATTGAGGCTGGTGGTGAACCTAATAACGATGAGGCTGAATGTCCTGAATCGCTATGTGCTGAAGGTTCTTATTCAGAAAAATCTGAAATGTCTGAAGACCATGAAATGGAAGATACACCTCTACAGGGTGAAGATGATTCAGACTATGAAGAAGAAGACGAAGAAGACGAAGAAGACGAAGAAGACGAGTATGAATTTGCAAAGTCTGAAGATGGTATGTTTTCAGTACAATATAAAAGATTAGCTAAAGCTAGAGTTGATGAGGGAAAGTCTGATGCCGCTAAAAAGACTATTAGGGCTAAAAGGGAAAAAGACTCCAAGCAAAAAGGTGTTCATTTAAAAGAAGGCGATTACCTAAAAAATAAAAGAGATAGTGCAGAAGAAGGCAAAAGAAAGTCTAAGAAAAAATTTGAACAAAGAAAAAAAGAAAGAAAAGATATTGCAGGCCAAAAAGAAAAAGGTAGACAAAAATATTATGGTGACAAGTCAAGAAAAATGACTGATGCACAAGCAGCTACTATGGCTAGTAGTGTAAAAACAGGTGCTCCAGCTAGTGAAAGAGACCAAAGAAAAGGTGTTAAAGCGGCTACTGGAAAAGATGTTAGAGATGAAAAAGGTCAAAATGCCTCTTTTTACAGAGAATCTCAGGCTGATAGTAAAAAGAACAAACCACCTATTTCAGATGTGTCAAATCTTCCAAAAAGTGAAGGCTCAATGGATAAATGTGGTGAGATGAGTGTTACAAAATCTGAGTCCGGCATGTTCTCAGTAGAATATAAAAGATTGGCAAAAGAAGAAACACGACCACTTTTTTCAGGATCAGGTGCTCAACAGGCTAAAGGATTTGGTTCTATTTTAGGAACACCTCCAACCCCAACTCCAACACCGACACCAACACCAACTGTTGGCAAAGGTGAAATTAAAGAAAAAAAACTAAAAGATTCTGACAACAAAGTAAAAGAAATTGAAGGCATTGATTTTGATGATGAAAAGAAAAATTCACCAAAATCTGAAATGGAAAAATGTGGCAAAATGAAAGTTATGAAGTCTGAAAAACTTTCTAACTTTCTAAAAAAAAAAGAAATGACTGAGCTTAAAAAACAAGCTGATGGAATGAGTGCTAGAGGGTTTTCACCAATGTCAATGAATACACCTAAAGCACAGGCGGCTAGACAACAAGCTGGAGTTCCAGATTTTAACTACGGACCTTCTGGGTATAATCAAACTTCCATGAGAGTTCCAAGTCAATCTGGCCAAGGTACTACACCATTTGTAGCACCACAAATGAAACAAAAAAATAATCAGGCTCAAGAACAGTTTAATGCTGATTATAATAAGCCTGCTGATGCAGCTAGAACTGTAGATGCTTTTAAGCAATTTGGTAATACGCTAAATGAAATGAGTGGAGGTGGACAGCAAAAGCCTGCGGCTCCAAAGGATATGGCGGCTGAGCAAAAGAAAGCTGGAAATAAATATGGAATTAAAAACCCATATTCCAGTGATGCTATTAGTAACGCAAAATCATTTGGACAAGCTTTTAAGCAAGCTAGAAAAGAGATTGGAGCTGGTGGTGTTTTTCAATATGGTGGTAAGAAATACAATACTTATACACAAGATGAAATGAAAGATATGGCCGCAAAAGGAACTGGTAAAGGCAATAAATTTTTTGAAGACTACGATAGAAGAAAAGATTTTACAGGTAGCCAAAGTGCTCCGGCATCAGAAAGAGCCTATTATGCTAATAAACAAAGACCATCAGCTCAGAAACAAGCTGCTCCGGCAGAAAGACAAGCTACTGCGGCACCGACAACAGCTCAAGAGCCTATGAACATGAAAGATTTTGGTAGAACTAACTACAAAAAAGATATAACCGATGTCGAAAAAATGAAGGCTGCTAGAGGTGAAATGCCAGCATCTCGACCATCCACAAAAGAGATTCGAGGGTTAAAAGATGAAGCTTATAACAGGATGAATAATCGAGTTAAAGCTTCTAGGGATTATCAAGCTGCTAAAGAAGCAAACAACGTCAAAGCTATGAAAAATGCTAAAGCTATGTTTGAAAGCAATAAGCCAAATGATAAAGCTTATAATAAAATGAAATCTAGGATAGAAGACAATAGATTTCAGGGTAATAGATTTACAGACTATAGACCTTCAAGAAAAGAAATGGAAGCTATGACAAGAAGTGAAGAAAGTAGTGTTGAAAAACTAAAAAAACATATGGAAAAACAAAAAACCTCAAAAAAAGAAGGGGTGTAAAATGGCAGAAAGAAAAAAAAGTAAAAAAAACGAAACTGAAGCTGAAAGAATTGAAAAAGCTAGAAAAAAAAGAATTGCTCTGGCTAAAGAAATAAAAAAAGCTGAAGAAAAAACTGATGAAAGAGAAAATTTTAGAAAATATTTTCTAAAACTTAGTAAAAAATTAAACCTAAATAAATCTTTAGAAGAAGTGGTTTGGATTCATTTGAAAACAATTAAACACGATAAAAAAGAATTATTTGATAAAGGCATTAAACATTTTGGATATAAGATTTAATTATAAAGGAGAAAAAAATGGCTCAAAGACTTTCGACGAGTTTTGTCAATACAAACATTCCCGGTGCCTATCCAGAAGTAACAGTTAAGTCTACACCAGTTGGAATTACCAGTACTGGAGATATTGTTATTATTGGCGAAGCAGAGGGTGGTGCAGACTACACTCAAGAAACACTAAAGGACAACTTTTTTACACCCACTCAGCTTGACAGGGTTTCTGCTAAGTATCTTAGAGGACCAATTGTTGACGCTATGAGAGCTTTGGTTTCTCCTAGTAACGATACAGAAATTACCGGTTCGGTAGGGAAAGTTTATGTTGTTAAAACTAATAGTGGTACTAAAGCTGAAGCGACCGTAGATGGTGTTTCTGGCGATTATGGCACTCTTAAAGACAAAAACTATGGTATTGATGGTAAAAAATATTACTATCAGGTAACTCAGGTTGAAGACGAAGCTGGCCCTTTTAAACAAGGTGCTGATCTTGTAATTGGAGATGGTTCAATTTTTGACGGTCTTTCTTTTAGCTTTATTGGAAACGGTGGTGCTACAACAGTTATTACTTTAAGTGGTGTCATGACAGATCATGATGATAAAACTAAGTTAGCGGCTGAAATTGACGCTCAATTACCTGCTGGTTTTAGTTGTGTAGAAGCTGCTACTGATGCCGTTATTTTTCAATCTGATGTTGACGCTGACGCTAACGAAAAAGGCTGGGGAAAATCTTTTGAATTAATTGACTCTACTCCGGGTGATTTAGCTGTTCTTGGACATGCGGCTGGGCTAGTTGTTTCATCTCAAGAGCCAGAAATTGAATTAAGTGTAAAAAGACAAGATACAAATACCAACGAATCTTTTGCAGTAGAAGCTGAGGTTGCTATTACTGTTGGTTATGATGGGACAAGTGCAACACTTGATATTTCTAGTGGCGTTCTTTCTACTACTGTAGTTGGTGGCTCTGGTTCTAATTTATCAATTAATCTTAGTGAATACACTACAATGTCTGACCTTGCTTCTTTTATTAGTTCGCAAGCTGGATATTCTGCAAGTTCTATTGCAGCTTCTAACAATCTAAGCCCACTTAGGCTTGATGAAGTTTCTGCCATAGGAATTGCTTCTTCAGAAGGAAGTGAGCCGGGAAGAGTTAAAAAAGCTGCTTACAATTTTGCCCTTAAACTTTCCGAAAGTTCTGTGGTTGACTTTGAATTTGCTGTAGGTGCTGGGCTTCCTGTTGAAACAGCTCAAGCTAAGTATCTCGCAGACGGTACTAAGGGTGCTACTACTGCTGCTGACATTGTAAATGCAATACCAGCTCTTGAAGGTATTAAAGTAAATTTTGTACTACCTCTTTTTTCAAGAGATGCTGCCGATGATATTGCTGATGGTCTTACTGATAGTGGTTCAACATATACAATTGACGCTGTTAACTTTGCTGTTAAATCTCATGTACTTGCTATGTCAACAGTTAAACTAAAAAGAAACAGAATTGCAATGCTTAGTAAAGATGCTAGTTATGCTGATGTTAAAGCTCACTCGCAAAGCCTGTCTTCTTTTAGATCAATTGTTTGTTTTCAAAAAACAAGTCAAGTTGATGCGCTTGGAAATGTTGTAGAATTTCAACCATGGCATACTGCGGCTATTGCAACAGGTATGCAATCGGCTGGTTTTTACAAGTCTTTAACTAATAAGTTTGCTAATGTAATTAGTTTTAAAGACCCTGCTGGGTTTGATTCTGGTAATCCGGGTTCTGTTGAGGATGCGATTGATGCTGGTTTAATGTTTTTACAAGCTGAAACTGCTGGTAACAAATTTGTTGTAGATCAAACCACTTATGGATTTGATACTAATTTTGTTTATAATTCACTTCAAGCGGTTTATATGTCTGATGTTCTTGCCATTCAACTTGCTGAATCTCTTGAAAGATTTGCAGTTGGTAAATCACTTGCTGATATTACTGCTGCTAGTATGGCTGGGCATATTTCTAAAGTAATGGAAGTGTATAAAAGGCTTAAAATTACTGGTGCTTCTGACGATGCCCCACTTGGATTTAAAAATCTTAAAATTAATATTAATGGCCCAATTGCTGAGGTTAAACTTGAGGCTAAACTTGCTACTGCAATCTTGTTTATCCCAATTCAACTTGAACTTAGCCAGATTCAATCAAGTGCAAGTGCATAATTAAAAAATAAGGAGAAAATAATATGAGTAGAACAATGAACGGAGCAAGAGCAAAAGTTAGAGTTGGCGGTCAGATCGTTGGTCTTTTTGATTCTTGCCAGTATGGTGCTAATATTGGAACTGAGCCTATCCATTTGTTAGGTAGATATTCACCAGATGAAATTTCAATCACTAGTTATGAAGCTGTTCAAGTGTCTTGTTCTGGGTTTAGAATTATTGACCAAGGTGTTCATGTTCTTCCAGCAGCTCCAAAACTTCAAGACCTTTTAAATTTTGAAAATGTTCAGCTTGAAGTTGAAGATAGGCAAACTGGTGCTAACATTATGATTGTTAAAAACTGTGTGCCTTCAAATTGGGGTGAAGCTCAACAGGCAAAAGGCACTACAAGATTCAACATATCGTATATTGGAACTGTTTTGAGTGATGAGTCTGGACAGCAAGATGAAAGTGATGGGGCAACTTCACTTCCATAATTTCAATACTTTACATATTTTTTTAAAAAAAGGGAACTTTTTGTTCCCTTTTTTTGTTTTAAATGTCGCAGAATAAATAGCCCGGAAGTGATTGTAAAATATCCAACGGAAAAAGCGCAAGCAGAAGGCGGTGTATTTAGCGAAAAATTCTTGGGGCATTCTAGGCCTTTATATAAAATATATGATTATGGACATAGAAAGTGGGAACTTTAACTTGTTTTTTTTTACACATATGATATTATGTACACATGAAAAGAAACTGTATATTCACAAACAAACCAGCAAATTCAAAATTCACCATAGGTTCAGATAAGCAAAACTGGGCAAAATCAGTGCCTTGCACTAAAGAATATCTGGCAGATAGGGGTGATAAACCGCCCACAGAGCTTGAAATTAGACTTGTAGAGCTGTTTTATGAGCAGGAGCTATGTCGCCTTCGTATTGATGAGTACGATGCTCAAATGGATGAAATTAGGTCTATAATGAGTAATAAATTACCCAAAAAAGAAAGAAGGAAGATAAATGAACAAAAGCCAAATTGGGAAGATATTGGACCGGTAGAGCTTACAGAAGAAGACAAAGAATGGTTAAACGCTCCAATGGGGCCAATTGAAGAAAAAGGTGAAAGCTACATAAAAGAACCCGAAACAAAGTATGAACCAGAAGAATGTCCAAATCCTGACTGCCCTTCAATGTTGCAAAATGCACCCGGAATTGGGCCGTTTTGCCCTAACAAAGAATGTGATGTAAGTGATGGTCCTGATGTTTGGAGAGCTAAAGAATTGACAAAAGAAGAAAGGCCTGTTAAAGTAGAGAAGAAAGTGGTGAAGAAAAAAACTAACAACCTATGGGGCTAATATGGCAAGCTATCTTAAAAAACAAGAAAAAAGAGAAGATGTCGAGGTTTACTATGCCTTTGGCGAAGATGCTGACTTTGAATTTGAGGGTGAGCAATCTTTTAGAATTTCTAAAGAAAGACAGTCTTTTTCTTGGAAAAATGCCGAAATTGACGGAGAATATTGTGATAAAAAGATGTTTTCTAAAAGAAAAGGCATACATAAAAGAAAATACAAATTTGAAGAATATTAGGAGAAATTAATGTCAGAAGAAGGAAAGTTTAAATTATTACAAAGAACGAAGCTTGAAGACCTAAATGACGGTACTGTCAAAGAACTTCCTGAGTCTGACCTTTGTATTCAAACAGAAACTCATATTGTTCAATTTGAATATGCTGAAGAAGAGCAAGATAAAGAAAAATTTACTATTAAACCGGGTATTTGGACTTTGGTAAATACTTCAGTTGGTTTAAGAACTAAAAAATTTGAACTTAAAACCCATGACCTTCTTGAGTCGGCCAGTAATACTCAACTTATTAAAAAAGAGTCTAAACTTTTCTTTGATAAATTAGATATTTACAAAAAATACAATAAAGACCCTAAACGGTCAATTTTACTCTACTCACAACCGGGCATGGGTAAATGTCTAGGTCCAAATCAAGGTGTATTAATGTACGATGGCTCAGTTAAAAAAGCTAAAAATGTAAAAGTTGGTGATTTGTTAATGGGGCCAGATTCAAAACCTCGCAAGGTTTTAATGTTACATTCTGGTAAGGATGAAATGTATAGAGTAGTTAATACAAAAGGAGATTGCTATACGGTCAACAGTAACCATGTAATTTCTTTAAAAAATACAGATACAAAAGAAATAGTAAATATTTCAGTAAAAGAATACTTAAAAAAATCTGAAAGTTTTAAAATAAGAAACAAAGGATATAAAACAAAAGCTGTAGATTTTAAGCATAATCATAAAGAGCTGATTGTAGACCCTTATATTTTAGGCCTTTGGCTTGGAGATGGAAGCTCCCACTCTATATCTTTAACAACCATGGATGATGAATTGGCAAAAAAATGGTCTGATTATGGGGAAAAATTTGGTTTAAAAACTAACAAATGGACAAAACCATTAAACAAAGCCTCTACTTACAATTTGTCTAGCGGTAAAAAACACGGCAAAAAAGATAGAAATATTTTGTTAAATTTTTTTCAAGAATTAGGTGTAATTAATAACAAAAAAATACCACAAGAATATAAAACATCTTCTCAAGAAAATAGACTTAAAATATTGGCAGGGTTAATTGATTCTGACGGCTATTTAACATCCAATACTTATGAAATAGTACAAAAAAATGAAACGCTTGCAAATGATATTGTTTTTGTAGCAAGATCACTTGGTTTAGCTTGCACAGTTACGGATAAAAAAATTGACGAATCAACATATAAAAGAGTAAGAATTTTTGGGGATATAGATAAAATACCAGTTTTATTGAAAAGAAAAAAAGCCGAGCCAAGGAAGCAAATAAAAGATGCTCTTGTAAACGCTATAAAAATAGAGCCAATAGGGTTTGGTGATTACAATGGGTTTACAGTTGATTCAGATAATTTATTTGTGCTAGATAATTTTGTTGTAACCCATAACAGCTCAACAATTGCTAAAATTAGCCAAGAATTTACCGAAGAAGACAAGGGAACAGTTGTTCTATTTTGGGATACATCTGATATACGAAGTAGTACAGTTTCTAAGTTTCTTTCAACTGGTTCAAAATTTTCAAAAGATTGCACAAGAATGTTGTTTGTAATGGAAGATATTGGCGGTGGAAATACCGAAGGTTATCACGGCCCAAAAGGAGCGGATGCCAGCTTGTTAGAGCTTCTTGATGGTGCATCGGTAAGTTTTAGGCTACCAACTTTTATTATTGCAACAACCAATACACCAGAAAACCTATTAAAATCATTAGCTGATAGACCCGGACGTTTTGACCAAATGTTTGAGCTTGAAGGGCCAAATGCCGAAGAAAGATTTAAGCTTGGTACTTATATTGCTAAAAGAGAGTTGTCTGGTGACGAAGCAATGGCACTTAAAAGTAAAGATGCTGATGGCCTAAGTATCGCTCATATTTCTGAGATTGTGATTAGAGCCGAACTGCATGATAAAACATTTGCTGAAGTTATTACTGAAATGAAAGAGCATAAAGCAAGAATTGAAAGGGCATTTGAAAAAGCTAAAAAGAAACAAGTAGGACTGATGGGATAATGGAAAAAAAAATGAAAATAGTTTGCATATCAGACACACACAATCGTCATAAAGAAATTGACTGTGGAAAGGGTGATATTATCCTTCATGCTGGTGACGCTACTGGCCGTGGTCAATCTGGTGAAATTAAGCCGTTTTTGAAATGGTATGGTTCACTTGATTTTAATTGGAAAATCATGATTGCCGGAAATCATGATTGGGGCTTTGAAAAAGAACCTGAAAGATTTGAAGAAATGTGCCGTAAATATGGTGTAATTTATCTTAATGATTCTGGTGTTACAATTAAATGTCCGTGGACCAAAGAAGAAATTAAAATTTGGGGAAGTCCAGTACAACCAACTTTCTGTAATTGGGCTTTTAATAGAGATATTGAACATTTACCAAATGGCGACCCATATCATGGGTTTAAAAAACATCCATTAATTAAGCCACATTGGGATATGATACCTAATGATACTGATATTTTAATTACTCATGGCCCACCATATGGAATTAGAGATACAGTTCCACGTTGGCATGGTATTAGTGGTGATGTTGAGCACGTTGGATGTCCACATTTGATGGATACCATTGAAAATAGAGTTAAACCAATGATGCACGTTTTTGGACATATTCATGAAGAATATGGGGTTTCTTATAAAAAAAATACTATGTTTGTAAACGCATCATCGTTAGATGATAGATATATTTACAGTCACAAACCAGTGGAGATTATATGGGAAGACGGACCAAAGCACAAATAGAAGAAGATGAACAAATGACCTGTTCCAAACGAGGGTGTAATGATGTACATGAAGAAATCTTTATGTTTTTATCTTATCATAAAACAGCAGTAATGGAAGATTTAGAAGAACTTCCATTTTGCGAAAAGCATTTTAGGGAACTGGAAGCCAAGTTAGAAAAATGAAAGAGTGTAGTAAGTGTAAAGAAAAAAAAGATTTATCTTTTTTTACAAAATTAAAAAAATCAAAGGATGGCCTTTCATATTGGTGTAAAGAGTGTAGAAAAAAAGGTCAAGATAAATGGGTTAAAAAAAATAAAGAAAAAATAAAATCATATCATAAAAAAAATAAAGAAAAAATAAAATCATATCATAAAAAATATTATGAAAAAAATAAAGAAAAAATGAAAGAAAATGCTGCAAGATGGCACAAAAATAACCCTGAAAAAGTTAAAGAAAAAAATAGAAAAGGTGTAAAAAAATGGAATGAAAAACACTCTTTTAAATCAAGAATTATAAATCTTATTAAGCAAAGTTTATATAGAAAAGGTTTTCCATCAAATTTAAAATGGGATAAAATAGAGTCTGATATATTAGGTTGTAATTATGACTTTTTACAAAATTACCTAAATAAAACATTTAAAAAAAATTACAATATAGATATTAAAGATGCAATTGAAAAAATACATATAGACCACATAAAGCCTATATCTTCAGCGAAAACAATGGGTGAAATTTTAAAGTTAAATCACTATACCAATTTGCAATATTTATACGCTTTTGATAATATATCAAAAAGCAATAAAAAAACATTTAAGTTAAAGGAAAAAATTGAGGTTAAACTTAAAAATAATATATATGTAGAAATGAAAACTTTAATTTCTATAGAAGAAGAAGCTAAAAAAATCAAAAATCAAAAAATATTAAATTTAATTCAAGAAGCTAAAAAAAATGTAAATTGGAAATTGCTGTAAAAAGTTATGATATTATATAGTTAAAGGAGACTTTAATGACTGTTAAAAAAGTAAAAACCCCAGCTAAAATGTATTGCTCAAGCCCAAATAGGCTTAAACAAATTACCTCTCAAACTATGGATGAAATTGCCGAAATTGTAGGGTCTAGCTATGGGCCGGGTGGTAAAACAACACTTATTGAAAGCGAATATCCCGGTATTCCAAACAAGAATACCAAGGATGGCGTTACTATTTTCAGTTCTTTAGGTAGTGCTGATCCTTATAAGCACTTGATTATTGAACAAACTAGAGATGCTGCTAAAAGGACCGCCAACGAAGCTGGTGACGGTACAACTGCGACTACAATTATCTCTGCCACTATGGTAAAGTCTCTATTTAGATATTGTGAGGCTAATCCCAAAGAGTCACCTCAGCGTGCCACTAGGGTTATGAATAAAATTGTTAAAAATCAACTTATTCCCAAGGTAAAAGATCAGTCAATTGAAATTAGTATAGACAATCAAGGCTTGCTAAAAAAAGTAGCTCAAGTATCTGCTAATGGTGATGAAGAAATGGCTGACGCTGTAATGGAAGCTTTTGACAAAGTAGGTTTTGGAGAGTCTTCTCACGTTACTATTCAAGAACTTTCAGGGCCAAGCGGTTATGAAGTAGAGCTTATTGAAGGACTACCAATTGCTATTGGCTTTGAAGAGTCAATTGGCAAATTTCATACAGCATTTATTAACGACAAGGCCAATCAACGCTGTAAACTAGATAGACCGTTGTTTCTTTTGTTTGATGGTATTGTAAACGATCTTGTTTCTTTCCTGCCAATTATTGAAGAACTTGGACATAAGTTTGTAAATGAAGGAAACTCTGAGTTTAGCAATCTTGTTCTTGTTTCACACGGCTTTTCAGAAAATGTTTTGACAAATCTTGCGTTTAATTTTAGTAATCCTACAACATTAAATGTTGTACCAATGGCTACGCCAATGACTAATATTAAAAACTCTAGATTAGAATTTTTATACGACCTATCTGCCTTTACCGGAGCTAAAATATTTGACATGACTAATCAAGTAGCTAAAGCTACTATTGACGACCTTGGTAACGGAATGGATACGTTTGAGTATTATAGATTTAGAAGTACTGTAGTTGGTGAGCCAAGCGAACTGGATATCGAAGAAAGAGCAGATGAGCTTGAAACTCAACTTAAAAATGCTGCAAGTATTGCTGAAAAGCTTGATCTTGAAGAAAGACTTGGTAAGCTAACTAATGGTATTGCCAAACTTAAAATATACGGTGCATCTAACGGTGAGCTTAAAGAAAGACATGATAGATGTGAAGACGCTGTGTGTGCGGTAAGAAGTGCAATTGCTCACGGTGCGTTGCCGGGTGGTTGTAGAGTATTAACAAATTTAGTATTGTTTTTGGAAACTAGTTACTCTGAAGATGATAGAGACTACAATCTTGTTCAACAGGTCTTAATTCCAAGTCTTATGGAACCACTAAGAAAACTTCTTGAAAATGCTGGGTACAATAATGAAGAAATTGAAAAAACTATCATTGATTATTTTCAAAATCAAAAATATGTATATGATATTGAAAACATGGAGTTTGGCGACCCTGAAAAACTAGGAATTTTTGATGCTACTATGGCAGTAGTGCAAGCACTTGAAAACAGCGTATCTATTGCTAGTGTTATGGGTAATCTTGGTGGTATTGTTGCCAGCCCAAGAGATAGTCAGCTTGAACTTCAGGCATGGAAAGAGGAACAAGATTTTAGAAGGGCAACTGATCATGCTGATGAATTTATTAATGAAGCTAATTTGAGAGCGTAATGTCAGAAGAAATAGAAAAGCTAAAAAACGAACTAGTTTTAAAGCCTTTGAATGGGCCAGAGGAACTTAGAAATTGGATGCATATCTTTTTAGATATTAAGTTTCCAATGGGTGTCGTATATCCCGGTTCTACACATGGCCCGGTTGATGCCATGTGGCGTATCTATGAGTTGATGAAAACGGGTAATAGTCGGGATGTTCCACAAGTTTGTATGCTTGCTTCCCGTGACTCCTATAAAACTCTGTCTGCTGCGGCTATTGAAGTATTATGTATGCTTCATTTTGAAATATCCGTTGCTCACGGTGCAGCGATTAAATCACAATCAGAAAAAGCAATCCAATACGTTAACTCGTTTTTTAGAAAACTATCGCCATATCTTGAAGCAAATGGTTGGCGAAAGCTGTCTGATAGCAAAGCCAAAATTGAATGGCTCACTAGTAAAGGTGATGCTATTTATTTAAGAATTGTTGTTGCTACGGTAGCCGGGATGAACTGTGTAAAAGGCAATACAAGTATAAAAACTAACAAAGGTAATTTATCTGCTAGTACAATATATAAAAGACTAAAAAATGGTGAAGATTTTCTGTTCTGGTCCCATAATCACAATAAAAAATATGAAGAATATAAACCTGTTATCTGTACGCAAAAAAATAAACATAAAAAAATTATAAAAATTACTACATCTAACGGTATATTGGAGTGTTCTCTTGATCACAAAATATATATTAAAGGCAGGGGATATGTAAAAGCTAAAGACATAAAAGTTGGAGAAAAAGCTTTTCGTAAAAATAGAGATGCTAGTAGTGCGCTTGGTTTTGAAAAAGCCAAAGAGTTTATAGAAAAAAAAGGGTATAAACTAAAAACAACAAAAGACAAGTATAAAAACACTAATACTATACTAGAGATGACCTGCAAGGATGGTCATTTAAAAAAGTGTTCGTTTAACGAGTTTAAAAACAAAAAAAGAAGAGGGTGTTTAGCCTGTAAGTCTATCTCTTTTGAAAAAATCAAGGCTTTTTTTGAGTCTAAGAAATATAGGGTTAATATCGAAAAAGAGAGCTATAAAAATACCAAGCAAAAAATACAAACAATATGCGATAACGGTCATGAGTATAGTGTTAGCTATCATGATTTTAAACATAAAAATGCTAGGTGTAGCCAAGGTGATTGCCACAAAAAAAGACATGATACAAATTTTGTTGTAAAATATATTCAAGAACAAGGTTATAAAACAGATTTAAAACAATACAAAAACCAATATGAGCCAATAAGCGTAATATGTCCAAATGACCACAAAACAATGATTATGTTTAGTAATTTTTACAACCATGGAAAAAGATGCAAACATTGTTATAGACCTTATTCAAAAGCACACCAAGAAATTGTTGGGTATATAAAAACTATTTATAAGGGAAAAATAGAAATTAACAATAGAGATATTATTCATCCATTAGAGATTGATATTTATATTCCAGAGTTTAAATTTGGAGTAGAATTCGACGGTCTTTATTGGCACAGTGAAAAAGTAAAGAAAAATGCTAAAAAAATAAATATAGAAAAGGCTTGTAAAATAAATCAAAAAAACATAAATATACTAGCTATATTTGAAGATGAGTGGAGTGATCCTTTAAAACAAGAACTGGTCAAATCTATGATCAAAAGTAGACTGGGTATTTATGATAAAAAAATGAGGGCATCAAAGTTAGAAATAAAAAAAATTAACAAGAATATAGGGTTTAAATCTTTTTTTGATAAATACCATCTAGACGGCCATGTACAAGCAAGTTTCGCATATGGCCTATTTGATGGGGATGAACTTGTTTCATGTATGTCTTTTAGGGTTCCCTTCAATAACAAAAACTACTGGGAAATAGCCCGGTTTGCGACTAAATCAGGCCTTAAAATATATGGAAATGCTAGTAAAATAATCAAGTGTTTTATAAAAGAATATAATAAAAAATTGATCACATACAGCAATAACAGATTGAGCCTTGGAAATACTTATCAAAAATTAGGGTTTAAAGAAATTACTCAAACAACAGAGCCTAGCTATTATTATACCGATTTCCAAAAAAGATTGTGGCGATTTAAGTGTAGAAAAATAAATGACCCGGATATACTAAACAAATATCCTACAGAAAAAGCACAAGCAGAAGGAGGCGTGTTTAGTAGAAAGTTTCTGGGGCATTCAAGAGCTTTGTATAAAATATATGATTACGGACACCGGAAGTGGAGTTTGGAATGTTAGAAGAAATAGAGATTTTAAAAATAGAAGAAATAGAAACTTCTCAGTCTTTTACTACTTATGACTTTGAAGTTGAAGGAAATCACAATTATTTTGCTAATGGTATATTAACCCACAATTCGGAACATGTTCCAATGCTGTTTATGGATGAGATAGATGTTGTTCAAGACCCAAGAGCATTGGAAGAAGCAAAAATGATTCCGTGTGTTTATAAAGGGTATTTTCCGCTAACCGTCTATCTTTCCACTCGTAAGTATGCCGGTGGATTAATGGAGAAAACACTTAAAGATACAGAGCGATCTGGTGGAGAAATTTTACGTTGGAACATTATTGATGTGACTGAACGTATTCCAGAATCAGAGGCCAAAAAAAATGAAGAAAAAGTAACAAGATATGTTGGTAGGGAGCTTCCATTAAGAAATTTATCTCCTGAAGAGTTTGAAGAACTTAATGAAGAATCAAGACATAAATATGAAGCGGTAAAAGTTTATTCAGGGATTGCTGACCATCCGATGTTATCGGTTATGAAAAACTCTCTTGTAGACCGACCGCAAAATGATGTAGGTGATCTTTATAAACCTATCTATGCGGTTCACAATAACTTTAAACAAACCTCGCCTGAAATGGGTGAGGCACAGCTATTGTGTAACAAGCCAAGCTCTAGCGGTCTTGTTTACCCTAGATTTGATATTGTTGATAATGCTATCAGTATTGATGAATCTTGGGAGTATTTGTCAGGTGAAGAAGTTGAGGGCAAGACCCTAGATGAATTAGTTCAATTTATGCACAATCTTGGAATTGAATTTTATGGTGCTGCCGATTGGGGAAATACTGACGAAACTGCTTTGGGTGTATTTGCCAAAATAGCTGGTGGAAAATCATGGCTTGTTGATATTACTTCAGCTCCAGACATGGAAATACCTGAAATTGTTCAAAAAGTAAAAGAGCTTACGGAAATATATAGGGTTAACAAATGGTTTTGTGACTCGAACTATCCAGCTTATATTAAGATGTTAAGGAAAACAAACACTTCGGTAGGTCGTATTCCAGCTATAGGTGTTAAAAAAGGTGTGGAATCTGTTGTGGATGGTATTACTGCTGTTCAATCTAAAATTGTAGATGCAAACAATAATAGACATTTTAAGGTACTAAAAACACGTAATAATGAACGTGTTTTTGATGCTTTTGAGACTTATAAATGGAAACTTGATGGTAAGGGAAATCCTATTGATGGTAAGCCAGAGCATGGTAAAGATGGAACTGCTGATATTATGGATATGATTAGATACTTTTTTTATAGTATGTTTGGTAAAGGCTCTAAAGTTTTGTTCAGCTATGATCTTGAAAATATTAAAGGAAGACCTAGAGATTTGCAAAACAAAATCAATGACTTAACAGGCGGTCAAAAACATAAGTCAAGGAAATCACAGGAAAAAAAGAGTATTTTTTTTGATGTATAATAATAATCTTTAATAATATATAAAGGTAGATTAATAATGTCCAGAATGAATTTATTGCTAGATTTAAGAGGTTATGATGGTGAAAATACAAACACCGCCAACACAACTTTCAATAGAAACCTTCAATATATTGGGGTAAATTTAGATGATGAATTAATACAAGAAGCAACAATAAAAGCTAACTCTAGAAGACTTTTGTTGTCCTCTTCTTTGGTTAGCGGATTTCAAAACAGTGCCGAATATCCTGCGACCCCAATCCCTGCTCAAGAAACGCTGACTTTAACCACTAACGATGATCTTGATTATATTTATATACCAAAAAAAATAGTGCCAAATACTTTAATGTTGTCCATTGGAAGATTAATGGCTTTTGCAGGGCAAGATTTTGATGTTCAAGTAGAAGATAATAGAACAAAAATTACTTGGAAAAACTCTTTGGCTCAAGGCGGTGTTGAAAGCCTTGAGCACGGTGATATTATAAATTTTTCTTATAATTACATAAATTCAGCTTCTTCTGATTCTGTAGATTTTTTAAACTCAGGGCTTTTTATTCCATCAGAAGAAAGCAATATAGATTTTTTTAAATTTGTTTATATTGAAGCAGATAAAAAATGCGATGTTGCAATTAATGGTATTGTGCAAACTACAATTAATCCATTTTTAATTAATGGAGTAATGAAAAATGGTTTTTTTCTAAAAACCACCCAAATAAACGATGTTATAATTATAAATAAAAATGATGATCCTGTAAATGTTTATTTTATTGCAGGGAAATAGTAGAGTAAATTATGTTTGATAACAAAGAAGATTTAGAAAAACTTGCAAAACGTATCGCAAAAAATCGGGATTCTACACCCAAAAAGAAAACTTTATTTGCTTTATCAAATGAAATTAATGAACAACTTCAAAAATCTTATGATACAAATTTTAGCTCAGAAAAATCACTTTCTGATTTAGTTGGGTTCTCATCAGGCTCGCTAAAAAAAGTAAATAAAACTAGTGTGCCTAGAATTGCGTTTACCGAAGACCCGGTAACTAAAGACAATTATTTTGGTCTTTTTAAAAATAAAAAACGCCTACTTCCAGATTGGACTATTAAAAGAATTAGACAAGAAGACCATCTTATAGCTTCTATTTTAAGAGCTAGAGGTAATACAATGTCCATGTTTGGGCGTGTAAGGAAAGATAGGTTTGACATTGGTGTTGAGTGTAATATAAAACAAGATTACGAACAAATTCTAAAACCAGATCAAAGAATTAAAATTCACGAAAGAATTAATCGTGTATTAAATATTTTAATGAACTGTGGAAGTAATGAAGGTGTTTCTTCAGAAGATAAAATGTCAATTTCAGAATGGTTTTATGTTCAAACTATAAATGGATTATCTTTTGGCAGGTTTTGTACAGAAGCAATATATGAAGAAGATGATTTTGGAAATAAATTTTTTCATAGATTTAGGCCGGTTGATGCTGGTACAATTTATAAAGCAGTTAAGCAAGGTGAGTATGCTGATGATGTAAGGCGTTCATCTATTAAACTTCTTGAGGAAATGACCGGTCACAAAATTGACCCTGAATCAGCTCTTGCTGGAAGTTATTCTTGGATACAGGTTTTAGAAGGTACTCCAAGGCAAGCTTTTACTCAAGAAGAAATGTTTGTTTGCAACCTGTATCCTTCAACCGATATTGAGCATAACGGATATCCGGTAACACCGCTTGATACTATCATGCAAGCTGTTACAACACATATTTCAATTGAAACCTATAACAGGCTTTATTTTGCAAATGGTAGAGCTACAAAAGGTATTCTTGTGGTTCAATCCGATGAAATTGACCACGCCACTATTGAAGGTATTAAACAACAGTTTAATGCGTCAATTAACAGTGTTGGTAATTCGTTTAGAACACCTATTTTTGGTGTATCTTCTGAAGATAATGTGCAATGGGTTCCAATGAATCAACAAAAGAAAGATGGCGAATTTCAATTTCTTTACGATTCTGTTGCTAGAAATATCTTATCTGCTTTTGGTATGTCTCCTGATGAACTACCGGGTTATGGTCATCTTTCAAAAGGTACTAATCAACAATCTCTATCAGAAGCAAATAATGAATATAAACTTACTGCGGCCCGTGATACTGGTATTAGACCATTAATTTTAAAGTTTCAAGACTTTATTAATGAAAAACTATTCCCACTTATTGATCCAGAACTAGCTCAAATTTGCACTATAACTCTTTCTGGCCTTGACGCTGACACTAGGCAGGATGAGGCATTGAGATTGCAGCAAGATGCGCCTATTCACATGAATATGGATGAAATTCTTGAGTATGTTGACAAAAAAAGTGTTGGAAAACATTTAGCTGGTAAAGTTGATTTTAATGAAAGATATCAGGTAGTTGTAGATAAATATCTTGAAACTTCTAATTATATGGGACATAAAATTGACCCTGCTTATATGGTCGATCCAATACTTAAATATAGAAGAGATGGTTTTTGGTTTCAGCAAATTGAAATGATGATGCAATTAAACCCTCAAGCTGTTCAGGCATATTTTGCGTACAGGCCTGATGCTGTTGAGATGTTAAAAATGCTTCAACAAGATATGTTAGATGAAGATATGGAATAGGAGATATAAAAAATGGCCGCAAAAACCGATTGGAAACAAAAATATTTTGAATTACGTTCTAAATATATGAACGCTGTAGATGTTGCTTTTAGACTTGGAATGCAAGAAGGACAAAGAGAGTCCGAAATGCAAATGTTACAACAGCAACTTCAAGAAGCTCAAATGGCAGCAGAACAAGCAGCTATGGGTGGTATGCCGGGTGAAGAACTTCCACCAGAAGAAATGCCACCTGAAGAGGCTACGATGGAAGAAGAGCTTCCACCAGAAGAGATGCCGCCAGAGGAAATGGCTGAAGGCGATGCTCTTGGTGAAAGCATTGGTGAGCTTGAAGGTTTAGTTGCTAAAAATGAAAAAGAATTTGATTTTACTAGCATACTTAAAAAATTGCACCAATATAGCGCAAACAATTCTCTACAAAAAGATGAAGAAAAAGATAAAAAAAGCAAGAAAATAAATAAAATTCTTAAAAAATGGGATGATGAAGATCAAGAAATTGATGAAGATGGTTCTGAAGAAACCGATGAAGAAGATGTGATTGGGCAAGCATAACTTTTTCTTGACTTAATGTGCAATGCATGATACCATATGTACATGAGTGATTATGGCTATCAAACATATTCAGCAAACAAACTTCTGGCAGATTGCCAAAAAACCGGTGTCGAAGCAGCAGTTCTAGCTGCCTCGCCGGGTTCTGGTAAAACCACGATATCACATATTGTGATATCAAAATATCTTAAACAACATCCAAACGCTAAAGTTTTAGTCCTAACTCACGGGCAAAACCTACTTAAAAATCAATATATTGAAAGTTTACAAAACCCCCATGTTGAGGTCGGCTATACTTTTGGTGAGTTTGGCCAAGATGTTCAGGTGCAGATTGGTCTACCGCAAGCTATCAAAAAGTACCCATATAATTTTGTTGATTTACTTGTTGTTGATGAATGCCATGAGTTTTACTTAAAAAAAATGGTTCAAAATATTGTTAAAAAATTAAAGCCTAAACATCAACTGTTGATGACCGGCTCTCCATCTGAATTCAATAGGCTTAAAAATTTTGGTAAAAAATATGAGTTTACATATATTTCTGGCGAACAACTTATTGAAAAAAATGTTTTTGCTACAGTTGATATGGATGTGGTAGAGGTAAAATCCAAAAAACAAATTAAAAATGTAATTGATCAAATGTATAAACAAGCTAAAAGAAAAGGTTTTGATTTGTCAAAACTTATGATAGCTTGCAAAAGAATTTCTGAAGCCAATGTCATAGCCGATTACTTAAAATCAATTGGTAGAAAAGTAGCCGTTTCTAATTGTAAAAATGATCGGAAAAGCGAAATGGTTAAAGATTTCAAAAATGGTGATTATGATACTTTAATTGTAATTCAACGTGGCATTCTAGGGTTTTCAGATGGCAATATTACGGGCCTTTTTGACATGAGATGCAGTAGCGATGTTGATATTTCTAACCAATTATATGCTAGAGTACTAAGAAAGCACCCAAAAAATATCCGTAAATTTTATTTTAGATGTGCTGAAGGAAGTCCAAAAGTATTCAATAAAGAAGTAATTATGCTTCACAAAATCAAAGCTATGATGCGTACTGATATGCTTAAAAGATATGATGGTACAAATATGGAAGTGAGGATTGCATGACAGATGTAGAGATTTTAAAAGAATTTAAAAAAAGATTTGAAAATTCAGTTTTATATGATATGAATGTTGGTAATTTATTAGAAATTATTGGTTTAGAAAAAATTAAAGAACATTTAAAAGAACAAAGAGGATATAGATTGGTAAAAATTAAAGATCATTGGAGGCATAATGATTAAATGTCTATTTCTATTTTTAATGAGTATTTCTTTGGCAGCAAATACTAATTCACTTTATAAAAGAAAATGTATGTCGTGTCACGGAAAAAAAGCCGAAGGGAAAAAATCACAAAAAGCCCCCAGACTTGCCGGACAACACGCATGGTACATTGAAGATCAGGTTAAATTGATTCGAGATAAAAAACGTACAAGTGGTCATTCAAAAAGAATGTATCCATTTGTAAAAAAACTTACAAATGCTGAAATTAAAGAACTTGCAGATTACTTGGAGAAACTAAAATGAGTTGGGATGTAGATATTATAATCAATACTGGAATTGAAGATTCTTCTGTAGAAGAGTGTGGAAATTACACTTATAATGTATCGCCAATGTATTACAATTCTTTCAATTTAGAAGAGGGTCTTAGAGGGCTTCACCAAATGGGTTGTGAAGATGCTATTAAACATTTAAACATTGCAATTAATAAAATGGAATCTGACCCAGAAAAATATAGAGCAATGAACCCCGAAAATGGGTGGGGTGACTATGAAGGTGCTTTAAATTTTCTAAAAAGAATTAGAAAAGACTGTACCAAGCATCCAAAAGCTAAAGTTGGAGTTTATTAATGAAAAGTGCTATAGTTGTATTTGTACTTATATTACTTGTTATTTTAGGTGCAAATTATATTGAAGAACAAGCCTGTAATAAAAAAGGTTCAATTGCAGAAAAAATAAATTGGGCAGGACATAACTGTAAATGAAACTATTTATGCTTAAATTTACTCATGGTGTTGAGGTAGGTGCTGAAATGGCTTATCTTGGACATTATGAAAGAACAAAAGACTTAAATGTACTAAATATTGCTGTTGATGAATCTAAACATCAAAAAGAAATAAAACGTATTTTAAAAAGCTACAATACTAAACCAAACTATTTGATAGATTTTATGTTTTGTACTATCGGAATAATAGTGGGTGTATTATGCTTAATCTCTCCAGTTTTTCTATTAAATAAAGTAGCTACCATTCTGGAAAAATTTGCCGTGTTTTCCTATACAGAATTGGCAAAAAAATTTCCAGAATATAAAGATTTATTAAATGAAATGGAGGATACTGAGCAAGCCCACATAGATTATTTTACTTTAGGGAAAGTTCAATGTGAGGCCCATCAAAGAAAGAATGTTCCTTGATATTACCATCACCGTCCCAATCTACACCAAGGCGAAGAGAGTGGCTAATTTCACCAGCTTCTTTCATTTGGTCAGCTAAACCCTTGAGATAACCTTGTAGAAATACAAATCTCTCACGGTCATTCCAATCAACCGGCCAAAGAGCACAGTCAACGGCATGAGAATAGCCATCAGCTTGTTTTAAATGTTTAGAGTCCATAGTTTTTGACATACCGGTACGAACTAGCTCTTCTTGGCATTCTTTGGTACGAATACCTTCTAAGATAGTGATATCATAGTGTTTTATTGCTTTTTTAAGTATTTTTTGCAAATCTGGGTGGCAAGTATTTAATTTTGCTAGAGATTTGGCGCTATATTTAAAAGACATAATCTCTCCTTTTTTTGTGATATTATATAGTTATATGATAAAGATTACAATAGAAAATCCAACCAAATGTTACCTCGAAACTCCCAATAGGGAAGTTGTCGATGATTTGAAAAAAAGCCTGACTTATAGTGATACGTCAGCCCAATTTGCTTTGCAAAAACTTAAAAAAAACAGATGGTTACAGCAAAACAAGCCTCATACTTATGATTTGAGAAAGAAAGAACTAGAATCTAAATTAAAAACTTGTATGCTAACACTAGATTCTAACCAAAAATTGGCTTTTCATCCGGGTTCTTTACCATATTTGTCTGGGTATAGTTTTGATATACACAACCGTATTAGCTACCCAGAGCCACGCAAAATGCCGTGGAGAAAGACTTTGCCATTTGAGCTATATCCATACCAGAAAAAATCTGTAGAACGTCTTATTCAGGCAAAACATGGCTGTGTAGAGCTTTGCACGGGATGTCACGTTAAGGGACAAGAAATATTAATGTATGATGGTTCTTTAAAAAAAGTGGAAGATATTGTTGTTGGTGATTTGTTAATGGGGCCAGATTCTAAACCTCGTAAAGTATTAAAACTACATAGAGGCAAAGAAAAAATGGCAAAAATTATTCCAGTTAAAGGGGAGTCTTTTATAGTTAATATGGGGCATATATTATCCTTGCAAAGAACTAATAATCAATCTCAATATCGTATAAAAAACAAAAAAAGAAGAAGTGATTTTAAAGGTACAAATCCAATTGTAAATATATCAGTAAAAGATTATTTAAAACAAACAAAATCATTTAAACATAGATATAAACTATATAGAACAGGTATTGATTTTAAAAGCAAATTAACCGCTATCGACCCCTATATATTAGGTATTTGGCTTGGCGATGGGAATTCAGATGGTCCAGCTTTAACTACAATGGATTGCGAAATTAAAGAAAAATGGATGGAATACGCAAGGCAACTTGGTTTAATGATAAGAGAAGAAGTTATATCAGAAAACAATTTGTCTAAAACTTATTGCATGTATAATCCACTTAGAGGAAAAGGGTTAAATGCACTAAGAAACAATCTAAAACATTACGACTTAATAAAAAACAAACATATTCCAAAAGATTTTAAAATAAATTCAGAAGAAACAAGACTTAAATTATTGGCTGGTGTAATAGATTCCGATGGATACTTAGGAAATAATTATTATGAAATTTCTCAGAAAAACAAAGAATTATCCGATGATATACTTTTTATAGCAAGATCACTTGGTTTTGCAGCTTACCAAAAAAAAGAAAAAAAGAAAAGTCAAAATGGAATCGAAGGAACATATTATAGAATTACAATTTCTGGTGATATTAATAGAATACCAGTTATATTAGAAAGAAAAAAAGCAAAACCCAGAAAGCAAGTAAAAAATGTATTAAGAACAGGTTTTAAAGTAAAGCAATTGCCAGAAAATGAATATTTTGGCTTTGAAGTTGACAACGATAATTTATATGTTATGGATGATTTTACCGTTACCCATAACTCAGGTAAGACAGCTATTATTTTGACACTAGCCCGTGAGCTAGGTCTTAAGACCGTAATAGTTACACCTAGTAAGTCTATATTTCTAGAAATTTTGGAGAAATTTGAGCACCATTTTGGCAAATCTAATGTCGGAGCTTATGGTGGCGGTAAAAAAAGATTAGGTAAATTGTTTACAGTGTGCGTGTCAAAGTCACTAACAATGCTTAAACCGGGTACTGAAGCCTATGATTTCTTTGCTAATGCTGATGTAGTAATTGGCGATGAATCCCACACACTGGCGGCTGAAACTCTTGAAACAGTATTTCATGGTGTGCTAAACAGTGTTCCATACCGATTTTTTTTATCAGGTACTCAGGTTAGGGGTGACGGAAAAGACAAGTTGCTAGAATCAATTATTGGAAAAAAAGTATATGAACTACCAACAAAGGAAGCCGTAGACGGTGGTTATATTTGTCCTGTAAAATTTTTTGTTTTTGAAACTACAAGTAAAGATGTTAAAAATTACAGAGACCCACTAAAAGCTAAAAGAAAACAATTTTTATACAATTCAAACATCGCCGATATAGCGGCCAAGATTGCAAATTCAGCTTGGAATCAAGCTCAAGAAAGCACTTTAATTTTGGTGGAGGAATTGGAGCAAATTAGAATGTTAGTAGACAGACTAAATGTTCCGTTTGAATATGTACATTCTGCATCAAAAGCTGATGCTGCTAGATTTGGTCTGGAAACTCGGAAAGTCGATGAGGCAGTTGAAACTTTTAATCTTGGACAAGTGAAAGTTCTTATTGGAACTTCTTGCATTGCAACAGGAACCAACATGTACTGCACACACAATACTATAAATTGGGTAGGCGGTGGCTCTGAAACCAGAACTAAGCAGGGGGCTGTTGGTAGAAGTGTCCGTATTCTTGAAAACAGTAAATACAAGGGCTATCACAGGCCCAAGCCTTATTCAAAAATTTATGATTTTAGAGTAAGCAACATAAGTCTTTTAGAAAATCATTTGCAAAAAAGACTTTCTATGTATAAAGAAACAACAAATGAAATAAAATTTATAAAGGTGTAACATGAACAGAAAGAAGGTCAACGACCCGGTTTTCTACAATTTAGCAAACAGTATTGCCAAAATACTAGAAAAAAATAATAAGGGCAAAAAATTAAATAAAAAAGAGTTTACTGCCCAACAAAAAGCTCAAGTTGAAAGAATAATGGAGCTGGAAGAAATTTTCAGAGAAACCATTAATTCTTATAAACAAAGCGACAAAATATATCAAAAATTTTTAATGTTTATTAAAATTGAAAAAGGAAATATTCTTACAGCTAGGCCATATTTTAGAGAAGATTCAAAAACATTTGGCGAATTTATTTCGCCAGCATTTAAAGAAAATGATGTTCAGGAAATTAAAAGATTTCATATTAATTATAAATTTATGATGTTTGTAATTGAAAATTGGCGAGGTAACTTGCCAAAAAAAGCCGCCAATGCTTGGAAAGAACATCAAAAAGTAAGGCAAAAAATTATTGAAAATAGTATGCCATTAGCAATCAATATGGCTATGAAATTTTTTAAAGCTACACCTAAAAATCATTTAGGTCTTATGGATATGATTTCTTCATCAGTAGCCGGGCTTTGTACAGGTGTAGATAAATGGGTAGGGCCATTTAGAACAGTTTTTAGAAGTGTATGTATTGCTAGAATGAAAAGTAATATCATGGACTTATACAATCAAACTTCTCTTCACTATTTTCCATCTGACAAGAAAATTATTTATAAAGCTAACTTATTAAAAAGTCGTGAAAAGATTGAAGACCCTGAATTACTATTAGAAGCCATTAATCATTATCTAAAAGAATCTGGTGATAAAAGAGTTCTTCAAGATTATGAACTTAACGATATACTTAATGGTTCAAATATTTGTAGTATTGAAACTGAAGTCGATAATGAAGGGTTTACGGTATATGATACTTATATAGACAAATCAAGTAATGTAGAAACAAAAGTAGCTAAAAAAGACGCATTACAAACGGTTTTATATGCTTGTCAAAAATTAAAATTAATTGAACAAAAAGTAATAAAGCTTAAAGGAGTTGACTTATGAATGAAAAATCATCTTTTAATGGTAATTTAATTTTGAAACCTCACAAAAAAATCAGGCAACTTGAAGAACATCAGGCGGTCACAGGTTTTGCCATAACAAAACAAAAGGTTGGAGTTGAAGGGCTTGAACTTTTAGTTGACGCAGCTATTGAAATAGGCAATAATATTAAGTGGATTAATAAAGGTACAAAAATTTATTTTAAAGAAGAAACTTTATACACTAAGGCTTGGGCCAAACAAATTTTAGAAAGCGAAGAATTTCCTGACGGCTTTATTGTTGGTGAAATGAAAGATGTAATTTTTATTAAGGATAAAAATGACTAAGTATAAAAAAAGGATTGAAATAAATGCCAAATAAACACACTTTAAAGTATGTCAAAAATACTATAGAAAAAGAAGGGTATAAATTACTTTCCAATGAATACGAAGGTCAACTACAAAAATTAGATATAGAATGTAATAAGGGACATGTTTTTCCGATGTCTTTTAAGGTTTTTAAAGAAGGTCACAGGTGTTCTTATTGTGCAGGAAAAAGACAATATAACATAGAAGAAGTCAGGGGTTTTTTTGAAGAAAAAGGTTACAAACTACTATCTACAAAATACAATGGCAATAAAGAAAAATTAAAAGTTTTAGGCCCAAACAACAAAGAATATGAAACTACACTGTTTTCTTTTAAAGTAAATGGGATAATACCTCATTTAAAAAATAAAATATACAAAAACGAAGAATATTGTAGAGAAATATTTGAGGATATCACTGGTAAAAAATTTCCAAAAGAAAGACCTGATTGGCTTGTAAATGATAAGACAGGAAAAAAATTAGAATTGGATGGCTATTGTAAAGAATTAAAGTTAGCTTTTGAATACGATGGAAAACAACATTTTCAAAATACTGATTTTTTTAAAGAAGATTTTTTTACAATAAACAATAGAGATGAAATAAAAAACGACATTTGTAAAAAGAATGGCATAAAATTAATTAGGATACCATTTTATATAAAAGACAAAAAAAGTTATATAGAAAACAAAATAAAATTTAATAAATATTTATATGTAGGTGATCCACATTTACAAATAAATAATTTAAAAGATTGTGAAAAATTAATAGATTTTATAGTAAAAATAGCAAAAGAAAATAACGTATCTACAATAGTTTTTTTAGGAGATTTGTTCCATACCCACGGCGTAATTAGAATAGAAGTATTTGATTTTTGGAAAAAAACTTTTAAAAGAATACAAAAACAATATGACATAATAGCCTTAGTAGGAAATCACGACATGATTTTAGGGCAATCAAAAAATGCTGGTTTAAATTCTGTATCTCTTTTAGATGAGCAATACAAATATAACATAAACATTATTGACGTACCTACAGAAATAGATAATATAGGCTATATGCCATACTATGAAGATTACAAAAGTTTTTTAGAGGATTGTAAATATCTTTACGAACAAGGTGTTACAGGTTGCCTTATTGCTCACCAGACGTTTACTGGTGCTCAATATGAGAATGGGTTTTTTAGTGAGGAAGGAATTGACCCTGCGTTAGTTCCGCAACAAGAAATTATATCAGGTCACATTCACAAAAGCCAGCAAGTAGGAAAATGCTTTTATCCGGGTACTCCTAAATGGGATACAATGGCAGACGCTAATCAACCCAAAGGAATTTGGATATTTGAACATGAAGACACTGGTGCTGTTAAATCAAAAAAATTTTTTTCAACTGAAAATGTAGTTACACCAATTACTTCATATGAAGTTAAAGAAGGTGAAGAATTGCCAATACTTAACCCAGATGCTAGAAACTATGTGGTGCTTGAGGGTAAAACCGCTTGGATTAATAAAGTTAAAAAAGAATTAAAAGATAAAGCTAGTATTAAGGTAAAGCCAACTGATGTTAAAGTTGCCAAAGATATTAAAGATACTTCTATAACACTTGAAAAATATCTTGAGACAGAGTTCCAGCCAATTGAGGGTGTTAAAAAAGAAAGTATAAAAGAGTTTTTGAGGGAAGTATGAAAACAGAAACCGTAAAAGCTATGCTAGAGGATATGAGAAAAATTACCATGCTAACTGGTGAAATCTCTAGTGTACATCAGGAAAGCCTGCAAAAATGGCCGTATATTGTTTTTGATGATGTTGAAGGTGTTGAGGTTAAATATGATTTAACAAAAGCCACAATGCAATCAACAAAACAAAATTTAGTTGAGTTTTTTGTTACGATGCCTAAAGGATATGAGAAAAAAGGTGTCATCGAAAATTTTGACGCTAGATGTAGAAATTTAGTTTCATGGGTGTGGCAAATGTTTTGGGTAGATATTGAAGTCAAAGTATTTGTTAATGGTGTAAGGCGTTATTCTATGTTCAAACCAAGTCAAGATAAGCTAAAAGCACAACCCCCTCAAATTGGGCCAAATGGACAGTTATCGGAGGAATAATGGATTTAAGTAAAATTGACAATGACTTTACAGATGAAGAAGTTAAAAAAATTAATACATTTGTTGACAACGGTTGTGTTGGACTTGAAAGTCTGGTTAAAGACGAGCATAAGGTAAATGGGCTATTTGGCCTTTATATGGCTGGAAAGACTTATGTAGAAATAAGTAAAATCTCCAGAGTAAAAAAAGACCTAGTTCTATATATGTCGGCCAAGCAAAAATGGTATGAGAAACGCATGGAGTATCTTAGCGATATTCAAAAAAATATGGTAAAAAAACTGACCGACACTAGAGTAGAAAGCCTCAATTTTATTGCCAATCTTATTAGTGTTCACCACAAATACTACGGCGAAGAAATGAATGAATATCTAAGAACTGGTGACAGAACAATTATCGAGAACTTAGACCTTAAACAACTTAGTCAGTATTTTAAAAGTATTGAATTATTGGAAAAAATCCTTAATCCTACTAATGTAAAAACTGGTGGCGGTTCAAGCATGAGTGTTAATGTAAACGCTTCAGATGGTGCTACGCTAACGCAAGTAAATGAAAATACGTTAGAAATTAAACCGGGAAATACAGGAAGTATTTTGGAAGCATTAGTTAAGCACAAAGAAGAAAAAGGAAAGGAAAATTAACTTTTTGTTTGTAAAAGAAGTTTTTTTGTGATATTATACATTATGAACGTACCTCACACAAAGGAGATTTTATGAGGCTATTTATTGCAATGCTAATGCTTGCTATTTCGTTAACAGTTAATTCAGCAGAAATTTCAAAAAAAGAAATTACCTTAACCAAAGATAACACTCTTGTATTGAACAATGCTTTTACCGGAAGTTCTGTTTCTAAACTGATTGGTCAGGCTAAAAAAATGAATGCAGACCTTAAAAGTGGATATCCTATCTATTTGTTTTTGGACACTCCGGGTGGAAGCATTCAGGCTGGGCTTGAGCTTGTTGAATTTTTACAAGGCCTTAATAGACCTATTCATACTGTAACTCTTTTTTCAGCTTCTATGGGATTTCAGCTTGTACAACACCTTGGAAAAAGATATATTTTAAAATATGGCGTTCTCATGAGTCACAAAGCATCTGGTGGGTTTAGAGGAGAATTTGGTGGTGGAAACAGCCAGATTGATTCTAGATACGGTCTATGGTTAAGAAGACTTGGGATGATGGATCAACAAACAGTCGATAGAACTAACGGCAAAAAAACCCTTAAGCAATATCAGTCAGAATATGATAATGAACTATGGCTAAATGGAGATGAAGCTGTAAGAAATGGGTATGCAGACGAAGTGGTTTCTGTTAAATGCGGTCAAAGTTTGGTAGGGGTTAACAGTAAAAACATTAGATACTTTGGCTTTAATCTAAAATTAAGCTTTGACAATTGCCCAATTAGAACATACCCTGTAAGTGTCACGGCTTCTATGAGAACTAATAAAGGATATGTATTGCTTGATGACTTTATGGCAAAAAGCGGTAAGTTTGGTAAAAAATGCAAGGAAAACGATTCTGAAGCCAAAAGAGGTTGGAATAACGAAATTGTTCAGGGGCCTAAAAAAGCAGAGCTTTGTTTGATGGACAAAGGGCTTACTCTTGAAAAAATTGAGCAAACAATTAAAGAGCAAAAAGCCAAAATTGCAAATAGCAAAAGAAATATTGTCAAAATGAGTTTTAGCAACTTTATTTCGGAAATGTAATGCCAAGAATAGTCTATGCTTGTGGACATTGTGCTGCAATAACAAAAAAGTTTTATAAATCTTCTAGTGATATAAAAGATAATATAGAATGTGTATGTGGAGAGAGGATGGTTCGCCATCTCTCTTCCCCATCTCAAAAAAGCAAAATAGTTGTTGACAATGGAGTGCAAGCAAAAGCAACAGAGTTAGACAGAAACATTGTAGAAATTATTGAAGATAGAGAAGAATCTCAATTAAAAAGAAGAGGTGATTCTGTACTGGAAAATTTAAAGTGAGTGAAAAAACATATAAAATAAAATTTAAACATAATAATGAAACAGTATTTGTTGGCGAAAGTGTTGGAGAAAAAATACTTAAAAATGAAGAGGTTGTTACATTTAATGGTTTATACAAATATGTAAATGAAACCGATGCTATGTATAAAAGATGTCATTACACTCCAAATTTAACAGAAATTGAAATTGAAGAAGTTTCAACAGAGGAAATGATTAAACAATGCTCAAACTAAAAAATTACTCATTTTCAGGAATTGGTAGGTTTGTTGAAAAACAAACAGTTGACCTCGAAAGTCGAAGTCACCTAATTCAAATTGATGGTGAGAATACAAATACAGGAGGCTCTAGTGGAGCAGGGAAATCAACAACAGTGGAAGCACTCGCTTTCCTTCTTGGAATATCGGATATCCCTTCGACACAATTGCAGAGTAGGATTACTAAGTCGCCTATCTGGGTTCAGGGTGAATTTGAGGGAGGGATTACAATTACCCGTTCCAAAAAAGATGGACTTACCATTGAAACACCAGAAGGAACCGTATCTGGAAACAGCAAGCTTGCTGAAGAAAAATTAGATGAAATTATCGGCGTAGACCGAAATCTATTGAAAACAATGTGTTATAAACGCCAAAAACAAGGTGGCTTTTTTCTCAATTTAACACCAAAACAATCCCATGAATTTCTTGTCCAGTGTTTGGACTTAGGTAAATATCAAGAAAAAATTGAGAAAATGAATGAGCTACTTAAAGAACAATATAAACCAAGAAAGATTAAGCTTGAAAGCAGTATTACTGAAATTAAACATACAATTAATCAACTTAATGATTACTTAGCACAAAAAGAAAAACCTCAAGAGCCTACATTTTTTACAACTGAAGATGATATTAATCTAAGTATTGATGTACTAGAGCAGGCTATTCGCAATGAACATAGGCAATATGAAAATAATGTTGCTAGTTTAGGTAAAAAACCAGAAATGATAGAAACTGAAGGTAAAGCCCTATTACTTGGCCAAGTTAAAAATATTGAAACAGAAATTTCACAATTAAAACAAAAAATGCACACCAATCTTACCCAAAAAGAGCAAGACATACAACAAATGACTTCAGCAATGTATAAAATACAAAAAAAGATTGACGATGCAAATAATTTAAAACATAAAGCTATTGAAAAAGAAACTGAAATAAAAAAGCTTCAAGAGCAATATCAACATATTGAAGCTGGCACTTGTCCTACTTGTATGCAAAACTGGACTTCAGAAGAAAAACTTGTAGAGCTTAGATATGCTATTGCAGAAGTGGGAATGGAAATAAATGCTTGTAAAGACGCAGTAGGTCAAATTCCACATTATATAGAAATGAAGACAAAAGCTGAACAACTTTTGGAAGCTAAAAGAAACATTAAAGTAAATCAAGAAGAAACTAAACAACTAGAAACTCTTGAAAATAAAAAATCTGAACTTATTCAGCAAACTAATGACCTTGATAAAGAATATTTAAAAGCTATAAACGATTACAACCAGAGATATGCTACAACAACATCTCTATATAAAGAGAAAGAATCTGATATGATGGCTGAAATTGTTAAGCGTAAAAATGATATTCAACAAATGAAGACTATCAAAGACGCTTACCAAGATGCTCTTAAAAACTACGAAAGAGACCTTGAAAATATCAATATTAAGATTCAAAATTTTAAAACTGACCTAGAATCTAGGCAAAATGAGCTTAATGATATTGATCAAAAAGTAATTTTATCAGAAGAATCAATTCGACTAATTAAAAATTATACTTTACAAAAATTTCAAGATACGCTTGGTTATATTGGCAACAGAGCTACTGAAATCATCAACATGATTCCTAATATGGTCAATGCTGTAATTTCTTTTGAAAACGCTAAACAAACCAAAACGGGGTCTATTAAGAACGAAATAAATGCTGTTATTAATCTTGAGGGCGATTCTAAAGTGCCTATAAAAACTTTGTCTGGTGGAGAGCGTACATCGGCTGATTTTGCTGTGGACTTAGCTATAGGTGAAATGATTGAAAGCATGACTCAAAAAGGTGTTAATTTATTAATTATTGACGAAGGTTTTGACGGCCTTGATTCTATATCTAAAATTGAATGCTTAGAGATTTTAAAAAATTTAAATACTGATAAAAAAATATTAATGGTTGATCATTCTTCAGAAGTTAAAGAAATGGTTTGTGATATTATAAAAGTAAAAAGAATTAACGAAGAGAGTTGTGTGGCATGAGTAAGGACGAATTAAAATATAGAATGGAAAAAGATATGAGGCAATTTCTTGAAGATATTGACAGCCAATGTTTTAAAGACCAGCTTGAAAGCCTTAGTAACCTTATGAATAAATATGTACATTTAAATACTTGCGATTACATAATGGATCATTTTGATTTACGATCTATCATTGGTTCTGCCAAAACAAAATTTTCAATTGATTCAATGCCAATTTTTCTTGGGCAAAAAAGAAAAAAGGTAACTCAAGAAGAGTTGCCGCATATGATGATGGTAGAGGCTACTATTAGATGGTTAAATAAAAATAATTGTTTAAAAAAAATACCTAAATTTGATAAACGTGAGGATAAATTGTAATGGCTAAAAAAACTATTGACGAAATTGTAGAAGAAAAACACCCTACTTTTGCAAATGCAATAAAAGAAATTAAAAACAAAGAAGAGCTTGATAAGGCTCTTATTATTTATCTTAGGCAAAAACAAGATTTAATTGTTCAAAAAGCTAGGGATGAAGAGCTTATTGCACTGATGGCTAAAAAAGCTGAGTTAGCAAAGCCTTATAATCAAACAATTAATGCTTTAAAAAAGATGATGGATTGCATATATAAGTTTGGTCATAAATTTGAGGCTGAATTAAAATCTGAATTTGAAAAAAATCTTGTAGCTTATGCCAAACAGCTTGCCCAAATCAAAGCTGAAAAAGAGGCCGATAAATCACTTAAAGCTGTTTCAGAAGCTATTGCAGACATTAATGAAGATTACAATCCAACAATTAAAACATTAGAACAAAAATGTGAGTATGTATCTTGGTATCTAAAAGAAAGGTTTGACGATAATGCCCCGAAAGTAGAAATATGATATGCCAAAAAGAAAAAATAAACCCAAAAGGTCATTGGAAAATGTTCATGAAGAGTATGATGAAAACGGTCGCTGGAAACAAGAGCGTAACCGTGTAAAAGGTGCTCTTAGACAATCTTTTAGGATGTCTCCGCAAATGTGGGAGACATTACAACGTGCTAAACATGAGTTACCACCAGCACTTAAAAAAGATGGTACTCCGGGTAAAAGACCTCAAGTAAGATATAAATGTGCCATCTGCGGTAATATGTTTATGCAAAAGTATATTCAAGTAGATCATTTAATTCCGGTAGTACCTTTGCATAAAGTTGAAGCCGATATGACATATGATGAGATGGCAGATCGTATTTTTTGTGATAAAGATAACTTACAAGTTGTGTGTAGTACGCCTTTAAAAAAAAATAATGGTGAACCCAGTTGTCATAAGATAAAATCTGATGAAGAGAATTTTATCAGAAGAGAACTTGTAGAAAAATTAAAAGAAGAAAAAAATATTGATATTGAAGACGAAATTGAATTATTAAAAGTAAAATACCAAGCGTATATAGATGAAAAAGAAATAAAAAGAATAGAAAAAGAAAAACGTAAAGCTGAACGAGAAGCCAAACGCAAGGCTAAAGAAGATGAAAAACGACAACGAAATAGTAGAAAAAGTAAAAAAGCTTAGAGATGGATATCAGGTCGAATTAGCCGACACCGAAGAAGAATCTCTGAACTTTCTTGATGAAATCAATGACTTAATCCGGTCAATCTTCAATGATTCGTCCATGTCGGTCTACGATGTCTTTAGCCAAGATAATCTTAATAAGTGGAAGGAAAAAAGATTTGTTCGATGGTTTAAGAAAGTTGTATTGAACAACTATATGAATGTCTTTTATTTCGCACTGTTAGCTACCATAACCGGATTTCTTGTAAGTGAAGCCCTTGAATTTTATGCAATTGATGGGGCAATTGATACCAAAACATATGTAAAAGCAATACTTACAGAAGTTTGTTTTATATTTCTATCTGGTTATCGTTCTGATAACAAATGGCAAGCAGCAGCAGTTGGTGTACTTAGAACATCCATATTCTGCCTGATGCTTTTTGTAATTACTTCAAAAACATTTATAGACAGTTCTAAAAATGTTGGGAATACAAATGCTATTACTCAACAAATTGTCATAGTGGAAAAGCAGATTGCCCAAAAAGAAAAAGATATGGAATATTATCTTAAAAAAGATTGGCCAAAAAATTATTCTGCTACTCGATTAGAAAAAGAAAAACTTGTAAGCAAACTGATAAATCTTAAAGAACAACAAGCCAAAGGTGCCAATGAAAAAGTTTCTGAGTTAATCCGTTATAAAGCTTATGGAAAAGCCGCATTCCGTGTTCTGCTTTTGTTTATCTCAGTATTAATTACTCGTAGAATTTTTCACTTTTAATTTTATCTAAATTATGATATTATAGATAAAGAAAAGGAGAAACTCATGCCAATAACAACCTTGCGTGAAATTTATAAACCCTTTGAATATCCCAAGGCATTTGAATATTTTGAAAAACAACAAAACGCACATTGGCTACCATCAGAAGTTGCAATGTCAAAAGACATTAACGATTGGACACACAAGTTAACAGAATCAGAAAGACTTGTTGTTGGTCAAATTCTTAAATCATTTACACAAACAGAAATTAGTGTTAACGACTATTGGAGTACAAAAGTTAGTCGTTGGTTTCCAAAACCTGAGATTTGCATGATGGCATCGGCTTTTGCAGCAATGGAAAGTGTTCATACAGTTGGTTACTCATACCTTAACGACAGTCTCGGATTAGACGATTATTCAGCTTTTTTACAAGACCCTACGGCTTTAGCCAAGCTAGAGAATTTAAAGTCTGTAAAAGGCAAGAGCAAGCGTAACATTGCACGTTCTTTGGCTATTTTTAGTGGTTTTACAGAAGGTGTAAACCTATTTAGCTCATTTGCTATTCTTATGAACTTTTCTCGCTTTAACCTACTGGAAGGTGTTGAGACTATTGTAAGCTGGTCTGTACGTGACGAGTCATTACACTCTGAAGCTGGATGCTGGTTGTTTAAAACTTTTATTGAAGAAAACCCGGATATCTGGGATGATGAACTTAAAAAAGATATTTATGAAGCTGCAAGGGTTTCTGTTAAACTTGAAGATGAATTTATTGACCATGCTTTTAGTTTAGGTAAAATTAGAGGTTTAGACCCTGTTGACCTTAAAAACTTTATTAGAATGAGAGCTAATGCCAAGCTTTATGATTTGGGTTTAAAAAGTAATTGGAAAAACATTGATCAAAAAAGTTTAGATAAAATGGCGTGGTTTGACGAGTTAAGTGGTGGGCAAAAGTTTACGGACTTTTTTAGTAGTCGTGTGACCGATTATGCTAAGTGTGGTTTTACAGTAGATAATTTATTTGAGGAAATGTAAATGAGTTTAGAAAAGGAATTAAAAGAACTAAAAGAAAATAGGTTTGCTCCAGAGTGGATGACTATTGCCGGTTACACAACAATTTCAAAGGGTTACAGGCTTAAAGGAGAAACTCCTAAAGATATGTATTGGCGTGTAGCTAATAGTGCGGCTAATTATTTGTTTAGAAATATAAAAAAAATTTTTAATTTGGATAAAGAAGAAATGGCTAAAGTATTTTTTGAAGCCATGTGGCGTAACTGGATGTGCCCTGCAAGCCCTGTATTGGCCAATCTAGGCTTGGACAGAGGGCTTCCTATCTCATGCTATGGAAATGACACTGGAGATTCTATACAAAGAATTATGGAATGCGCTAGTGAACTTGCATTGCTTACTAAAGGCGGTGGCGGTGTTGGTATGAATCTTCAAAGGGTTCGACCTAGAGGCTCGTTAATTAAAAACGGAGAAAATGGTACTTCAGAAGGTATTGTTCCTTTTATGAAAATTTATGATTCTACTGTCATAGGTATTTCACAGGGGTCCACTAGGCGTGGGGCAGCTTCTATAAATTTAAATATTGACCATGGAGATTGGCATGAATTTGCTAGAATGAGGAGGCCAGAAGGTGATATTAATCGCCAGTGTGGAAATTTACATCACTGCACAGTAATTAACGACATTTTTATGGAAAAAGTGTTGGATGGTGATTATGACGCTAGGGCAAAATGGGCAGAGCTTATGAAAGCTCGTATGGAAACTGGCGAACCTTATATTATGTACAAAGATAATGTAAACAAAACAAACCCAGAAGCTTATAAAAAACGTGGGCTTGAAGTTGACATGACAAATATATGCTCAGAAATTACGTTGTTTACTGATGATGACCATAGTTTTATTTGCTGTCTAGCATCAGCTAATTTAGCCAGATATGATGAGTGGAAAAATAATTCTATTAAAGGACTAACGCTTCCACAAATTATGACTGTATTTTTGAATGGTGTTCTTGATGAGTTTATTGATAAAGGGTCGAAAATTCAAGGGCTTGAAAAAGTTGTAAAACATGCCAGAAGAGGTCGTGCTATTGGTATTGGTGTACTTGGGTGGCACACCCTTCTTCAGTCAAAAAATATGGCGTTTGAAGGGTTTCAAACAATGATGTTAAATAGTGAAATATTTAAATTTATACATGAACAAGCTGTAGGTGCTTCAAGATATTTGTCAAAAATATTTGGTGAGCCATTGTGGTGTTTTAATACCGGAATGTACAATAGCCATTTGATTGCTGTTGCGCCAACACGATCTAACTCAATTATATCAGGTGACGTATCACCGGGTATTGAGCCAATGATTGCAAATGCTTACGTTGATAAAACGGCAAAAGGAACTTTTACTAGAAAAAACCCATTTTTTATGGTAATATTAGAAAAGTATGGCAGAAATACCGACAAGGTATGGAAAGATATTGCTAGGCAACACGGCTCTGTTCAACATTTAGATTTTCTAACAGACGAGGAAAAAAAAGTATTTTTAACAGCTTATGAAATTAATCAAATGGCAATAGTTCAGCAGGCAGCTCAACGGCAAAAATTTATATGCCAATCTCAAAGTCTTAACTTGTTTTTTCCAGTTGATGTAAAACCTAGCTACTTTAATAAAGTACACATAGAAGCTTGGAAACTTGGTGTTAAAACACTTTATTACTGTCGTTCTAAAGCCGGTATTCAGGCAGATGTAGCTAGTAGAAATGATGAATGTTTGTCTTGCGAGGGATAACTTGTGATATTATATTTGTAAGACGAGGTATATTATGAACAATGACAAATTATGGGATAGAGAATATCCAACAGAACAAGAAATTTTAGAGCAAGAGAAATCTTTGTATGAAGAAGACGACGATTATGTTGAAATGGAATATGAAGAAATAGATGAAGATAGTTTTTCTCTGGATGCTTTTGATGATTTTGAGGAAGAAAAAAACATAATAGATAACGCTCGTATTCGACTTGAACAAGGTCGTCTGTATGAAATGCTTATTAAACATGATTTGTTTGATGGTGTTGACGCAGACCCTAAAGCTGTTTCAAATGTTCAGCAAGAAATTAAAAGTTTTATCATGGAAAGACTTGAAATTCTTCTTGGTATGAGGGCAGAAAAACAAGATGTAGTACAAAGAGTAGAGTCTGATTTTAACGAAATGGAAGTTCAAGCTCTTAAAATGGTAGCTTCTAAAGTTACCCAAGGTCAAAGCGCAAAAGTTCCAGAGCCTAAAAAAGAGCCTAGCCCTTTGTCTCCTGTGCAAAAACAGGAAAAAACAAAAGGGTTGAATACACTTGGTAAAAAAATAGTAAAACAACCGGTTCGCCATAGTTTAAAACCAAAAATTAATAAAAAAGTTGTTAAACAACAGCCAAAAAAAAGATTAAAAAAAGAAATTGTTGATACAAGCACTAAAGATATGAGTGTTGATGAAATTGCAATGAAAGATATTAAATATCTTGAAACACTAAAAAACATGCCTTTAGAAAAAAAAGCTGAAATTGTGGCTGAAAGACATAAAAAGCCCAAAACAAAATCAGCTATTGCCGGTGCAGGCTCAGAACAGCAGGCTCAGGATATTATCAATTCACATTATCAAACAAAAACATCTGTAAATCAAGAGGCTAGTCATTGGATGGCCTTGCTTAAAAAAGCTGGTAAAATTTAAAGGAGAATACTATGACTCAAGAAACTAAAAAACCTAAAGCAAGTGAAAAACTAAAAGCTCTAGAAAACCAACTAATGGCCACCGCCAGAAGAACTGGAGAAATGGAGCTTATTATCTACAACCTTTCAAGAGAAAATGAAATTCTTAAAGATGCACTACAGCTATTGCACGACAAACAAGAGTCTGTAATTGCATTGCTTAGAGAAGGGCAGGGGTTAAGTGATGATAATATTAACAATAAAGTGACTGATCTTAAAGTGGCGGCTCTAAAACAAAAAGTAGACGAGCTTGTAGAAAATGGACAAGCTGTTGCAGTTGAAGAAGTTGGCGATAATTCACTAGTTGTTTCCCGTGAACTTAACCAAAAAGGTGAGGTCGAAAATCCAAGGCTTCAATTTTTAACCTCTAGACTTGTTGAAGAGCTTAAATCCAAGTTTGTCGGAAAAAAAGTTGGTGATTTAATTGAAAACGATGGAGAAACTCTCAATATTGAAATTATAGAAATTTATAATTTTGCAGAGCAAAAACTTGCAGGCGACCCAACACCTGAAGAGGTTCAAGAAGCAACGTCAGCAGTGCAAGATTTGGATATGCCTGAAACTTCTAGTGAAAAAGAAGTTGCCGCAATACAAAATAAAGAAACAGAACAAGAAGTAACTGCGAGGTAATTATGACTAAAAAATCAAAAAAACCCACTACAGCCGAAAGATTAAAACTAATAGAATCACAATTTTTTATTATTAATCAAAAATTAAATGATGTTTTACAAGAAAACAAAAGCTTAAAAACAGCATTAAAAATGGTTGGTGATAAACAGGAATGTGTGGTAGAATTGTTAAAAGAAAAAAAAGCTATCAACCAAAAAAATATAGACAAAAAAAATAATGAATTAAAAGAAAAAGAGTTGGAGCAAAAAATTAAAGGATATTTAAAGGAAGGAATTTTGGCAAAAGCAGAAAAGGTTAGTGAAAATTCTTTTTTAATTTGCGATAATTTAGAAGATAAAGTAAAACAAAGATTTGTAATGCTAAATTATACCGAAGAATTTAGGAAAAAATTTGTTGGCAAAAAAGTAAATGGAACAGTCACTTTAGATTACAAAGACAAAGAAGGCTCTGTAAAATTTAAAATTTTAGAAATTTATGATTTTACCACAAAAACTGCGGAGTAATTATGGCTAAAAAAAGTTATAACGAAGAACAAATTGGCTTTATTGTACATCAAAAAGTAGTTTCAAGAAGAAGTTTTGACGAAATTGCAATGAAATACAATAAAAAATTTGATGATGATTTAAACGAAGTTGATGTCAAAACAATTTACGAAAGATATAAAAATCAAAATGTTAAAGGTGGCGAAGAGCATAGTTTAAAACAACTTAAAGATGTTGCCAGAGTAAAAAAAAGCAACTCTATTACAGCTAAAGAAAACAAAACAATTTTACAACTTTGGAATGATAGAGATGACATACTTGATGCGGTAAGGGCAGCAGCTAAAGAAGTTGGTAAATTAAAAGTTCCAACGCTAAAACGTATTAAAAGCAAAAAGAAAAAAGGAATGACTAAAGAGCTTCTTTTATCCGACATTCATTTTGGAAAACTTATTGAAGCTGGTGATGTCGATTCTTTTAAAAAACCTTTTAATCTTGAGATATGTAAGCAAAGATTGCAAGAGATTGTAGCAAAAACTATTGGTGAAATTGAGCGTGATAGCAAAGAGTACAATATAGACGAAATTGTAATAGCCCTTATGGGTGATATTATTGAAAATTATTCAATGCACGTATTGGAATCTGCAAAAGGTTGTGAGTTTGGTAATGCCAAACAAATTTATGAAGCTTTAGTTAATATTTTTAAAATTGTTATTGTACCACTTAATCAACTTGGTATTCCTATTAGAGTTGTTGCTGTAACTGGCAATCATGATAGAGATGGTGTAAATAGAACTTATCACAATCCCGGTGAAGAAAATTTTACACATATTATATATAATACAATTAAAGATTTTTGCGAGATTGGTGGTCTAAAAAATATTGAATTTGTAATTCCTAAAGAGCCTTGGGCTGTAATTAAAATATATGGAAATACTGTTTTGTATGAACATTACGACAACTGTAAAAATGCTGATAGAAAGGGTTTAGAGGCCCTTATGGTTAAAAGAAGTAATCAACTTAGTATGCCTTTAGACTATATGCGTGGAGGTCACTTTCATGAACCCACAAGTTTTAGAAATGGAAGAATACAAATTAACGGTTCTTTAACAGGAACAGATAGTTTTGCCTCAGTTTTGGGGTTTAACGCTGAGGCTTCGCAAACCTTAAATAGTTTTGTAAATTCAAATAGGCGATATAAAATGTATAAAAGCTTTAATATTTTGCTTGAATAAATAAAAGATTTTAAATACTTACACTTTTTTGCTGAAAAAGACTTAATCTTTATATTGATGCTGATAGAGGGAGTAGATGTGGGTAAAAAAAATCGAAACTATACTAGTCAAGTATATCCAGAAGAAAAACAGGGTAATATTAAAGATGCAAATAAAAAATTAAAAAGTATAATAAAACAGTTAAATAAAAAAATTAAACAGCTTGAAGAAAGTAACAAAACTTTAAGAAGATCGTTCAACGAAAGTTGCGAATATATCAGCAGAAAAACAAAAGATGAAAGTTTAGAAGATATAATTCAAGATGTGAAAAAAAATAAAGAAGAAATATGCCCTAAATGTGGTAAAAATAACAAGGAAGGATTTAGCGTTTTAATTTTTCCTAAAGTGAAAATTCTAGAATGTACTTGTGGTTTTAAAGCAAGGAAAAATAGAGATGAAAGAGACTGAAGAAGTTAGAGAGTTAAGAGGGAAAATTTTAGGGATGGAAATGGAGTTAAATATTATTTCCAAAGACCTTGAAAAATTTGAAATTCAACTTTTTAATAATTTAAAAATAAAAAAAGAAATAGATGAAAACATTGCTTTCTTAAAAAAAGACAGGGTTACAGTTTCTCTTTTGGAATATAAAAAAATTAAACACCAAAAAGAATTAGTTGAAATGAGAATTAAATATTACAACAAAAAAATACAGCCTTTAAAAAATATTTTAAGTTATAAGGAAGATTTTCACAAAAAAGAAATAGAGCGTTTTTACGAAATTTACCGGATGCAGTTTAAAAACAATATATTGGAGTTTTCTAGTGACAGAAAAAAAGCATAAAATTTATAATGTAAAAGATTACATTGATTACCCTAAAGCTCAAAATAGTATAAGCAAACTTCTTGAAAAATACCCCGATGGTGTAAGCGATGAAATAATTGCTAAAGCATTAAATATTAGCGAAGAAGAAGTTGAAGAAATATACCAATCAGCAATCGAAAAAATCAAAGCCAAACTAGGCGTTTAAATAACCTTAAAATTTCTTTATTTTTTAATGACCTTTCTCTTGAAAGGTTTTTTTTTCTATGATACTATGTGTTCATGCTACCTCCCTGTTGTGGGCTTGTAGTCGTATAGGGGCCGAAGTAGAGCACAGGTCGCAACTGTAACCCATAAGGACTATTAAAAAAGAGCATAGGGGTGGTCATACAGTGAGCCACCTCTTCCTATGATATTATAAGGTATAAGTATGGATTTAAAAATCGGAAATTATGCAAGCTATTTGCAAGTCAGAGAATTTAAAGAAGAATTCAAACCACTAAGAACTCAGGATATGGGCAATGGTATCTATATTGATTTTGATAAAGATGGTAGAATTGTAGGTATCGAAATTCTGACAGAAGTTAAGTTAAGTTACTATGATGACTATAAGGAAAGAAAATAATGCACTATTTAGGATTCGATTTAGAAACAGGTGGCTTTGACAAATACAACCATACAATTACAGAAGCTTATTTTGCTATCTGGGATAAAGAGTGGAATCTATTAGATGAACTCCATCTTTACATGAAAAATGATGATGGTGAAATCCACGGAGAAGAGCAAGCTTTTAAAGTTACTGGTATTGATCCAGAATCTCAACTTCTAGACCCAAACACACTCACTTATACAGAAGGTAGAGCCAAGTTATTAGAAATGCTGGCTAAACATAAAATTCCTAAAAAACGCACTCATTTTCGTTATCTTGGTCAAAACATCACATACTTTGATATTCCATTCATGGAAGCTCAGGGTTTCCTAACCGAAGACCAAGCCAAGAAAGCTGGTATTAATCACAACCCATTAGATACTACAAATATTGTTACATGGCTAAAGGACATGGAAATGCTGCCTAGCAATGTTGGTAGTATTAGTAGTTTGATTGAATATTTTGAATTACCTAAAGGTAAGGCTCACCAAGCCAGAGATGACGTTCATATGCAAAAAGAGATTTATATTAGACTTTGCAATCTAATAAAAGATGCCAGTAAAGCCAATCTATTGAGTCAAGGTCAAGATAATGATTTACTTAAAATTGTGGAGTTTTAATGGCTTTTGAATTTAAAATGAGAAAAGTTTTTTCTATATTAGAAGAAGGCTTAAAAAAATGAAAAAAAATGAAGTGATTTCCAAACTAATAGATTTTCACGAAGAAACATTCCCCTCAGTAGGCAGGGGTATGTCTCAAAAAGAATATTTTTCTGAACTTTTAGATTTGCTAGTAGGAGAAGGCATGCTACCTCCCCATGACGGTAAGGGAAAAATTCTTTTTGAAGATGTTCAATATATAATAGACCATTATAAATGGGAATCATAAAAAAGGAATGAAATGAGTGAAAACATCTTAAAGAAAAAATACGAATCAACCATGTATGCCTTAAGAAGAACTCTACACCAAGGTTCATTGGAAAGGGATTGGCTGGAGGATGTTGAGAAGTATGTGCATAGTTTAAAAGCTTTGTCTATGCAAAATGCAGATTATCTAATTGATCAACAAGCTATTAAAATTGAACAACTTAAAACTAAAATACAATGTTTTAAAGATGAGTTAAATTCGAGTAATGAAATTAAAAAAACTTTAAAGAATAAGTTAGAGCTATCTAATGGTAGGCTAGATGATGCAAAGCAGCTACTTGAATCATGGCAAACACAAGACCCAAAACACCACTATGATGAATTTGACCCAGATTCTTTAGGGTGTATAACCAGAGCATTTTTAGAAAAATTAAAATGAAATATTCTAAAATGACTATATTTTTAACTATTTTGTTTTATATCATAGGATATTTACTATACAGGGTTTTTCAATCATAAACTAGTTAAAAGGATAAGATAGGTGTGATACTCAAAATAACAACCGACAAAGATTATAAAGTAATGAATGGAAAAGAGTGGGTAAGAACAATATCTGAATATGACTCTTATATAACAGAAGTAGCACCTGAAGCCAAAGACAGCGCAATTAAATATTTTAAAAGACATATAAATGTAAAACGTATGCCTAAGTGTTTCAAAATTGAAGAAGTTGTATTTCCAAACGATAACAAGTTGCATGCCTTAAGAGGCAATGAGAATATGGTATATATTGTGTTAAATGGAAAAATAGTGTTTGAATGGCCTGATGACGCAAACACTAGTTGGCCCGAAGACTTAACATGGGATAGAGAAATATCTTGTGTATTCGATTCAGGCGTTCAGTTAGGTATAAAACTGGCTAAGTTAGCGATAGAAAAGATGTAAAAATGATTAAAGATGACGATACTAAATTTACAACACCTCCTGTAGTATTTGTTTTAGAAGAACAAATTGAGGATTTAAAAAAGCAAGTTAAAGAGCTTCAAAAAGAAATCAGAAAACTTGACGCTGAAAAAGAAATGTGGCGAAACACCTCCTATAAAGCAGGGGAAAAAATAGCAAAGCTAAAAGCTGATTTAAAAACTGCAAAGAGTGAGAAGTTATAATAAAATAGTTAAAAGGATAAGATAGGTATGATACCGCCATTTACAAACGTAGGCAAAAAAGACGATTGGGGATATTTAGATTATGAAAATAAGTGGGAGTGGGAAGATGAGTAAAGAACTAACATATTCAAGCATATTAAAATCAATAGCTACTCTTAAAAACAGTGGAACTCTGTATGAGTTTAAAAAAGGCAGTACAATAGAGTTTGTAGAAAGTTCAAGGTCTGGAAGTAAGCTTAGTTTTGAAATGAATCTTTTGGGATATGAAATAGGAACTTACCATGACATACGCAGCATCAAACTTCCCAGAAAGAAAAGAAAAAAGCTATTAGCTATGCTAAAACGTAGAGTTAAAAATCTAAAAAAAGAAATAGCAAGGATGGAGTTTACAGATGAATGAGTTCCAAAAAGCACATATTAAAAGAATTGAAACGGATAATAAACGCAAAAAAACTATTATTGAAAAACTTAAAGTAGAAAACAAAAAATTAAGAAAAGATATTCTAATGTTTCAGACTAGATATATGGAGCTATTGCCAATTAATAAAAAACTGCGTGAATGTGTAGATAAATTGTGGGAAATAGAACCAGATAAAACAGAAATGCTAGATATATTGCAAAAATGCTTAAAGGATATTGATGAAGATGAGTAAATTTATAGGGTTTTTTTTGCTATTTATTGTCGCCTGTAATCCAGTAATTACTGAAAGATATCATTGGTGGTGTGACAACCATAGAGAAAACATAGGCGAACATAACTTTGGCAAAGGCCATTTATGTCTTGACGAAGACTGTAGAAGAGCAGCTACAAGAGAGCATGACTGTAAACACTGGAGAGCTGTAAAGGTAGAGGTGAAATAATGGAAGCATGGTATCCAGTATTAATTCCTATTATCTTAATAACAATGATTTATATAGCAGATTTAATTTTTTAGGAAATAAATGAAAATGAAAAATATGTGGAAATCAATCAGGGTATTTATTGAGTATAATTTATACTTATACACAAGCCATTTTGACTTCCCTTCAAAATTTTTAGTTCGATACTATTTTGAAAAAGATCAAAGATGGGCAATAAAAGGTAAATGTATGAAAATTGCTCATATGTATGCATACGATTCTACTGTTACTATAGACAAATTAGAACTAATACATTCTGTATATGGAACTTGTACAAGAGAAAGGGTTAGGCAATTTTTGTGGAAATATATAAGATCAGTTAGAGTTAAATTAAGGAATAAATGAAAAACTTTGTAACACCAAATTCACACCCTTCTAGTTTTTTAACTGGCTCTACCGTAGAGGCTATGGTAGATAAGTTTAAAGAACTTGGCACTGGCTACTATGTTTGCACAGACAACGGCTATTTAACCAATGCACTTAAAGCATATAATCTAGCTAAAAAGAAAGGGCTTAAACCTATTCTTGGTTGTGAGATTTACGTTAAAGATGATTCGCTTAGTAGTAAAATTAAATACTATACAATTACTCTTCATGCTCGAAATCAAGAGCAATATCAATATCTTGTAAAACAATTGTCAGATAAAACTCGTACTACTATTGAAATTCTTGAACAAGAATATCCACTATTTAACATAAAAGACCTTGAGGCGTTTGCGGAAAAAGGTTTTGTTGCCGTTGTAGGTGGGCCTCAGTGTGTCGTGTCTAAAAATTTATTGATTGGTGAGCATGAGCTTGCATTAAATACATTTAAAAGATTGGCTGGAGCTTTTGCTAATAATTTTTATGGCTCAATTATTCCAATGAAATTTGACAAGAAGTGGGTTACTTCTAGTATTTTTACATTTGTTAATGGGGAAACGGTTACGCTTGACTCTACAATTATGGCTGAAACTGACTATGCTAAAACATTTAGGGTGTCACTTAAAGAAGTAGCTGATAAACATGGTAAGCATAAATCAATTAAAAAGCTTTATGTAAACGGAATTGGGTACAAGGTGAATAGAGATATTGTTTCGGCTTGTAATCACAAAGATTTTAAATCAATGGGTACTGATGTTTATGAAACTTACAATAAGTTTATGAAAGCTTTTTGTGAAAGATATAAAGTACCAATGCTTATTAATGACTACTCATATCTAGCCAAGAAAGATGATAAGCTGGTTCAAGATTTAAAACTTGGTGAAGAAATTAAGCTTTATACAAATCACCATATATGTAATATTAATGATGTTCTACCGGTTTTAAGTAACGTATATGACACATTAGAAATTGAAAAAATGGTGCAAAATAGTTATAATTTTGCGTCAAAGTTTGACAATTTTGAACTTAAATATGACTATCAGCTTGTAAAAGAACATGACAACCATCTAAAAGCTACGCTTGATTTAATTAAAAAAGTTGGTAGATTTGACGAATCTAATCCTATTCATCGTGAACGTCTACAACATGAGATCAAGGTAATTCATGGGAATGGCAAGATTGATCTACTCCCATATTTCTTTCCTATTAGTGGGATTATTAATTATTACAAAGAAAAAGGTAGGGTTGTAGGGCCTGCCCGTGGTTCGGCTGGCGGCTCTTTTCTTATGTACTGTATGGGAATTACCCAAATTGACCCGATTAAATATGGTCTTTATTTTTCTAGATTCTTAACTCTTGGGCGTATTTTATCAGGAAGCCTTCCAGATGTTGATGTTGACCTTAACTCAAGAGATTTGTTAATTGAAAAAAATGGTTTTTTTAACACTCATTATAATGAAAGATGGGCGCAAGTTTCTACCAGAACTATTATGAAACTTAAATCATCTATCAGAGATGTAAACCGTTTTAAATTTGGCAAGGTAGAAGAAGAAATAGAAAGATTTGCCAAAAACCTTGAAGCTACACCGCAAGGTATTTCTGATGCCGATTTTGTTTTTGGATATGAAGATAATGAAGGAAATCACGTAGCTGGATTGCTTGATAAAGACGAAAAATTAAAAGCTTATACCCAAGAAAGGCCTAAAGAATGGGAAATTGTAAAAAGAACACTAGGTATTTCTAGGCAAAATGGAAGACATGCATCTGCTTTTGTTATTTCAAACAAATTGCTAACTGACATTATTCCAATTATGAAAGTTAGTGGACATGAAAATATTACCCAATATGAAGCAAAGGAAGTAGAAGAAGCAGGTCTTATAAAATATGATTTTCTTATTATTAAAGTTTTAAATGACATTCAACTTGCAATTGAAAATATTAACAAAAAAAATTATTATAAAAATGGAAATGTTGGAAAATTAGAATCGGGACATTTTTTTCATAAAGGCGACAGTGTTTACATTTGGGATTTGCCAGAAGAGCCAGAAGTATTTGACATGCTTGGCGAGGGTAAAACTGAAACCGTATTCCAGCTTAACACCACATCAGTTACACCTTATGTTATTGACATGAAACCACGGTCTGTTGAAGACTGTGCTGTTGTTACATCGCTTGTCAGGCCGGGACCTCTTGAATTTGTTGACGAAAGAACTGGTAGAAACATGGCTCAAGAATATGTTGAGCGTAGGCATGGTAGAAGTAAAGGTGAGATTCCTATTCTTGACGAGCTTCTTCCTGAGACTTACGGTGTTATGGTTTATCAGGAACAAATTACTAAAATTACAAAAGAACTTACTGGCTGGGATGACGAAAAAGCTGAAGATGTGCGTATTGCCGTTGGTAAGAAAAAGCTGAGAATGATTGAGGAATTAAAACCTCAGTTTATCGAAGCATCAGCAGCAACCGGTAGGGTTGACACTTATACTGCCGAAACTATTTGGGCTATGATTGAAAAGTTTGGTCGATACGGCTTTAACAAATCTCATGCTGTTGCTTATTCTATGGTTGCATACGCATGTGCTTATTTAAAATATCATTACCCCCTTGAATGGTGGGCGGCTGTTCTTTCTAATGCAGAGGAAAAAGAAATTACTGAAATTTTATGGCCTTATGTCAGAAATATTTTATCGCCACCAGACATCAATTTATCAAAAGAAGAAATGGTTATTGATTATAATTCAGGTACGATTAGAAATAAACTATCTGTATTAAGAGGTTTAGGTGAAAAAGCGGCAAATAAAATTACAGAAAATCGCCCATATGCTAATATAAATGAGTTAGTTGAAAAAGAAGTTCTTGGCACAGCTCTTGCTGAAAAACTTACCCACATCGGGGTTTTGGATAGTTTATTTGATTCAAAAATGAATTTAATGGAAAAAATGCAGGCATATAAAGATGCTGTAGAGGTTTGGAAATACAAAAAAAAGATTTTTGAAAAATCTGAGGGTGAGATTGTGCTAAATCAACCACTTGAGAAATTTATTGAAGCTGCTAAAAAACATCCCAAAACAAGACGTTGCAAACATGAAATTAGAAAAGGTGTTATTGATATGAAATATGCTTTCATGAACCCAATGAAAGATTACATATTAAAAAAATCAATTTTCCCAACAATGCCTATGGTATTACATGATATTATTAAAGAAAATTCAAACAATGTAAAAATTATTGATACTGGAACTTCAGTTTATGCAATGAGTGAATGTGGTAAAGAAACACGTATGATCAATGGTAAGACCTATCAGAAGATAAAAGAATTGCCAGTTGAGCAAGATAGCAGACAGGTAATTACCTTTTGTGTTGCTGGGTATGTTGTTGAAAGCAAGGAGTTTTCTTACGGGCCAAATAGAGAGAAGAAAGCTTTAAAAATGAATGTTGATGTAGACGGTCATTTAGAAGAATTTGTAATTTGGCCAGATTATGACACTGGAATACTTGAATATCCAGAAAATTTAAAAAAGAATTCTGTAATTTTTCTGTTTATGCATCGAAAGATGGGAAGGGAAAGGTATCACACCAACATTGACAGTGTAATTGTGGAAGAGGTTTTAGTTTAATAAAAACTATGATATTATAGTTTTAAACAGGAGATTTAAATTGATCTTTAAAAATAAATTAGAAGAAATTGAAGTTGTTCCAAATAAATGTTATTTAAATATTTACATAAAAATGGATGAGAGTTCTTATGTGTTTGAAATTAACTACATGAAAGACAGGTTTATAGCTGAAAAAAATTTTCCAGTCAGTGAAAAAGGCGTAGCTGAAATGGAAGAAATGAAAAACAAATATACAGATGAAGAAGATTTTCAAAAATATTTTAAGCTTATTTAAAGAAATTGCTCTTTTTTTTAGTGCTTTTCTTTTATGTAGCGTGATTTTTTTGTTTTATATGTTGGCTGTTTATGTTAGTATAATATATCTTTAAAGGAGATGTGATGAGTTTTAAAGAAATTTTGACAAAAATTAATGAAGAAAAAAAGATTGCAGAAACCGATCTAAACACTATAAGCCCTAGAGCTTATCCTTATAAAAAAGGGCAGGTTGATCGGGCTAAGGAAAATCTTGAATCGTTATATGTTGATTACAAAAATCAAGTGCTTAAAAATGCAGTGTTTATTTTGGTAACTGGTAGTCATTCTGATGAATTTGCCGATATTGCTCAAGATAAATTTGAGTGTTTTAATATTGATGCCAAGTCTTTTTATCAAGAAATTGTTGACCAATTAAGCCCTGAGCTTTATAAAGATAAAAATTTAAATTCATCAGTGTTTGACATTGCCGGCAATGTTTTAGAAGATAAAATGAAAAATCTAGATGTTGTATCGTATAATTCTTTGACGTTTTCATCTAAATATTCTAAGTTTGTAAAAACAAAAGCTGAAATGGTTGATATTTTAAAAGATGCTATTAATGATTCGGTTGGCGGTGAAGTGGTAGGTCTTGATGCCTTGGAGAAAGTTTCTAAAGAAGCTGTTAACAAAGAATATAAATCAAGAGTTGTACCAATTTTGCTAAGAAGTAAAGATGAGAATTTTCTACTAAATATTGCTACAAGCATAAGAACAATCAACCCTAGAGTTGTCATGGTTGTAGCAGGAGAAACAAATAATAATAATATTAACCCTTTATCTTCTATATCAGAAGTTAATGAAACAAGTGTTGGGGATGCCCTAAAAGAAATTGCCGCTAATGCATAAAAGGAGAATGGCTATGAAACTTGGAAAACCAAAACATGAGCAAAATACCAAAAATTATTTTGCTTTTAGAAAAGATCAAAACACTTTTACCCTAAGAATTTTGCCGCCCATGGGGGAATTGGCTGAGTCTGGTAAGTGGTCTGTTTATCACAGAGTTGAATTTGGACACACTGGAACTGATGGTAGAATGAAACCATTTTTGTCACCTAGAGTTGTAAACTATGACGGGATGGTAGAGGTTGAATCTCAATCACATATTCGTCGTGAGCAACTAAAAACAAAAATGGAAGCAGCTAAAGCTTCTGGGGATTTGGCAACGCAAGAAGAATGCAATACACTGCTTAGAAAATATAATCAAGATGCAAAACATTACATGAATGCAGTTGATTTGCAAGGCAATGTTGGGCTGTTTAAAATTGGTCACAGAGGATATCAAGCTTTAAAAGCTGAAATTGATAGAATTAGAAAAACTGACGGTGTTGAGCCTGTAGGTATTGAAAATGGCAGGTTTTTTGTTTTTTCACGCTCAGGTAAAGGTAGAGATACTGTTTATACTGTTCAAGAGTATAAGCAAAAACAAGAAATGATAGGGCCAAATGGCGATAAAATTGTTGCCGATGTTACGTTCAACCATAGTGTTGACGAAAAACTTCTTAACAAGCTTGAAACTGACGCATTTGAACTAAACAAAGTGTACCCTACGGTAACTGCGGAGCAAGAAGCAAGGATTGTAAACGAAGGTGCTGTTGCTGTAGACGAAATTCTTGGCAGAAAAACACAAGATAAAACAGAAACAAATTCTGTTTCCACCTTTACTCAAACAGAAGTAGCTCCAACTCCAAGTGTAACAAATGCAAATCAAATGCAGGTAAACAATGAGGTTGTAAACGTCACTACTGGAGAAATTACACCTCAAACAACAGCTCAGGTAGAAACAGTTGTTGCGCCAACCAATAGTGTTTCCGGCATGAGTGAAGAAGACTTTTTCAAAAAGATTGAGCAAGGCGACTACTAATGACGCAAGAAAATAGTGGGGCGGCACTTGTCGTCCCTGCTTTTAGACATTGCCCAGAGCTTAAATTAAGCACATCTGGATGGGAAACAGCTATGTCTAGATTTCATGAAGCTAAAAATATTGTGCCAGCACAATATTCAAATCTTGAACTTTGTTTTCAGGAAGCATGGCGTGAATCTAAAAGAAATGCCATTGCTGTTGGTGATGCTATAAAAAAAGCAAGACAAAACATTGAAGAAGTTAAGGCCGATATTATTCTAGAAGAAATTCCTAAATTACTTGAGGAATTACCAAAAAGTGCTAACAATGCTGATTTTAGAAAAGCTGTAATGACAAAAAATTCCGATTATGTAGCGGCAAATGAGCATCTTAACAAACTTGAAGCAATGTTAGAGCATTTTGAAAGTCACATGAAAATAATGGAAAATACTTCAAGGTTTTTAAAAAAACAAATGGATTACATTATTAGGAACGGTAATTATGGACAATAGAGGTAAATTATGAACGCAAGAAAAGCTAGAGAGCTTAGAAAAAGTCTTTTAATGACAAAAGAAAACCTAAGACAAAAAGAATATTCAAGAATTAATCCCGTTAGAAAAATTGTTTACTTTACAAACAGTAGAGGTGTTTTGATTCCACAAGAATCTGTACGATCTCAAATTGTTAATAAAAATCTACATTATTACAGAATGCGAAAAAAAATAATTAGCAGGGGGTTCCATAATGGCTGAAAATAAATGGCTTAAACAGCTAAGAAAACACGATGCTGCCGTAGAAAATGATTACGATGCATTTGCTATTGAAAATTGTGTATATACACCAAGCCCTTATATTAACTGGATTTTTGCAAATAAATCCCATGGTATTCCCAAAGGCTCTGGCGTTCTACTTTACTCAGAACCAAAAGCTGGTAAGTCTTTGTTATCACAGGCTATTGCAGGTCAATTGCATGAGGATGATGGTGAAGGTATTGTAATGTATTTTTCCACAGAATACAAAGGTAAATTCCAAAAAGGTTTCTTTGGAAACATTGACCCTGAAAGAATTGTCATGTACGACACCAGTGACCCAAGGGATATTTTTGATTATCTAGCCGAAGATGTTCAGGCAATGGTTCAAGATGGTATGCCGCTAAAAATGGTTGTTATTGACTCACTTACTGCTATTGGTGGTATTAAAGCCGAAGGTAAGTCGGTAGGCGATCACCTAATTGGCGACAAAGCTTTGACTATTACCAGAGGTTTAGACAGGGTAATTCCATTTTTTAAAAAACATAACATTACATATATTACTGTAGCACAAATTAGAATGAATATTGGAGCTATGTATGGGCCAGACACTAAGGCCGCAGTTCCAAAAGCTTGTGAACACAATCATGAGTTTTTTCTATCTGTAAAACGTGCTGGTTCTGCTGATGACAAAAAAGACCTAGCTGGCAATTCTTTTGAAGGAAATATTAAGGATGCTAGAGGGAACAAAGCCGTGACAGGACATAAAATTTATGTTAAAATGGAACAGAATTCAGTTGGTCAAGCTGGTCGAACTGCCAAGGTTACTTTAGATTACAAAAGAGGTTTTATAAATCAGCATGAGGAAATTTTTGAGCTGGGTGTAAATACCGGCGTAATTGATAGGCCTAATAATAGAACTTATACATACGAAGGCGAGACATATAATGGTAAAAATGCAATGGCTCAAGCCATTAAAGAAGACCCCTACTTGGGTGAGCGCATTTTAGATCAAGTTAAAATGATGGATCAATAAGGAGAAAAATATGTCAAAACTTGTAGATGATTTTGTTAGATTAACCAAAGCTCAAATACAAATTGATGGAAAGCTTAAAAAAAATGAGCCTTTGACTAAAGAAGAAAATGTAGATTTTCACGATCATATGGATTTAAATTTGCATATAAGAGCACTTTTTAATCTTATTGAAGAAGGTTATACAAAAAATGATATTGTAGGTATGCTTGATAAATTTGAAGAATTTGATTTGGAATATTCAAAAATAAAATATTCTTAAACAATAAAGCGTTATGTACGGGACGCTATATAAACACCAACTTGGCTTTTAGAGCGTGTGCCAACTTGAACACTAGGAAAGTCTCTAAGCTGTTGAGGGAGAGACCAAAAGAGGATGTGGGTTTAGACTCTTTAAATTCGCCTAGCTTGGAGGGTAGTGAGAAACCCGAAGCCGCACCATGGTCATGTAGTCAGAATAGGCCGGTGACTTATAGACAGGGTTTGAATCCCTGATAAACGACCATTAAAAAAAGGAAAAACTAATGACTAAATTAATAAGACAGCTAGACAATCCAGAACTAGATGAAATCAAGTTAAATACAAGTGACCATTTTGAACTTATCTATATGAGACATAGATATTTTAGAAAGTCAACCAATCCAAAACCTAAAAGATTGGCTAAATTTGAAAAAATGATCTGTAATATTTCAGACAAAATTTATTTAAGAAATATTGAGGTATTTAAAATAGTAGGTTTTGAAATGGAAGACCTTAGAAATGTAGGGCGTGTAAACACCGTATCTTTTATTTCCATGGACGGCCTTTATGAAAACCCTGACAAAATGGAAAAGTTCAGAAAACAACACAAGAAAAAATATAGTGAAAATTCTGAGCCAAAAGAAAAAGATGTGTTTTTAAAAGAATGTTACAATCTATCTAAATTTTTAAACCAAAGGCTTCAAGAAGTAGCTAAATTTTGCAAAAATAAAAATACAAACATTAGAGGTACAAAATCAATTAAAAAATTTTACATTGGTGATCCCCGAAGAAACCCTACTGATAGAGAGCTATATAGTTATCCTGAAGTTTATGGTTACAAAAAAATTACAGAATCTAATTTTAAAAAGTTAGTAAAAGAAAACAATGCAAAAGGTAAACTAAGTTTTTTAAATAAACAAAATCAAATAGTTAGGGTTGTGTACATTAAAGGTTCTTTTTTAACAAAAAAAGATATTGAAGAAACAGATGTTGACCCAAGAAAATGCCTTTACAATGCAAATCCTGAAGACATTCTTATTGGAATAGAAGATTACAATAAAAAAGCGTGATATTATAAAGTATGTCTGACAATAACACAAACAAAAAAGAGCATGAAGAGTACGACAAAATTATACGTCAAGAGTATGAGCAAAATGTCGAAACAGAAAAGCTTATTCAAGAAAATAAGCGTATAAATGCTTTTATATATAATAAAAAACTAAAAGTTCAACAAAAACAATACGAAAAAATGTCTAACATTCAAGATAGTCTTGAAAAAGAGGACTTAACTAAACGTGGATTTAATCGTGAATCTATGTTAAAAGAGCTTGAAGATCGTAAAAATGCCGTCACATTTTTTAACGAAATAGTGTCTAAAGATTTTGTTGCAGCACCCGGCTCTTTGATGGTCATCCCTTCAATGACAAACAATGGTAAATCCACCATGACAGCTCACCTTGCTGAAGCATTGGTAAATGAAAATAAGCGTGTTCTTATTTTGTCAAATGAAGAAAAAGAGGAAGACGTTAGAGCAAGAATTTCATGTCTTAGAACCAATGTATCTTTTGGTGATTATAAAACAAGCAAATGTACTCATGAAGAAATTGAAAAGGTTTTGTTGGACGGAGAACTTTTGGCAAATAACGGCAATCTTGTTGTTATTTCTCCAAAAAATGAAGTTGATGCCTATAAAGTAACAACAGTTGATGGTGTTATGGCAACACTTGAAAAAGCCAAGGGTAATTTTGACGCAGTAATTCTTGATTATTATACCAATGTAAACATGAGTGAGTTTGGAAATATTGACCCTTGGCATGTTAACAACAGGTTAGCTTCTGAGCTTAATATTTTTAAAGATACTGCGCCATTTCCTATTATTGCAATGGCTCAATGTGAAGGTATTAGAAGTGAGAAAAAAGTTGAAGATAAAGGTGCGTTAGATTTTGAAAACAATCATGTAATGTACAGGTGGAAAGGTGGTAAAGGTATAATTATTTATGCTACCGATATTATTGAGCTTGTAAAAGATTTTGATAATAGTTGCTCTTATTTTTGGGCGCACAAAGTTCGGTTTAGCCACGGAGATTTGCAAAGAAAACATCATTTACCATTTGATAAAAAAATGCAAAAATTTGTTGAGTGGAGTCCTGAATTTGATGCCAAAGTTACCGCCTCAAAAGTAACTAGAGAAAGCAACGAACAAAGCAAAGAAGAACTTAAAAATATTTTTAATGGAAGAAATGAAGGAAACAACTAAAAATTTTTTAAATTTATTTTTTAATGAAGGTGAGACAATTTGCGTATCAGACTGTCAGGGTGGTTATCACAGCATATCCCAAGAAGAATTTGAAGGTGATATCAAGCTTGTTTCACCAAAAGAAGATAAAAAAAATAGATTTATAAAAGAAGAAGCTGTTAGATTAGTGGCAATTAACCCAATTAATGGGTGGAGAAGAGATGAAAACGCCACGGCCTATCGTACATTTTTAGTAGAGTGTGATGATATGTCATTGGAAGAACAATATAAATATATAAAAGATATGGGCTTTCCATATTCATACTGTTGTTTTTCTGGAAGTAAATCTTTACACTTTGCATTAGTGCTTGAATCTGACATTCCTAGCGAAACAATTTATAAACATACAGCGCAGTGGATTTTAAATATTCTTGACAAAGCCGATCCATACACGAAAAACCCATCACGTTCGGTAAGATTTCCAAGTGTCATTAGGCCAGAAACAGGAAAAGAGCAAAGAATAGTTGAAATGGGTTCCAGAATTAATATTGATAAACTTGGAAAGTGGCTTAATAAATACCCTGATAAAGCACCAAAAGTAATGCAAATGAAACCTAGAAATACAGGCAGTTTTAATATTAAAGGCGTAGGAGAATGGGCTAAAAAAGCTTTGGTAGAAGGTGTTCACAATTCAGAAGGTTCAAGAAATCAAAAATGGATGTCAATTGGATGTGAGTTTGCAATTAACGGTATGGGTCTTGATGAATCAATTTCATTTCTTGGTAGATATTATGAAGAACAGCCAGATTTTAATCAAAAAGAGTGGTTAGAAGCAATAACAAATGGATGGAATTTTGCCGATAAAGTTAGTGTAAGGAGTGATAATGAGTAATGACACATATCACAAGTTTAAAAAAGATGATGTTGACCAATTTATGGAAAATGACATCTACCTTCCTACCAGAACTATTTATATGGGAAGTGCCAGTACTGATGATGAAGGTTGTGAAAGTGGTGTAGATCACATGATGGCTGAACAAATGATTAAAACTCTTCATATTTTAGATAATCAAGATGCTGAATCACGAAAAGGAAACAAGCCAATTACAATTATTATGAATAATCCGGGTGGAGAGGTGTACCATGGGCTTGCTATATATGATGCTATTAGAAACTGTAAAAATCATATAACCATAAAAGTTTATGGTCACGCTATGAGCATGGGTTCTTGGATTTTGCAGGCGGCTGACTATCGTGTAATGACTCCAAATTCACGAATTATGATTCATTATGGGTATGATGGTGGGGATACTCATTCAAAGACATTTCAAAAATATGCGCTTGAAGGCGATAAAATAAATAAATTGATGGAAGATGTATTTCTAGAAAAAATTGAAGATAATAAAATTACTCAAGAAGAGTATTTGCACTTAATTGGTAAAGACAAAGAGATATCCAAATTGCATTCAAGTTCAAAAAGAAAAATGATTGATATTAATAGAGAAAAACTTGAGTTAATGCTTAATTTTGACACATTTATTGATGCTGAAATGGCTTTAAAATTAAACTTGATAGATGAAATAGAAAGGCCTAAAGATGAGTAAATGCGATTTTTGCGATGTAGCTTGCGGCAATTCTTGGTGCCCGGCTAAAAAAGAAGATAAGGAAAATAAAAATGGAGATGAAAATAGCACTGATTGACTATATATCCAAAATGGCTTGGTTTGACATTGTTTTTGTTTTAGCAGTGCCATTTTTCTTTGTATTTGTTGTTAGAGGTTTATGGCAGCAAATAAAATATGTAAAAAAAATAAAACAAAACAGGGATAATTTGGAAGCGCAAAAATGCATAGGCCCTCACACATGGGTAAAAATGCCAATAATGGGGCAGGAAGTGCATGTATGCAAAGAGTGCTGTTGGTCGTCAAGTTTTCAAACTTATGTAAAAAAAGAATTTGTAAATGCTCATTTAAAAGAACAAGAGTTTAAAAATGCTTTGGAAGAATACTCAAAAAAAAGAAAAGTAGAAATTGCTGAAAAATTTAGACTATTTGATTTTGAATTAGAACAGCTAGAAAATGAAATTTACAGTATTAAAAAAGATTTTGTTGTTGAATGGTTAGAAAAAAGCCTAGAGGAAGTTTTAAAAGAAGAAAAAGAAGAAAAAGAAGAAAAAGAAAAAGAGGAAGAAAGTAATGAGTAATTTTGATTTTGGCTGGGGCGAACCATTTTGTGTTAGAGAAGCTTTAAAGCATTACTATAAAAGATCAATGACAAAACCAGTAGATATAGATGAATTACAATATTGTCTTGACGATGGAAATGAAGACTTGATTAATTTAACACGTTGGTTTATTAAAGAAACTACCGGAATTGAGTATAAATATATTGTGATTACTAACGGCACAACTGGAGCTATCAACGTAGCCTTGCGAGTAATGGCTAAAGAAGGTAAAAAAAATTGTTATACACATAAATATCATTTTCCTTATTACCCTGCAATTATTGAGAAAAATAATTATAAACATAAAATTGGCTTATATCGTAACCATGAAAAACAGCTTAATTCTTCTAGCGCAGTAGGTCTTGTGGACAGCCCATCCAATCCGGCAGGCGATTTGTTACTGTACTCTGACCATAAAAACAATATTATTTGGGATAGTGTTTATCACAACCCTGTATATGTCAATACTATACCTGTAATTCCCGATCACAGAGTCAATTGCGGCTCCTACAGCAAGGTTTTTGGCTTGACAGGGGTAAGGGTAGGCTGGATTGCTACCAACTTTCAGAAGGACTATGAAGCTTTTAGAGATGAAAATTTATACGAATTATGTACGGTCTCTGTTCCTTCCCAAGAACTTTTGCTTGACATTTTTGACAATATGGATTTAAATAACTTCATGAGGTCTGCAAAATATCGAGTAAATAACAACCGAGAAATGTGGGATAGAATTAAGGGATTGTTTGATAATCAAGAAGTGCCTGAAAACGGAATGTTTTACCCTGCTTGGGCTGACCCTATTGCATGTAAATTATTGAATAAACTAGGTTTTACTTATGTTGAAATGGACAGCAAAGGAAAAGATAAATATCTTAGATTTAATTTGGCTCAAACTAATGATATCACAAATCAAGCAATAAGATATTTAATAAAGGAAACAAGAGTATAAAGGGCGTTAAAATGGGAAAAGCAATACTTGAATTTGATCTAGATGATTTTAGTGATAAAAAAGCACACTTAAGAGCAATTGCAGCGACCGATGCTTTTTTAGCCCTTCATGATATTGATAATATGTTAAGAGAATATACCAAATATTCAAAAGGTATTGATATAGGTGATATTATAAATGTTAAAGATGGGCCACATAGGTTAAATGATTTTGAATCCAAATTATTACATAGGGTTTGCGAGATTATTAGAGGTAATGTTGCAGATATTCTAGATGTTCATGGTGTTAACATGGGATATTTAGAATGAAGGAATTTAAAGAAGGATTTCATAAATTTTTAGTAGGAATCACGCTTATATCAGGGGCAATGTACAGCTCAACTTGGGCGCATTATTTATTTGATAAAATAAACGCTCCTGCTCCAGCACCTTTTGTTTTTCAAATGATTGTATTTTTTTATATTTCTAAAAAAACAGTTTATCATACAGAGTTTAAATATGATAAAAAATAAAACATTAAAAAATATGTGTATTTTTTTTAAAAGAAAATTTAGAAAAAAAATAACAAATAAAAAAAAAATAACAAATAAAAAAAGATTAAAATCAGGCTATTGTTCTATTCATGAACTGGAATATTTGGCTAATAAGTATAACGGAATTAACGGTGAGCAACTTGTTCTTTTTATCTTGAAAGAAAAAGGGGCACCTGTTAATGGTGTTTTGTTGTTGTCAATAGATACAATCAACTATGAGTGGTCAAGGTATAAAAAAAATGAATTTGATGTTTTTATTTGGAAAATTAAGGAGAATTTACCGCAATGAAAAAGCTTATTATTTTACTTCTTTTATCTGGATGCGCTCTTGATCCTGTAGTCATAAGAAACTACAAAAAACCCTATAAACAAAAAGTAGTTGAATGCACTGAAAGGTTTATGGATGGATTTGGCACTGATATAAAAAACACTTATCAAGTATGTAAAGACCTAGAGCGAGGTCAAAAATAATGTGGGATAAAATGGACATGCTAGACAAAGCATTTTATTTTCTTTTGGCCCTTATTTTAGGGCTTTCTGTGTCTGTAGGTGTGTTGTTATATCAGAAGTCTAAGCTTAAAAATGAGGTTGTAAATTGGAAAATAAAATACACCGAAACTATGTCAGACCTGTCTTTTTGTCACGCCGACCATGCAGAAACCGGTTATAAATATGGTAGATGTACAGATTCTTTATATGACCTTAGAGAGTGGTTAAGATGGTGCAAGCCAAAATGTGAAGCAAAAAAAAGCTTTAATAAAATATTAAAAAGTAGGAAAATATGAAGGTAAAAGCTTTTATTGAGCACTTGCAAGATTTTGACCCAGAACAAGAGATTGTTTTCTTGGAATTAGGCGGTCTTTATGATATAATACTTTTAGCAATTTCAGAAAGAGATGATAAGGTTGAAATTGTTGTAAAAAATATTTTCAAAGAAGAAGAAAAAGAAAGGAAAATACAATGAATTATCCAGTGCCAACACCAACACCCAAAGGCAACGCTAAATTTATGGACAATGTGCGTTTAAATAAGTTTATTAGTGAATTTCAGCAAATGATTGCTGTTGCTATGGGCTTTCACGGTGCAACGCCTGAGCAGCTTCCTAAGCGTATAAACGGCAATCCTTTTGGAATTAAGGGACATTTTAATCATCCATGTACTGTATGGGTAAGAAAAAACAGGTCAAATTTCTTACATATGTGCCGTAGTACACTGGAATTTCTTAACGAACATTATAGGCGTGGGGGCAAAGGTCATGCAAATGCTCGAAATAACATTAAACTTGCAATGGCTTTTGCTAAAAACATCCCTGCTGGAGCTAGGACAGAATTTCCTAACTGTGCAGCGCACGATAGTTTAGGCGTTAATTATAAACATATTAAAGATGTACATGTCGCATATTCGCTGTACATTAATGATCGTTGGGACTTAGATAAAAAAGAACCTAGATGGAGTTATAATGAATAGCAAAACTTTTTTAACAACATGTGAAGGTGAAAAAGTTGACGTAACTAAAGTAAAAACTTTGTTTGTAGAGATTCCTTTAAAAGAGATTCTGGGCTACAATTTCTCTGAAATCTTACAAAAATATATTCCTATTCATAATAGAGAAAAATTTGAAATTGCTTTTGATTACTATAAATATCCAAATGGAAAAATTGAAAAAAAAATTAGGTGGGAAACTATGGGTACGTTAGAAAAAGATATTAAATTTGATTTAACTACCGAAGAATATTACGAACAAGTTTGCCCATTAATTATGTGAAAAGGTTTGTATATGTTAGATTTAGTAAATAAAAAAATAATTGATGCTAAAAAAAGTGGAGACAAATTTACTTCTAATGTTTTTGTTTTATTAAAATCAGAACTTTTAAACAATGAAAAATCTAAAAAACCAATTGGTGAACTAGAGGTTGTTGAAAAATACGCAAAAAAATTATTTAAAACTTTAAAAATGTTTGAGAATACCGACAGATACGAAGATTTAGAAAAAGAATATGGTTTAATTAAAGAGCTTTTGCCGAAACAGATGTCTGAAGAAGAGACTAAAAAATATGTGGAAGAATATCTAAAACAAAATCCTAGCAAAGAAATGGGCAAAACAATTGGTGCTATAAAAAAAGAATTAAAAAATGTTGACGGGGCTATTTTAGCTAAAGTAGTCAAAAATGTAATTGGATGATTTTAAGGTGTGTAAAATGGATAGTTTAATTAACGCAATATTAGAAAAAGGAATTCTAAAAGAAAAACAAAAATTTGTAGTTTTTTCTGATGATCGACAGGCTTCAAAAAATTTGCTGCAAAATGTATCGGCAAAGATACCATGTATAACTATGTACAGGCTTATAGATGGAAACTGCATTGAACTTAGCAATAAAACAGTTGTGCTATTTAGAGAAGAAGAATGGAAAAAAAATCCCTCTTACAAGTACCAGACTTGGGATCAGATTTTTGAAAATAAATGATGCTTGCAGCAGGACTCGAACCCGCACGGCCTTAGCCCAAGGGGTTGAAGCCCTCTGTGTCTACCAATTCCACCATACAAGCCTATTGTTTTTTACTTAAAACATTTTTATAAACCCATTTTGGTTTGTTTTTTTCTATAACTTCAGCATCTAAAACAAAACAAATAGGTTTTATTTTCATGCTAGGTAGTTGAAATTGAGCGTCTAAAAAGATTTCATCCAATATATTTTGCAATCCTCTAGCACCCAAACCTCTATCCACAGCTCTTTTAGCAATTAAATCTAAAGCATTTTCTTTTATAACCAAACTAACATTCTCACTTTTAAACCATTCTTTAAATGAATTTAAAACAGAATCTTTTGAATCAGTTAATATTTTTTTGTAATCATCAAATTCTAGTTGATGTATCTCAGCAACGGAAGAAAATCTTCCTAAAAACTCTGGTATCATACCAAATTTTACCAGACCTTCCGTAGTTGCCTCTTTTAAATCAACAAAAGCTCCTGAGCATATAAACATAATATTCTTAGTATCTAGCTTTTTGTCACGCATTCCATTTCTTGAATTTGGAGATGTATAAGGAATTTCGCTACCCTCTATTAATTTTAAAAGAGATTGCTGCACACCCTCACCATTTACATCTGCATTTCCACCAGATTGCTTCTTTTTTATCTTATCCACCTCATCTATATAAACAATAGATTTTGATGCTCTTTTTTCACTATCTTCACATATGTTCATTAATTCAATTACAATTTCCTGAACATCTCTTCCTTCATAACCAGAAGCCGTGAATTGTGTAGCGTCAACAGTTAAAAAATCTACATTTAGAATCTTGGAAAGATTTGACACTAAATATGTCTTCCCACATCCTGTAGGACCTATAATTAAAAGATTATTTTTCCTTATATCACAACCATTTATTCTTTTTAAGTGATTATAGGCGGCAACCGCTAGGTTTTTTTTAGCACTTTCTTGGCCTATAACATATTCATCCAGCTCATTTTTTATTTGTTCTGGAGTTTTTATTATATATTTTTTTTCTTTACTCATTATTTTTTACCCAATATTTTTCTTATTGGATGCTCTTTTTCTTGAAAATATTCAAAAAATATTCCCTTCCAATCTTTAAATGGTGTTTTTTTTATAAAATAAGTACACAAAAATTCTGTAATTTTCATGTTAAGGGTTTTAAACATAACCCAAGCCTTGAGTTTTCCTGATGTTTCATTTTTTTTGGTAGCACAAGAATATACGCAAGATATGGAAAGAGCTATTTTGGCCCATTTACTTCCGGCACACGCCCCAACAAAAGCCAAAGCTGCTGGTTGCATAATTCTTGACCAGTTAGTTTTGGCAGTTAAATTATCATAAGTTCCAATGTGGTTGATTAGATATTTCCAGATATCTTTGATTTCACTGTTTAAATTAGACATTTTAAAAAATGCTACAAATGCAATTAACTGATCAGGGCTTGTGTAGTCATCTTTATTGTGATATCTTATGGGAAATTGATTGTAAAGGCCTTTTGTGTCAGTTTTACATAATCTTATGTAATTTTCAAGAGAATAAAAAAGTGCAGGATTATTTTCTAAAAGCAAATACTCAACAGACCATAGCGGAGCATTTTCTGCATTAATATCTGCAATTTTAGCATTGATTAATCCATATTCGCTTTTATAATTTTTATTAATCATTTTTAACTACTAGGCTCTCTGTTTATCTTTATAAACATATTTACTGCTACGTTTTTAGGTCTGGTTTCTGCACCACCAGTTGCGTTTGTTGATGGAGCATCCCTAACACTGGCACCGTAACCTTGAATATTTGCAGAACCGCCAAAAGCTGTGTCATAAGTGGTTATTGTGTGTGTGTGTTCTTTAAAATTATCATCTTGCACACTTCCAACAGCATCGCCAGAATTACCGCCCGTATTTGAAGGAGTTCTAGCTCCAGAATCAGGGTCACGCCCTGCTGCACCATCTACACCCCTTAAAAACCTACCCCTCAAATCAGGTAAGTGGAATGTTAAACCATCATTATTACCATATCCCCAAGATGTTCCAATTACAGCATATAATTTAGGATAGTCGGCAATGTCCACAATAGTACCATCACACACTAAAAAACCGTCAGGGGCAGTTCCACCAGCATGAGGCTGTATCGTCCCTGTAGGTGTTACTTGTTTTCTAAGTAAAGTTGTTTTTGGCATATTTTAATTCCTATGTAAAATCTGTTGTCTCTTCATGGTTTGGTAGTTCTTCTAAAGTCCACTTGATTGTGTTACCTGCATTTTGAACATTAAATGCAACTGCTTCAAGAGTTGCTGCTGTTGCTGTAAAGACTTCATTAAAAGCAAAACTGTGTCTTCTATCTGGAGATGTGCCAAATACACCTCCAATACTGGCACCTTGTATGTTAACACCATTATGAACTATATTGATAAAAGCACCTTGATTAGCAGAAACATTATTACCATCAACATATAATCTTCCGTAGATTCTATACGTTTTACCGGGTTCTAAATTATTGAATGTTAATGCTGAAATAAGTCCATCAGCAGAAAAATTAGTACTTTTAGTTTGATATTTTGTTTTGGTATATTCACTTAGTTTTTCAGTTGTGTCATATTTATTGTCAAGATTTATTAATAAATTACCGAATTGAGTTAAATCAACATTATTCGGCCCACTTCTAAAATTACTTTCTGGCACACCAGCAAGTGCTGCTACTGTTGGAACAATTGCATCAAGCTGTCCAGCTAAATGCTCAATTTGTTGAAACGTACTAACATTAGCATTATCAACAACACCGCCTGTACTAGCAATTAAAACAGGCTCAACACCGACAGAAGGCTCAAAAAATCTAAGCAAACTTGACCTGCCATCGCCATCAGTATCTACATAATAGTAGTTACCAGTAGTTCCTGACGAATCATTATTATCAGACCTAAACATCTGAATACCATCACGGAATACTATGATTTCTTCGTTCAATACATCAAACTCATATCCCATGTTAAAATCAGTTTCAGTATCTTGAAGTTCGCCTTCAACTCTGATTGTCTGCATATCAACAATAAGATTTCCAGTAATAAGTATGTCAGCTACTTCAACCTCAAAATATTCATTTACAAGTGAGGTAATATTTTTAAATTCAATTCTATTACCATGTACTATATATTCTGATTTTTGAATCAAACCTCTTGCTGAAGATGTTACAGTTACATTATTTTTAAATACTTGCAATTGAGCAGAAAGTAACGATTGAGAAGTAGGATTTACAAGTCCTGATGTTGACCATTCAGGAGGCGTTACAAGTGCATCAAAAGGTATTGTTGTCTCACCAGCATTAGAGAATAAATGCGCAAACGTAATGTTTTTTACACCTGTATGCGGTGCGTTTTGTTTTTGCACATTTTGTTTTTTGTAGGATAAATTACCTTTACCTTGTACACTCATATTTTATATCCTTTCCGTCAATAATGGCGTTATTTGTTAGGATAGTTCCCAATGATATTTCTTTAGCCATTTATAGCTTCCTTATTTAGTTGGTTATTACTTCATCCTAGTAATTTTTACTTGAGCAAATTTATAATCTACACCTAATCCTGAAGCAGCAGCACCAAATCCATCCGTAGACCTTGTAGCTCTTCCGTTCATTTGGAGAGCAAAAGTTGTCTCTTTAGTTATAGTTATGACCCCTCTAACATGCGATATATCGTTACTATTAGATGTAATTGCCGAATACCCTATATCACCAAATAAAACTCCAACAGAGTCATCTACATTGAGGATTCTGTGAACAAAGTTATCAACTCTAAAAGCCCTGCCATAAGCTTCAATTAAATACTTTCCTGTAGGAAGAGTAAATTGGTTAGAAGATAGAGTTACACCGACTGCTGCAATATCCCCTGATAGAGTATTGAGCGTTCTAGTTTGAAAAGACCCTGTAGTATATGTGCCACCTTGAGAACCTTCGGCTTTTACATCCTCCAAAAAAGCAACAGGTTGAGCAATAATATTTGTTTCATAAATTTCAGATATTTCATCTGTTGCAAAATTTCCAATTAATCTATACGCACTATATCCTGCTGGAACAGAATTTGATAGTGAGTATTTAAGACTAACTGTTCCAGCTACAACAACAGCATATATATAGTATATAGTATCACTTGCTATTGCACCTGTGTCAATATCTGTGGCAGTATCTAATGTGAGCACAGAAGTCACACTATAAGCCTGACCTCCAATTCTAAGGTTAGAGCCAGAAGCCCACTCAATAGTTGTTTGGGAAGCTTTTGTCAAATCTTTAACTTCTTCTATTCCAAAAAATTGCATATCATATTCCTAATTTATAATTCACCCCAAATTGGTTGTCCTATGTGGAGAGTTGTGACTTCTACGTTTTTTTGCTGCTCTTCATGTTCCTTAAAAATTACTGGTGACGGAAGAGTTTCTTTTACGTTATCAGGGTTTTGAATATTATATTCAATTGCTTCTGCAACGTCCTCTGGATATTGTTTTCTTAAAATTTCTGGGTCACTTGAGAATCTTTTACTAAAATCTTCACTTGGGTCAATCCCAAGCTTCTCAAGAAGTTTTGCCCATTTTGTAATTTCTATATCAATTTCAACTTCGTGATTTTGTTTTTCAAAAAAAATTAAACTCTCACCGTCAACAACAAAATTTTCTTTTGAATGATAGTTAAGAATTTTTGTTTTTACCTCAAAAGCTACAAGGTCATCTAATGGTATGTTTCTGTTAACTGCAAGAGATTCGCAAAAACTTGCAACGTCTTTTACATTGTTAAAAATTTTAATTTTATTTAAGCTTTTTCTTAAAGTTAAAACATTCATTTTAAATCCTATATATTTTGAACGGTTCCATTGTTTCCTGCCGTTCCATTCTGCCCAGAAAAAGTCCCCCCTGTTCCACCAGAACCACCGCTGACATCTACTGAAGGATTGAGGGAAGGTGTTGTGTATCTTAAATTACCGCCTGAACCGCCAGCACCACCGCCACCGCCACCGCCTGAACCGTATGATTGAGCAGAGTTGATAGTGGCTCCGGTTACTCCATTGCCTCCATTGTATCCATCAAGACCAGAAAGGTTGATTGATCCGCTTCCTGTTATTGAATTAGAGCAATATAAAAATAAATTAGCACCATGATAACCCTTTTCTCCACCACCTGCTCCAGATGAACCCAAAACAGAACCGCTGCCATAGTTAGCGTCATAAGATGCTCCACCACCTCCACCGCCTGATCCACCGCCACTTGCCCCGGCCCTTCCGTTTACGGCTCCAGACGTGACTGTTCCTTGTGTACCATTGTTTCCATTTCCTTGTGTTGAATTACCTGCACCACCTGCGCCACCACTAGCAGGATTAAAAGCACTTGCTGTTCCTGCACCGCCATTCCCATTGTTTGATCCACCTGCACCGCCATTCCCTGCAAAAACTCCATCACTGTTATAATATGAGCCACCGCCGCCGCCGCCGCCTCCATATCCATTTGTTCCTGCTCCTCCGCTACCGCCTGAAGCAAATGGGACTGAGCCACCACTTCCACCTGAACCGCCTGTTGCTTGAGTCACGGTATAAGAATAAGCAGAGCCGATTAAGGTGTTGCCTGAATAAGAACCACCGTTGTTTTCAGTGTTGCGTCCAATTATTTCTCCATCAATGTTAAAAGTTCCAGCAGCATAAATTTCAACTAAGTCACCTGTGTTAGATGGGTCAAGAAGTGTTAAAGTTCCACCTGCTTGAATATCAATATTGTTATAGTCTTTAATATCACCTGCATTTAAATCTACATTTTGTCCGTTAAGAATTATCAGATCACCGTCAAGCCCTAACAGAAAAGGATTGGAGGAGTCTACACTTAATACCTGAACAAAAAATCCAACTGTATTTTTTTCAATTTGATACACAGTCCATACTTCAGAATTAACACCAACAGCAGCATCAGTAGGAGATATACTAACACCACTACTGTCAGTAAAAGAAACTGAGTGGGCTATAGTGTCAGAGTTATACACAGATAAAACTGTTGTTGAGCCGTCAGATATATTTTCAAATGTAAAAGTTGTATCACTTGATATAGATGCGCTTTGACTAGCTTTAGACATGTCAATAACAGTACCGTCTAAAGCTTTAGAAGAACCTGTTCCAACTATTTTTACAATTTCTCTTGTCATTACTTATCCTATACGCTATAAATTACGAGATTGTCACTATCGTCTATTGTTATTTCTCTTAATGTTCCATCGGGTCGTCTTAAAAACAAACCTCTTCCAGCCACACTTAAATCAATGTTTGCATCTGTACTACCTAAATGATTGGCGGCCAATAATGAGGCGTTTTTATCGCTATTATCAAAACTTCCACCTTGAATCTGTAAAAATTCTAACGATACAGTCTCAGGCTTATTAAAAGTGTTAGGTTCAAATATAACATCATAGCCTTGTATTACAAATGCTCCATATCTATAAACTTGCCCCGTTCCCCATTCGTACACATGAAGTAATCGTGGGTCAGGTAGGAAAGTTAATGTAAACGTATCCAAGTTATCTACGTCACCAACAAATGTTGACACGTTTCTAAACACATTTCCATCAACTGGACTAACTTTATTATCATCTTTATAAAATAGGCCAAAACCTTCAGAAGCTACTTCATCAGTTCCACTTGTAATTCTAACTCTTAGATCAAGCTCTAGTCCTTCTAAAGTATATGCAACATCAGCACCGTCATCTTCAATAGCTATTTTATTAGCACCAGCACTATTAGTGTATTCTGTTTTATATATGACATCTGTTTTAAAAACTATATGGTAAGTTTCAGCAGGGGCAGTAAATCTAATTTCAAAATCTACACTTTGAGCACCAGCTACTAAACCATCAATTGATACAAATTTACTTCTTCCAATTTCATCAAGTGGGTCTGTTGAAGGCAATCCACCACCGTCATCCTTAACCGCTACTGCAAACACATATCCTGTAGCTGCTGCTGTTTTGTTAACTTCAGCAGTTACTTTTTTGACTGTTGTGGTATTGGCTAAAATAAAATCTCTAGATAATTCATTTAGATCAGTTAAATCAGTGTAAGTTCCGTTAAACGTACCTTCGGTTTGACTAAAGCTATTTGCCGCCTCTTCTGCAAAAGTATGCGTTCCTCTATAAGTGTCAGAACTTCCTATTCTTGACATTGAAACAGATTGCCATTCATTGCCGCCATCTCTAGATACTTCGTAAATAGCTGCTGAGTCTAGGCTGTCTAAATTCCAATAATGGATTAATTCAATTTCATCAAGTTCAATTTCTTCAGCTAAAAATTCAGCATCTAAAAGTTGAACAGACTCAAATACTGTTCCTATCGTTTCAAACTCATAGTTTGAATTAACAACACTAAAATTAGCTGTTGTATTTGTTTCAAATGTTAAATCTTCTTCTACTGTAGAAAAAATAACTGGAGTCATATATTCATACGCTCCATAGTTTGCTAGTCTATTTTTAAGCCTCTCAAGAAGCTCATTAGCATCGCCGGTTCCACCAGAACCAGAACCACCAACTCCAAGAGATATGATGTTTTCATAGTCAATATTTAATATACTACCGCCACCGTCTTCTTGAACGTAAACATTTCCTAGTTTAATTCCTGAACTTGGAAATGGTGCTCTCGGAGCATCTGCCAAAACAGCATTAGAGGCACTGGCTGGCAAAACTAATATTTGACCTGTTATTGTATTATTTGCATTAACGGTATTTGGAAGCAATGTTACACTGTAGAAAAAATATTCATTAGCACCGATTGTTGCAGGAGTAAAATCATTTGCTTTATCGTTTAAAGGCGTTCCTCCATCCGATTCAAAAACTTCGCCTGTAGAAAAATCAATTACAGCACCATTAAAATCAAGCAACAATGATTTTTGTTCAAGACTAATTTGAGAGCCGCTTAATTTGGCAATATCAGCACCGGATATTTCAACTCTTTTACTCAAAGTAGCTTCAGGCCTAACAAGCAATTGCCCGTGATGTCTATTGATTTCTGCCAACGCTCCATCAAGCTCTAAAAATTCTCTGTCTTTAAGAGCAAAAGAATTAGTTCCAACTAATACGTCACCGCCAGTTCTTCTGGCAATGACAAAAACATCATCGCTAGACAGATCAACCGTCGAAATATCCGCAACATTAACAGTTAAAACAGAAGGGGTTATTCCTCTGTTAATTTCTACATAGGCTACTTTTTGATCGGCATCTAATACAATGTTTTGAGCTATAATTTCATTTGCACTATCAGAAAGGCCAGCAATCTGAACATATGCCGACAGTGAGTTTGACAATGTATTTGTAGCCAAATCCCATGACCAAGTACCTCCCTTGACCATTTTTAACGTATTGTTTTGTTGTACATATTCTCTTAATACAGATATGTCTAAAAGATCACCTTCTCCTAAAGAAGAGTTATCCCATAGATAAACTGTATCGCCAGTTAATCTGTATGCAAATATAAATGTTTTTTCATTTAAAGGAACTAAATCAATATCTGCAACAGTAAGTAAAGAAAGATCGGCTATTGTAAAAGCCGCATTCCTATCAATTTGATAGAAAGCGACTTGGTTTTCCTCAAGAGAAAGTGTACCGGATAGTCCTATCGTCCCATTATTAGCAGAGCTTGGAACAATGACATTAGCTACTCCACTTCCACCTGAAAAAGTTATGTCTTGAAAAGTTGTGTTTGTTGTATTTGTAACAACTGTATGATCTGAAACAAGTTTAACAGTTTTATCTTGTGCCTTGTCAGCCATCATTGTAGTGAGTCTGGAAATTCTATCGGTAAGATTTTCTTCAGCTACAGAATTATAATGTGTTTGATTATTTTTAGAATCGGTTGCACTTTCATCATAAGTAGGTGTAGTGTCAGACTCGGAAGTTGAGCCAATGTAATCAAGAACAGTTTGGGCTGTATTGTCAGCAATTGTTCTAGCCTCACCCTGCTCAAGCTCAGTACCACCTAAAATTCTAGCGTAAACTCTTGGGATACCGCCATCATCTGACCTAAAAAACAGCCAAAAAACATCTTCATCAAAAGGCACATCTTCTCTATCTGCAATAAAAACATGTCTTGAAGTTAATGGGGAAGGATTTGTTTCGTAAATTCCCCAAGCATATTGAGCGTCAAAACCAGCAGGGGTATCTGGAACATCAACATAATCAACTTTCAATGTTACCTCAGATAGTGAATCAACAGTATCAATTTCATAATAGAATTCACTGCCTTTAGAGGCATCTTTAATAAAGTCACCCGGCTTAACATCGTTTGTCCAATTTGCTCCACCTATAGAAGTAGCGACAGTTCCACCACCTAATTTTTCAATAAATTTAAGTGGTGGTATAATATTTTTGTCTCTAACCAAATTTATATAAGCAACTTGGTTGTCAGCCAAAGATACTTCGGTACTTGTATCATTTGAAAGAATCTTATAATTTAGTCTGCCACCAATAAATCTTAAATAAATATCTTGAGACCAGTTTACTTGGCCCGGCTTAGACGTAAGAACAATATCTGCTGTAGGAATTTGAGAATCATCTCCGCTTACAAACTCAATTTCATTTTCAGGATTTGCAGCGTTGTAATCAGCAACAAGAGTGTTTATATCAGAACCATTTGCAATAAGTGTAATGTTATTAATCTCACCAGTATTAACTGTTCTAATAAGGACATCCGCTGTCATTCCAGCTACTTGACCTTGGAAATCAATTCTACCGTGAACTACATTACCTTTTCCGGTAAATGCTGTATTAGCAAGGTCAGCTCTTAAATTACTGATTGAGCCGGGATTTTCAGAATACCAATATGGTGTACCCTTTAAAAGTTTTACTTCTGTCATTAACGCATCAAAAAATTCTTTTAAATTTTTGATTTGTTTATCGCCACCCTGAAATGGTGAGGTAGCAGATGAGGTTGAGGTGTAAAAATTTTCAGAACGACCATCAGCCCAAGGATAGATGTAAAATGGGTTGGGGTCAAAATCACCAGCCGTACCAAGTCTTAAAAGCATTGGCCTACGGTCTGTAATTGAAATTACGTTATTTGAAGCGTCAGTTTGGACAATTGCAATAGGCAATACGTTTGACGCAAAAGATGAAGTAGAAATTACAATTTTGTAATCCAAAATGATTGCCAATGGTACTGTTTTTGTAACTTCTATGTTTGTGGTAGGGTTCCAAAAGTAAGATTGATCAATTGTAGAGTCATCAACTTCTCTTACAAGCTCAACGCCAACATAATTATCTGTAGACGGCGTAAAAGCACCGTCTACACGATCATTTGTTGTACTCGACAAAGTTTCGGCAGGAGTTCCGCTAGGAATATTGTAAAACGTACCAGATTCGTCAGAGGCCCCGTGAAGAATAGAGGTGTCAGACACGATAAGCTGTAACCCATTGGCAGAAGACCCAATAGCACCGGGCATATTAATTTCAAACCCACGAACTACATAGCTTTTATTTTCACCAATAACTAAACCGCTAATTAACTCATCGAAATCATTAGAAACTGCTGATTCAACCGATTTCAAATATGGTACATCAATCCTTTGTCCACCTAGAAAATTTTGCCGCCTTCTTACACTCATTTAATACCCTTATAACTAATTGAAATCATGTTGTTATTAAAAAAATCATTTACAACTATATAATATCATATAATTTAAAGATTCAGTGCCGAGCTTTTTATTGACTTTTTTTGTGTATATGATACTATTGTTAAAAAGGAGTTTTAAAATTATGTGGAATATAAAAATTAATGGTAAAAAAACAAAAATGACAGCGCAAGAATTGGAGAAAAACATGTCGGAAAAAACAAAATCAAGATTTAATGAACCAGTATATTCAGCTACTTACAATAATGGTGGCTGGCCAGAGCGTGACGAATTATCCACTGCTGATCCTATTGGTGATATAGACGAGTCTTCTTTAGCTAAAAAGACAATGGAAGTAGCTCATGCTCTTTACACGTTACATTTGGAAAAAGATGAAGAGACATATTTTGAAATGATGAGAAGAAGACTTTTAAATCCTGAAGGAAAACATTTTGGCAAAAGTAAAGCTGCAATTTTAAAAGATTTTGATAAATCAGGATGCTGCTCAAACCCTCAAAAATACAAAAATGTAATTAGTAAAAACTTGCAGTTTTACTCATGCAAAAACTGTGGGGCTGATTTGGGCGACTGTTAAATGTTTAATTTTTAAACTCTGTCAAGAGGTTGCTGCCCTTGCAGACCTGAAAAGCTAAAAGATGTTTGAACAACACCTTTGGCGTTTATATTTGTACGCTCATTTGTTACTCTTGCATAAGGGACGAAAAGAATATCTTCACCAGTTCTTCTATCGCTAATTCTAATAGAAATATATGGTGCAAATATTGAGTCAAATATTTTAGGCCTTATATCATACCCTTGAAGGCCATTTGACTGAGCAGTTCTGACTCCAGAAACACTTCCTTGGATAGAAACTCTGGTAATTTTAATTTCTTGTGGAAATACCGAGTCAATACCGTAAATTGGTTCTTCCCCATAATCTATTGTGTATTGTAATTGCTGAACCTCGTTATAAACTTTTCCGTTTATATACAATTTAACATGTGCGCCAGCGATTGTTCTTTGTGCCATTACAAATCCTCTTCAGTACCCCAAATATAATATTTTTCTGAGTTTTCTTCGTCACCCCAATTTCCTAAGCCAATATCGTTTGGATATAAAACGTAAAAAACAACGACAATACCAGTTGCGGTAATTTCTCGAATTAAATCTTGAGCATATATTCTACCAGCAACAGAATCGGTTAAATAAAAAGGATAATCTGAACCATCTTTGTTTGGGTTAGCTGGTTTTTTTTCTGCAATTAAAGTAACATCAGTTCCAATCGGGTGTTTTTGTTTAAATTCATATGAAGGATTAATTCTTAATGTTTGGTTAGAAGGTCTTGAAATATAGGGAACAGGACCTTCTTGATGTGATGTTCCAAATCCAATTATTAAATCACCTTGTTCATCAGGAAATTGCGTTGAATTGTCAACAAAAAGAATTTTATCACTACTAGCATCAAGCTCTTCTGTTGTGAGAGCTGCTTGCTCTCCAATTGTATATCCAACAGTTGTGTCATATGAATAAGGGCCGACTTGTCCTTCATTTGAAACCACATTAGTTCCTTGTACAATAACATCTACCAAAAATGAAGGGGGCATATTTATAGATTCTACATCAAAAGAATTTCCACCAGTTGTATTTGTAATTTCAATAGAACCGTCCTGATTATTATTACAAGAAAAATTATAAATATCATTTATCCTATTATATGTTTTTGCAGCAATATCTGAAGCCGTAATATCTTCCGAACTATTTATATTTATTTCTAATACTTTTTCTGAAAAATTTTTATCAATAATTGAATCATCTATATTATATATAACTCTATATTTTGTTGAATTCAAAAAAGAATTTAACAAAAAACTATCTCCAGACTGTAACTCTGCAAGCGAAGGAAAGGTTATTTGTGTTTTTTCTGGAACGTGAGTATATATATGAGCAGCTCCAGCCCTGTTCCTTCTAACAACTTTAGTTGTTGCTGGAATAAACACTTCAAGGGTTCTTGGTGATGTTTGAAAAGCAGCAGCGTAAGTTAAGTTAGAAATTACAGTTCTAGTTATTGGGTTATAAAACAAAATGGCATCATCACTGCCTTGAACTACAGGAGGAGACCACACCCCTCCATCTGCCGAACAAAGAGCTGGCGTTACATTTACACTAGGATTTATACTACACCCTCCTTCAGCAATACCTTCTGGGTTTTCATATTCCACGTAAGCTTCGTTAACCGGACCACTTTTGACTTCTGTAACATTAAAAGTACCTCGGTTTTCAGATGAAAAATTATTTCCATATATATTAACATAATCACCAGCTTTTACTTTTCCAATTGAAGGGTTAGCACCACCACTCCAAGTGGCCCTAATAGCCCCACCAGCTTCTTGTGTAAGCGTCCATTGTGTTGTTGCATCAGCCGCAGTAGGTCTAATTTTATCAAATTTAAGAGCGTTTTGAGCTTTGCCACCTAAAACTTTTACACTAGATGAAGGGCCATCGGTAAAAGAAATTAATACAACTCTTGTAACCCCATCATCCTGCCTTGCAAAAGCAGCACCATTCCCACCAACTTTTTTAATACTTTTAGTAATTGCATCAGCAACCTCTTGCGCTGTTGCATCGTTAATATTTTGAAATTGGCTAGAGCTAAAAGCAATTTCAACGGGTTCTGCATCGTCGAAAGACATTATTAAATTATCACCATCTTCAAGAGAAAAATTTTCAACTTCCTCAGATGCCGAAGTAGCCCGTGTAAACACTTCTCCATATAAAATTCTAAGAAGTTGATGAACCAAATCTCTAACTTGTTTTCTGTTAGTAATTTCAATACCAATTTCACGAAAAACCTCGTCAGAAAGACCAACTTCAGGCGGTCTTACAACACCTTTATCGCCAAGCCTTGAATCTAAATATTTTTGGCTGGCTGTGACAATGTAAAGCGAATCGTTTACAGCCTCGACATTATTTACAAGATGCGCAGGTCCACTGGCAACAGATCGCAAAATTGCATCTGTGTTTTCGCCACGGATAACTTTGTTTAAGTATTTTCTTAATCTTTTGTATTCGCTTTCTCTATCTGCCATAATTAATCAATTTTTGAAACAATAATATCAGAGATAATATCAAGAATCAAAGCTTTTTCTCCAGCATTTATTTTTATAACATCATTTTGGCTGTCATATTGAGGTGAGCTAATTGCAACAGCTTGTACCCCCACAATTCCATCAACATTACTTACAATATTTGATATTGGAATTGGTTTTCCAACATCATTCCCTCTAATTAATGAAGCAACAGAATTTCTAACCTCTTCAACAATTGTACTAAAAGGTACACCTGTCTTAACTCTAACATCAATGGAAACTTGAATTCTTCTTGTAAGCGGTGCTTTAATAAAAATTTCAGCACCAGCCGCAGCTACACCCGGATAGGTTGTACTATCTCTAGGCTCACCATATACAATTCTATTGGCTTCTCCAATTAGCCCTGTATTAAATTTGTAAGCATCAACACCTTTTATTATATTGGTTGGGTATTGAAACTTTCCGATTGCACTTATTGAAACACCGCCAAGCTCACTAATTTTTTCAAATTGATTATCTGTTGTAAACATAACATTTTTAGAGTTTAAATTTGCAGGGTTTGTAGTAATAAATTCAACCTGTTTGTACCCAACATAAGGGGTAGATTCTTCTACATAAACTTTGTTAAAGTTAGAGTCAAGTAAGGTTTTTTCTACATCTACAGTATTGCCAGATACAATAATTTCGCTTTCACTTAAAACATCAACCACTGTATAAGTTCCAACATTATTTTCTCCAATAAAACTATCAGAAATTACAAATTTATCGCCGGGAACTGTTCCTTCATATTGTTTAAATTCCATTGCTTCTTTATGGAATTCCAAAACATCTGTAACCAAAATGCCAGCTTCAGAAACACCATTTACATTAATAAAATCAACAAAATTTCTTCTACCCTGTTGTTTAACTTCTACAGCAAACTCACCGCTAATATTAAAATTAAAAGCATCAGTAGTTTCACCAACTCCTGTTGTAGTAACAGTGACGGTATCGCCCTCAGCTACAGCAGTAAAATCGGCACTAGCTTGTGTGTTAATAGCATCTGCAAAATCAACAGCAACTTGTTCGGCACTTTCACCTCCGACAAGCCCTACCGAAATTGGGTTGGCAGTTGCTCCGGGGTCTGGTCCTTTAAAATAAAAGTGATACTGGTTAACATTTTCAGAAGAATACATGATTCCATATTCACTATTATTAATGTCAACTTCTCTAGACATTTTAAATTGAGTAACTTCTTGAAGTTTTTCGCCGGAGTCAATGACATGAAAATCACCTTCATTTGCAGCATCAAAATCTGCTCCAAGAGTAGCTATGTTGCCCGGCCTTAAGTTTTCAAGGCTAGGTTCTGCACCAGCACCGGCCCATTTAAGCCTAACTTTTCCATCAAGTTTTTCAACATTAAAATCCGTTAAGTCAATATCTAAATCTGTATATACAGCTTCAATTCCATCTACACTTGAAGAAGATTCTTGAAACGGAGTTGCTAAGGTTATTTGAAATGTAGAATCAACAGAATCAATTTTATAATAATAATTATCGCCTTTAGAAGCGTCTTTGATAAAATCACCAGCTTCTACAATACTTGTCCAATCTACGTTACCAACAGAGACAACGGTGGTACTTGCATTTGTAAAAATCAAATTTAAAGGAATAGGATTGTTACTATATAGTTCTACATTATTATTTCCTATTGTAACTTCTTCCTCAACAGAATTTGGGTTGTCAATATAAATAGAATCTTTAAATCTTCTAACAAGTCTAAATGTTCCTTGATTAAGAATGCTAAAATCACTATTTATAATTACGGAGTCACCTTCTTGAACTTCTGTTTTGAAAACTAAATCTCCAGTGTTAGCTACAGGAGCTTCAAGTTCACTTCCAGAAGCAGTGGCACCACCACCGGTTACAGAAATTGGTATTGTTACAGCAGCAACTTCAGACTCAATATTCACTATAGCCCCATCTGAATTTGAGTTAATACTTGGTATAAGAGCTATGGCAGCAGAAAGGTTTGAAGCTGTATCATTTACACTTGCTCCAGCTACAAAATCAACACCTTCTGTAAGGGTTGTTGTTCCAACAGTAAATTGAGTGCCTAAAACAGCTACGTTATCAGTAATTGTAAAACTTCCAGTAACTAATTCTGATACACCGCTAGAGTTAATAATTCTAACAGTTCTTGCATCATCAGAACGCCCAACAACAAGAAAATTTCCATTGTTTTTTTCGTTTAACCTGTTTGTTACAGTAAGAATATCTCCAACAGCAACCTCGTCAAACCTCATATCTCCAGTGTCAACTCTAAGGTCTACAATACTGCTAATTCCATCTTTAAAAACAGTCAATGTACTTGGCGAAGAATCTTTAATGTCTATATTTGAAGTTAAAAAATTTGGCTGAGTTCCATTTTCATCCCAGATAATTGCAGTAAGATCACCCTGTTTTTCTACTTTAAAAGTTCTTCCACGGGTTCGTGTGTGATACCTATTTCTGCCAAATAATCTTTGAGAAACCCCCTTATCAAAAAGCTCAATTTTTGTAAACCCAACACTTGGATTAGCAGAGCTAATTTTGATTGAATTAAGTGCGTTAATTCCCGTAACTTTTTTCTGTATTTCTGACGCAAAAACTTTTACCCATTGATCAGAGTGAAATCCATTAGAAGTAGCTGTGTTTATACTAACTAAAGATTTAGCATTAGCTTGATCACCAATAATAATTGCAGAACCTTCAACTGCTGCCGCAACAAAATTGCCCACACCGCCAGCAATTTGAACGGCACCATTGTTTCCAACTACGTTAGTTGATAACTGTACATTTGTGTTCCTATCGACAGACTTAATGTCTCCAAGCGTAGTATATCCAGTTACAGCAAGTATATTTAAAAATTTAGTTAATTGTAAAGATGTTATTGGTACAAGCTTAATTTTTTCACCATTATTAAAGCTATAAGCATCAGTAGTATTGGTGGAAAAGGTGGGTAAATCTAGTGGAGTTTTAAAAACAAATTGAGGCAATCCCACTATGGCATCAATATCACTTGATAAGATATAGTTTTTTCCATCAAGAAGTTTTACAAAGTCATAATTAAAATCAGAATCTTCAGCAGTTGAAAGGTTTATAATACCTGATCCGGTTGAGCCGTTGTCGTCTACTATTTCTGCCGTAATATAATCAGACAAATTATCTGTTACATAATCAACAATTTCTTGAGCTGTTGTATCAGATTTTTCAAAAAAGTTAATTGTTCCAGTTTCAAGTGTTGCAACATCTAATTGCTCAATTGCAACCCCAAGAGGTCTTTTTATTGTAAAACTAGTGGCTGTTGCAGAATCTACCCTGTAACTACCTTGGTTTTCAGTTAAAAATTCTCCAGTTGAAATAATTGAGACATAATCTCCAGAAAGAATTGGTGTTAAACCCGGAGCAGTTCCCGTTCCAGAATGTGTGTATGTTACTAAATCATAGTTTGGATTTGGGATAATTGTAACATCCCACTCTGTAGTTCCGTTAATTGTTGTAGTTTTAGCTGGGCCAGATTTTAAAAATAATTTAACTTCTATTTCATTATTAACAGATACAATATGGGAAATGTCTTCATTTGGAGTTGTTGGATAAAAGTAACCAATACCGACTTTTTCACCTGAATTACCCCACTCGACAGACCTGTAAAGAACTGCATCTTGATTTGTAAGTGAAAGTGGGTCAACAACATTTTTAGCTTGCATTAAAGCTTTATAATTGTCAAAAGCAAAATTATTACCAAAAAATTTGGTGAATTCAGTAGGGGTAGTCCATGTACCTCCTGCTAACAAACAAGATGATTGTGTTGTATTATTAGAAGGGTCTATGTTACAACCTCCTCCACCTTCTTTATCCCAAGCCCTAAAATGATTAGCGTTTGCAGGATGTGTAATTTTTGTAACAGCCGTTCTAAACAATGGCATATTAAATGTTTTTCCAGTTGGGTCGTTATCAAGTACGGTTACAATAGAATCATTATGTCCAAAATCATAACCGTTTACAAGATAAAACCTATCATTAACCCTGCTTCTTTTATAAAAAACACTGTCCTCTACATTAACAGTTGTCCCTGTATAATTTTTAATTTCCACACATTCTTTTGAAGAAATATCATTAGAATCATTAAAAGGCTGTGCAAAACATAAAAATCCTGAAGGGTTAAATCCTAGCGCATTTAAATCCTCACTTGAATCCACTGTGTTTATATATCCGTTGGGTGGGTCTGAAAATTGATCTGTAGTTATTTTGCCATGAACAAAAGATGGCCATTGCCTGTCTTTAAAACCACTTTCATAAAAAGCCAACTGCGAGTTAATACTTTTTGAAAAACTATTTTTAATTAAATTTAAAGCTTTAGCACCATCGTTGAAATCAGCCAAAAACATTGCCCCATGAATATCTTCAGTATTTGTTCTGAAAATAAAAATCTCATCATCCTCAACTGAAACCACTGCATTTTCTAGTTGGTTATTAAAAATAGCCGCAATATCATTTACAGTATAAATACCAGCACTAACTTTAATTTTTTGTGGCGCATATTCTGTTCTAATTACAGAGAAACCTTCTTGGTATAAAATTGGCCCCTCAGCTATAGCCGAAGATTCTTCAGAAGCAGTAACCCTAATATCAAGGGTCGTATCTGTTTTGGCGTAAACACGACCTTCTAATCTATTTTTAACAGAAAGCTCTTCAGACCAAATTATAACGTAATCACCAACCTCTACATTTCCAAATGCGCTTAAAGATGTGCTTTCATACCTTACGACTCCACTGCCGGGTTTCGATACAGTTAAAAATGTATCGGCTGTTACACCAATTTCTACTGGCTTTACCACTGTATCATCAACAACAAGCCAGACATAAGCTGTACTAGATATGGTAGTTTGCCCCCCAAGAATTGGTGAGCTTTGAATTTCAGCTCTGGTAAATTCAGAGCCAACATTGACTGAATCACCCTCTTTAAGCAATTTTTTTAACTTGATCTGTCCAGTATTTCTTGACAGTTCAAAATCTGCCTCATTACCTTGTGCAGTAAGGCCAAGTTCTTCTGAAAACATCCCTTTTAAAACAAGGTCTGAAGAGTTATCAATTTGAATTGATGCTCTATTTGATGGTCCAAGGTTAGATGTAAGTTTAATTCTTTCACCATTTATTTCAGCAGTAACACCAGTAATTTTGGCATTAATAACATTTACCCAAGAGGAAAGAGAGTTTTGATTGTTTACAGTTGAGTGCTGTCCATCTGCAATAAAATCTTCGTTAATAAAGTTGTATGTAATAAAATCCGTTCCATCAACTGAAATAATTAACGTATCACCATCTGTTATGGTGTTTGACCAATCGAATTGGTTTTTAGTAATAACAAAAGCAGAACGACCATTTTTGTTTAAAAGCTCTTTGTTTTTATAGAGAAGAACTGTTGCCACTTCGTTTGTGGGGAATGCAAGTATTGGCCCAGCATCAACTCCAGAGCTGGGAGTCGTTAATTGCAAAAATTCATTATCTTCAGATTTAGCCTGTATTACAACTTTAGTTCCAGCCTCGGCTGTAGTTGCCTCAAATGTTGAGTCAGGATTATTATTAATACTTGCAACAATTTCATACGCTGTAGCAGCACCTTCGGCTTGAAAATCGCCTTCTAAAAAAGTATGTTCAAAAACTACGCCGCCTACAAGAATTGCAAGCTTATCAAATGAACTAATCGCAAAAGGTGTGCTGTTTGAAGATTGAATAAAGGCTTTTCTTACAGAAGTTTGCTGCCCTCCAGTAGCAAGTTGAAATGTTTGCTCACCACCAATGGCAGATTCAATGACAGATTCAAGCCCAACACCTTCTGAAGTTTCTTCGTACCCTTCACCATTGTCAATATAAAGAATTGTTTGCTCAGGATTTGAAGTGTCAATTTCGTTAGATGTTACTCTAGCATTTTCATCAGGGGCCTGTGCGCCTAACACTGCATTTTTTACAGCAAGAGCTGTCCCTAGACCTCTTGAAAGTCTTTCTTTTTTAATTCTGTCACGATAATTATCGTCAGACTCATTGTCAGCACCATTTGAAAAAGGCACTTCATTAATTACAGCCGCACCAGAAAATGGCGCAGTTACAAATTCACGAATAGCACCAGCCGGAGCGTTGCCGTTAGTGCCGGGTTCTTGTGCTACAACTTGAACATTTTTATTTTCATTTTCACCATCAAGAAGAAGGGCGGCTGAAGAAACTGAATAATTTATGTCAGCAGTAGCACCAGTTCCCGGTGAAATTACAGTTGTACCAACCGGTACATTTCTAGTTCCACCTTGACCTAAAATTATAGATTCAGAAATGTTATGAAATTTTTGTGTTGGAGAATCAAGAGTAATTTTCCAAAAAGACCCGTCTGGAACTACGGAGCTATAATTAATTGGACCTTCAACATTTGGAGTTCCACGACCTATATATAGCCTACCTGAACTTGGAAATTTAGAAGCATCTGATACATTGATTTCAATGGACCCAATATTAGGAGAGGGAGCACCAGAATATATTTTAGTTGATATTTTTTCAAAAGAAGTATCGGTTACTTTAATTTTACCACTAGCTACTTGAGCTGTATTTCTATAAACCCTTTCTTCTCTACCAATTCTATTTAGAGCTTCTCCAGTTGCTCTTTCCACAGAAAAATCTCTAAGTATTTGAAATATATCACCAGAAGTACGTGCCACAGACCTAGCTACTACGTCAAAAAATTGAGTTACAGCCGAACCAGTGTTGAGGTCGTTGATACCGGTAAGACCTACATATTCCGTAAGCATTTCGGATAAAATTTGCTCTCTTGATTTTGGAGTGGGTAAACCGACAGCCATACAATTCCTTTTTAACTATATAATATCATATAATTTAAAGATTCAGTGCGAAGGTAAAAAAGCAAAAAGCTTCAAAAAAGGCCCTGCACTTTATTCCCTAAAAAATAAAGATGGTATAAGCTATTGAAATTACATTAAGCACTAAAGCTAATAGGCAAAATACCCCTTCCATTTTTAAGACGAGCTACAATAGTAATTGACAAATCTGGAGGTAATACATTCATTTCAATCTTTTCAATTCCTTCAAATCTGGAATCTTGTAAAATCATGTCTTTTAAATCTTTGAGTACATTTTCTATTGCAATATCATTTACCATAACACCGGGATTTAACCCTAATCCAAACGTAGTATCTGAAAGCAATTGACCTTTTTGAGTTTGTACTTTCATTTTAAGAGCTTGAATAAGATTTGTAGTTCCATTTGCAAGACCTACTTCGCCAAATGAATTTAATACAATATCACCATTGTCATCTAAAAGCCAATCAATTTTGGAAAAACCAGTAAGAGAATCCCCATCAAGATATGGGATGTCGTAGGTTCTAGGCTCATCAGTTACAGCTTCATCAGAAGGTATGTAAATTTGATTTTGACTATTAACAGTTCCCGGCAAAAATGTTTTTACTTTTGCTTGATGATTTTTAGTTAACAGGTATAAATCAGCAATACCATCAACTGTAATTAGATAATTAGTATCAGTAATTTTTTCAATTGCAGTAATCTTTCTTGTAAAAGTTGGAATTGTATTACTAGACAATTGTACTACCTGTCCTTCATATAAATTTTCATTACTTTCAATATTGAATTGTCTACCATCTCCATTTGATAAAAAATTATAAAAAAATCCATCTTCATCAATATAGGGAGATTTAAGATTATTTAAGGTAATAATTTCATTATATCTATCAGGGTCTCCCAAATATCTAGCAGAAATCTGTTCAATTGTTAAATTGTACGGCACTGGTGCTAGATATTTAGCAGTAGAAGATGAGTTAAAAGTAATTCCAGAATCATTTGCAAGTCCACCAACATATTCAAGAGAACTTTGTGTTCTAACATCATCTAATTGTCTAGTAGCAGTAAGAATGTTTAGATTTAAAACAACTTCTTCAAGTGCCTCAACAAGTTCAAATTCTTCAATTGACATTGGAGTAGCACGTTCTCTAGGTGCTGGCCTTCCATATACTACAGAGAAAAATTCATCACCAGCTCCAAAATTATTTGTTAAATCAAGTATAAGTTCTTGAAGTTCTTGAGTAAACCCTCTGAGTTCTTCTATAGATATAAGAGAGTTTAATTCAATTTCATCTTCAATTGCCGCTTGCTGTTGAGGAGTAAGCTCTAAATCATCAACATTAATTGAATTAAAAAAATCAAAATTTGCTTCTGGTTCATTAAAAATATTATTTACTGGACTAACTCTGGCAGCATCTCTAGCTTCTACACCCAAAACACCAGCCTCTATTTGGTCAGCAGATACGCCTTCATTCTTGCTGTCTTCAGCTACAATTGCACTGACAATTGCTTTAGCTTTAGCACCAGCTCTTTTATCTCTATTTGTAGAAAAAGGATTGTCAAATGCTGCTTTAAAATTTGCTTGTGATTGAGCCAAATCTTTTGCAATTCTTTTAACAGCAGATTCAGCATCTTTTTTTAATTGGTTAGGCAAATCAGATACCGCTAAAGTTAGCCCTGAAAAATCTTTAATTAATAAACTTACTTTTCTTGCAGTATCAAAAGGTTTTCTAAAGTCAGCACGTATAGCTTTGATTACATTTAACGAAGAACTCATTAAACTTCTAGCTCTATCCAATGACTCATTAATGCTTTGAAAAAGGCTAGGTTTAAGTTGTTTTAAATTTGACTTAGCATCACCCGGCCTACCTCTTTTTAAATCAATTCTTTTCCATGCCTTAAATTGCATATTATAAAGAAATTCACCCGGACTTCTTTGACTTCTAGTTACAGTATATTGAATAGGTGTAACAACAAAAGATTCGTTTGTTTTAGGGCAATCAAAAACAAGTCTCCAATGTTTATTTTGAGGATTTTTTTTAGCCATTGCATATTGCTCAAGAAATTGTTGCAATAGCATGGCTTGAAAATAGCCTGTAACTCTACCATTGTTATCATTTAATGGGTTAAGTGCCTTGGGAGGAAATAGTCCACCATTTATAAGCTCAGATAAATCTCTAGCAGCAGCTCCTAAAGCTTCTGAAACTCCTCCAAATAAACTTCTACCTCTACCAGAAGAACTATCTTCAAAATTAGTTCTGGTAGGCCAAATACCCGTAGTACCTGAAGCAGCAATCATTTTAAATTTTACACCATTATGTTCTTCTACAATACCTCTCATAGTAGCTGAAGTATTAATGGCAAACTGGTCTGTAACTTGAAGTTGTTGTGGAGTTATAGGTAAAATAAATGTCCAATCATTGATAACACCACCAATACTATAAGTAACACCGCCTGTATTAGAGGCATTTTTTACTACTTGATTTACATCACCTCCTCCCAAAAGAGTATTTGAGCTATTTCCTGTATTAACTATTTTTTTATCTTTTACATCAAATACCACAAGTCTATAAGGATATACGCCATCAACTCTATCAGGTTTTAAAGTAATAGGCTCAAAAAAAGCATCTTCTTGAGTACCCCAAGGTAATTCTGAATTATTTACCTCGCCTTCTCCAAGCTTTTTTTTTGGCGAGGTAAATGCCGTGCCTGCAACTTCTTGTAAAAAATTTTTTAACGCCATATTTTTCCTTGCAATAATCTATAATGTATAGTATCATACATATTAAAGATTGTGTTTTGTATGATATTATATATATGAGATTAATATGGGAAAAGCTAAACGTAAAATCAATAGGTTAAGAAGGAAAAAGCTTAAACAAGTTATTAAGCCTCGTATTCCAGTGGCTCCTTCTGGTTTTCCAATGAAATCTAAAAAAGATTATAACCGTCAAAAAAGCAAACAAGAAACAAAGAAGATAGCAGATGACAATTAGCGACACACTTTTAATATTTTTTGTTATTTTTTACATATTTTTTGCGTTTTTATGTTTTTATATTGGATGTAAAAGAATTAAAAATAAATTTAACAATATTCAACATAAAAAAGCAATGAAAAAAAAATTAAAATTAGTTAAAGGGAACAAATATGGTTCAAAAAATTAAATTTTATATTTGCGAATATTTTTACAGAGGGCACATTTTCAACAAAAATTCATCATGTCAAAGATGTGGATTACTTAGACAATATATCCCGGTGAAAAGATGAAAAAAATTATATTGTTGATTTTACTAGCTTTTTCTGCAAATTCTTGCGCTGCCACCCCCAGAATATCGGCTAAACAAACTGGTATCAATGAGGAGTTTAAGCCTTACATACAAAACTACAAATATATTGTAGGAGAAAATAAACACTCTAATAAATTCAAATATTTACATATGAATTTTGCTGATTTAGAAGGTTCTATAATAGGTAGATGTTGGTGGTTGTTAAATGGCGAATATGAAGTTGAGATAGATATAAATTATTGGAAATGGAACGAGCATAATTTTTTAGCTAAAGAATTTTTAATTTATCACGAACTTGAGCATTGCATAAGAAGCAGAATGCACACCAACAAACAATTTAAAATAGAAAGTATTGAAGATTTTTTTGAAGAAATAGGTTTTCAGCTAGGCATTATCAAAAGGCTTGGTTATTTAAAAGATGGATGTCCAGCAAGCATTATGCACTCACACGCTTTTAGCGATAATTGTCGAATAAAACATAGGCATTATTATTTTAATGAAATGAGAAACTGGAAACGCTAAAGAATTTTATAAAGTCTTGTTTGGTTAACTGTAGTATATTTTTTAGGAACATTAAAAGTAAGCTCTATTCTATTGTTATTTACAGAAACAATTGATCCAGACAACTCTTCCTGATCATTTGCCACAACATAAACCCTATCTCCGGCACTAAACTGAGATGCATCTTTAACATTCAAATATTTTGTATCTATACCCGGTGCTATTGCCAGTGTTGCTGCCATTACCAGTGACAGTGCTGCTCTAGCATTCTCTGCGTTTGCTTTTTGACCGCCAGTAAAATTAGATGCTGTTTCCAAACCAATTTTTTTAGACAGGGTTCCACCTGATGCATTTAGCCTTAAGTCAATAAACCTCATTCTTTCACCATACAGGCCATTAAACGCTGAAATTTCGCCGCTATTTACATCTTGATTGACACCACCAAGATAGTCGTTACCAGCAAGCTCAGACTCTCTAATGGCTATATATGAAGCTCTGGCAAGCAATTCATCTTTTAAAAGTTGAAGGGTTGTTGGTTGCAATTTGGCTTGTTCAAAATCACCTTCAACCATCATGTAATAATCATCACAATCAGAAGGTAGAGAGGTTGTTATGTCAAAATCTTGAACGGTTTGCCATGTGTCAATTACAGATACAGCATTGTTGATATCAGATACAGAAGTGTCATTACCTGATTGTCTAGTGGTATTTGGGTCAGAATTTGGTCCAAATGGGATTGTAATCAGCTCATCATTTAGCATGTCCTCCCATTCTTGAACTAATGTTTTAATTTCTGTCAACAAATCTTGAATTACATCATATAGTGAATAAGTATCTAAAGCTGGAGGTGTTCCAGCTTCACACTGTTGACCTGTGGCCCTTTCTGGAATTGATTCAGCTTCAACCAGTACTATTGCGGCATTTATTTCATCAATAATATCCTGCTCTGTACGCTGAACAGGGCCGTCATATGTTTCAAAACTTGTTTTGCCAACACCGTGATTTCCAGCAAAAGGAACTAAGTTTTTCCAGACACCATCTGAAACAGAAGGTAATGGTGTAGCTGGGTTGTTGGGAAAAAAAGAATTGTTAAGAGTTCTTTTTGCAGAATCTATCACAACCTGCTCGGTAAGTTCTGTTCTAACATTACCGTCAAGAAATTTCAATTCATTTTGATATGGATTAATAAACAAAGTTCTATCGTCCATTAATTTTTTGTTTGGAGCATCTTCTTTCTCGGCTTTTTCTATACTATCAACAATTCTAGCAGCTTGATCGTCAGCAGCTTGAATTTCTTTATCAACACCTGTTAATTTTTTAGATATTTCAATTCTGTCTTCTTTTGTAAAAATAGCCATTTTTTTCCTTTTTTATAAAGATTACGCTTGCTTAGGCATATCTTCTAAAAAACTTGTTTGTACTAGAAGTGCGGCAATTTGTTTTTTCAAATCTTCTAAACTACCATTATTATTGACTTCAAAACACCTTTCTGAAAACAGAAAAACAGAGGCCTCAGAAAGATGAGAATCTTTCGTCACTAATTTTTCGGCATTATTACGTTGAACATAAATTGGCAAAAACACAATGTCTTTAGCATTGACAAAATACTCAAATTCATTTGGAAATCTTAAATCAGAAACAATCGTAATTTTACCTTCTTTTATTTCCATATTTTTACAATGAATATCTTCATCGCCAGCAGCTCTTAAAACCTCTGTACCCACAATTTGAGCAATATGGCGTGGGCTTTCAAGAAGCATTCCCTCAACATTATACTCATAATAATAATTCATCAACATTTCTGAGGATTCAATATTGAAAGCCCTTAGAATTTCCTCAATTCTTTCGTGATCTAAAAGCTTGGGATTTTCAAATGGAACTTCCTTTAACTCTTGAAGGTCAAAATATTTTCTGTTAAGATTGAATACTTTAGCACAAGTATTTTTTAACTTATCTGCTAATGCACACTCTTCAGCGTCATTACCCAATAATTCTTTGACAATATTAGCTACTGTTGATTTTCCAGCAGTTTTTACACCAGCAATTCCAATTACTGTTTTTATTTTTTTATCTTCTTCCCAAAACAAATTATCCATTAACTAACTCCATATCTTTTTTATCAAAAGATATTGCGTTTTCTTTGGTAATATCGTTTGCGTACATTTCAAATAAACTTTTGTTAAGCCTATGTCTATGAGTAATTCCAATTGGAGCAAGTACTCTTTCGTATTTTCTTACAATATTCCATGCCTCTTCTTCTGTAAGCTTGTGTATGTTATCTTCATCAAGTTCAATTTCAACAAAATGCGTCATTGTACCTTTTTCATCTCTGACAGTATAAAAAACAAGGGTTGCATCATTAAAATTATATATATGGCACATTTTCCATATTTTAAAATTAAATTGATAGCCAAGCATTGTTGCAAATGCTTCTACTGTATGAAATTTATTTTTATCAACTCTAAGATTGACTTCTTTTCTAATTACATTATGTTCAGCACCTTTAGGCTTTGACTTCATTGTAAGTTCAGCCCTGTTGCTTTTGTCATTTTCAGCTTTTCTATATCTTAAGAATGAACCATCTGGTTTTGTGTAATACCAATCGGGTCCTTGCACATATACAAATTCATACGGTTCTCCAATAGATTCAACAAGTTGTTTAAATTCAAATACTTTATCGCCTTCAATACGATATTTTGTCTCAAATTCTGTGTGTTTTTGCATAGTTTTCATAATTCCTATCTTTGTTTACGTTTTTCATATCTCCAACCAGTATGGTGATAATATTCCATCTCTTTTTTGTTGCATTTTTGTTTTTCATCTTTATCTTGAATAACGGAGCAAGGTTGCACGTTAACCCCCTGAATATTACAACACTCCAAATTAGAGCAAGAGGAAAGGGATGTTAACATAAAAATAATTATAGAAACCATCCAAATAAAACTAATATATCCTAAAAATGATCTGTATTTTTTTTTCATCTATATTTCCTGTAGGCTGATGCCTTGCTTTTTAACCTAAATGTTGATATTAACTGCTCTTGTTTTTCCTTTCTGTATTTTGTATATATCTTATGAATACAGGGTATTTCCTTGTGTACAGTGCTCATATAAATCATTTTAAATAAAAACCCGTATGGATGAGATATTTTCTTTATAAATTCTTCAAAATGAAAATCTCTTAACTTTAACCAATTTTTATTGTTTAATTCACATTTTCCTTTTATTTTTTTTTCAATATAAGCCCTAAATTTTTCCCAATCTTTATTGTAATCAGCAACAGTCACTACTAAACCCACTTTTAAAAAGGAACTATATAGTCAAAAAAATCCAAATCATCATCGTCATCATCGTCGTTATTATCATCAATTTTATTATCCAACATTTTCTCAAAATCTCTAAGCATTTTTTCTTTTTCTTCTTCTTTTGAAGAATTTAAAGAAAAATAATCTTTTTCTTTTTCATTTTGTTTAATTTTCAACAACTCTTCTTGGGTTTTGTTACATTTTAAACAATCTTTCCACACATTCATGTTAAATTTAGTTACATTCCATCTTGTTTTACAAAAAGGGCAAAGATTTTTATTTGAATCTTTAAGCTTTATATAGTCTTGATCATATTCCATTTCTGGCGGTATCAAATAATTGTTTTCAAATTTTACAGTGCAATAGTATTTTTGCCCATCTTTTCTTATTGATTTTACTTTACCATGATGACCTGATACAATTACTTCGTCGCCATATTTAAATTTTGACCCCATCACATCTCCAAGTATTTTTTTATTTCACCAATACTGTAGGGCATTTTATGCATAAAACCTTGTTTTGTAATAATAAAAACGCCTTTTTTGTCTTTATAAAAACATATAATATCATTTTTGTAAATTGAAAATGGGGCCAAACTTTCTTCTTTAGTTTTTTTATCATACTTAATTTTTTCTAACTCAAATATTTTACCCATTTAAATCACCTTCACACTTAAGCTCTTTCATAATTTGAAAATATCTTTCCATACAACCCTGAGAAAAATCAGATATTTCCTCACGATCACATTTTAACAATTCTTTTTCATAACCCATTATAATTGTTGCCAATTCCATTTTTAGATTATAAATTGTTTTTTCTTCCTTTTCCATATCCCCTCTTTTTTAAAGCGTTTTTACTTAAAGACATGACCCCCATTTCTTCTAAAGCCATGTCTCTTCTTGTCAAATCTCCAACTGTTACCTTAATATTTTTTCTAAGCATGTCGTCAAATTCTTTAACTATTTCATCATGTTTATTATCGTTTGCCAACTTATCCCATCTATACCATCTTTGATTTACAGATTCGGCCATAAAAATCCCTTTAACGCAGTACGCCAACATAATATCACAAATCTGTTAGCGTAAAATTAATACCGTTTTACAGGTACGGAAGTATTCGACTAATTTTTACCGTAAGAAAGGTAAAGCAATCATATATAAAATGGCAAGCCATTACAGTTGCCAAACTTGTTTTTAAAGTAAAATATCTTGAAATAAAATAAGGGTATAATCCAGTAATAAAAATTGCACTGACTCCTTGGTAACTATGTCCAAGAGCGAACATGGCAGTAAACAAAGACCATATTGCAAATCTTAATATTTTAGTTTTGCAAAATTTTGTAATATATATTGGGATCATTACAAAAAATACATCTTCAAGTCCCACCCAAAGAAATTTGTGCAATCTTAACCTGTTGAATCCTTGAGGGATTTTGCTAATTCCATCCTCATACACTTGAAAATCTATTAAACAAAGCCTGACTAAAGAAACAAAAACCATTAAACCAACAAAAACGGACATTTTATCCCATTTAATTTTTAACTGTTCCCTATCTTTAAAAAGCATAAAAACAAGTGTAATCCCAGCAATAAGCTGAAAGTTTCCAACTATTAATCTATATGCATATTCTAAATATTCCATTATTTCAGATGCCAATTTTTATCAACCTTTTTTTTGTTAATATCTTCTTCTATCTTATTAGATTTTTCTTCGTGATAATCTGCCCCGGCCTCGGCTTTCATTTGGTTTTTTTCCAAATTACCATTTTGCTCTTCGGCTTTTTTTACAATTTCTTTCCCACTATTTACTAAATATTTATTGTAAAATTCTAATATTGCTACAATTAAAAATGGAATAATAAGAAGGTAAAATAACCAAGCTTTTTCTTTTTTTAATTTTAAAAATTTTTCGTACATAAAATTTCTCTAAAAAAACCCTCCGAAGAGGGTTTTTCGGGCGCATGAGAGGTTGCGCCCAATTATAAAGTGGAAAAACTAACCTCATATATATAATATCACAACTTTTTTTTATTAACTTCTTCTTCGTGCTCTTTTATGTCGTCCATAAATGATTGATATTCTTCATCTGACATTTCCTCAAGTTCTTTTTCAACCTCTTCAACTGTCATTGAATTTTTTTTGCAATCATAACATCTAAAATCTTTTCCAGATTTTAAACAATATACAAATTCATTATTACATATTTTGCATTTTATTGCAAATAAAAGTTGTCTTTTTTTTAACATTATTCATTAAATTCCTATCATTACACTACCACTAAATGGACCAACTGCTACTGATAAAATCGGAACACCTAAGTTACCAATACCTAGAAAAAATGTTGTAGGAACAACTGCTGGTAGAGCTGCTGTACCCACTTGTGTCATAGGTGCATCTATAAAAACTTGAGTTCCTTTTATAAAAAAATTATCATCCGATTCAGCCTTAATACTTGCACCTTTCATGTTTAAAGCAGAGTCAGATTCAATTTTAAATGAAGATTTTGATGTAAATTTTGCAGACCCTTCAGCCGCAAATTCAACATTGGCTTTTGCGGCACCTTTAATATCAGCTTCAGCATTAAACCCAATATTTTTTTTTGCTGTGAGTCCAATATTGGCACCAGCTTTTAGTCCAACATCTTTATTTTCCTTATCCATTCTCATATAGGTTTCATCATCACCTTCAAGATTGGTATTTATATCAACAGAACCTTTTTTATCTATTTGAAAATGTGTACCGCCAGCTTTTTCATCAGCAGGCTTGCCTTTTTCATCAGTTTTTGATTTATAGGTAATTTTTAATTCACCATCTTTATTAATTTGCCAATTTAGACCATTATATTGACCTTCAAGATGTAAACCATTATCTTTTGTTAAATTGGTCTTTCTTCCTTTGTGGGATACTGATTTAATAATAATTCCCTTATCCCTCACCCCATCAAGGCATAGTAATAACACCATGTTGCCAAATTGTTTTTCAAAATTTGTATTGATAAATGCTTTGGTATCTTTTTCATCTGTTTTAACTGGTCTAAGTTTATATTCAAAAAAATCTGCAACCCCACCAAATCCGTCTATTGAAATACAGTTTTTGTAAACCAAAGGTTCCATAGTTGATGTCTCTTTTTGTTCCACAACAAGAATATCATATTCTGGAATTTTTTTATTTTTATTTAATTTATCATCAATTTCATAAGCCTTTATAACAATACCTACTTTCAAAGAGGAATCATTGAATATATTTTTGTAATACTCTTCATCAGTATTATCTTCAATACTGTATAGGCTTGAGTTTACAACATCTTCATTGTCATCATAAAAATCTGTCATATCTAATTCTCTTCATCTTTTATTTTATTTGGTTTTTTCAAACCAAGTGGTGTATAAGATACTTCTTTAGTTTCCTTAGTTTCTTCCCCATAATCTCTACCAAGAATATCCTGAGTATCTGAAAAGCCGGGTAAAACACCGTAACCACTATCATAATCATGCAATCTATCAGTTAAAGTATCTGTGTAATCCATTTCAGGATATACAGGGCCTTTTATGTCACTTCTACGGTCAATACCATGAGTTAATTCCAAATTAGTTCTAAACATTTTAATACCATTTGGTCCAATTGTCCCAGAATGTGTAATACTTTCAATATGATATACTGTATCTTGAAATTCTAAATTATCTCCAATACATATATCTTCTTCTACACCAACAGAAACCATTGTTCCGTTAGCTTTTAAATGACCGCCGTGTACCCAATCGTAACACAACTCTGCCCAATGAGGTGAGTAAGATTTAATACCTTCTTCACCCCAATCAAAATTAGATATTTTAGTATAAGGCCTTAGCCCATGTCTTTTAACATCTTCTTTGTCATAATGTATAACTTTTTGGTTTGCATTTCCATCAGCTAATATAGCGTTATCCTGTTGGGAGTGTCCTGTTGTCCCAATAATATGTACAAAGTTAAATCTAAGCGATTCATTTTTGGATATATTTAGGCTATAAATTAAATCTGCCGAAATTTTCCATCTAGGTAATGTAAGAAATCTAGTCCCATCATGAGCCTTGCCTTTAGGACCATCTTTTGTACTACCATGCTCAGTATTAAAGGGTTTTTGTCTAATAATCAATTTTGGTAAAACCAAGCCCGTTTCTAAATCTATTCTATAACAAGAATACATCTCATTAATTAATTCATTAGAATATCTTTTCATTAAATCAAAAAGTCTCAAATTTGTTAAAGGAGAGCTTTGAACAGGAACTCTCCCATCAAGAGTTTCCAAAGTTTCTTGTGTACTTCCAGTTTGAGTATATTTAGGGTTAAAACCAATTGATTCACTAGCGTTCTTAGATGTTACTGTTTTCCCCCACTTACCAATCATAATTCTATACAAATTGATAGCAAAATTTTTACCTTTTAAACCTGTCAGTCCCATTAAGGTAAATACAGATAGTGGTATTTCATATGGAACCTTTACCGTAGAAAGAACTACATCTGGGTCTGTAACACTAATATCATTACCGCCTAGCAAAGCGTATGGTAAGCGTTTTAAAACTTCTTGAATGAAAAGCTTACTGTTTAAAATACCCAATAAATCTTGATTAATAGCATAGGTTAAAACATCTTCATTAATTGTTTTTTGTAAAGTAGGGTTGAAATAAATAATATTGTTAAATTCTGTAAAACCATATGCAGTTACTTGATATCTAAGAGTTTTAATACCAGATGCAGGGTCAGTATTAATAATTTTATTTACACTGTTTACTTTAAAAACACCTTTAAACCCATCTCCGACTCTATTTATTGGCTGGTTATTTCCAGCCCTGATTCTAAGCTCACGGGCTTTTTTGGAACTATTTACCATGTTTATCATAACAAAATCACCCGGAGCTATGGTAGTTCCATAGTTAATATCACCAGAAGCTAATAGCATTAAAGCATTTGGTGTTGGGTTTGATTTTGAAGTAGATACAGATACAGAAATACAGTCATTTTCAACTATCAAAGGTCTCCTAGTAGGTTCTGGCCCCCTTACTCCAACTTTATAACTACTTGTATCTCTATTGTTAAACCTAATAAATGTAACAAGCCAATGGGGGCTTATTTGATGAGAATCATCAGTGTTTTTGCCTATATATTTTGTATATGCTTTAGCAGACATTTATTACCTTATCTCTTTTTGGGTTTTATATTAATTTTCTTTTTGTTACCATCTTGGTATTTAGGCTGTTCATTTTTATTAGTATTATCTGTATTATCTTTCTCTTGATTAGTCTGATTTACTTTTTTAAGTTCTTCTATGAATATTGCGACAGCTTCTTTACCACCTTCTTTTAAAACTCTATTAAACTCTTCCATAGTAACTTTATCTGCAATAGTTTGCTGTATATTCTTTGACATATTTTCAACAAGTTCATTTACAGTATTTCCAATATCTTGAAAAGCTTCATTTTGAGTTTTTGCCATGCCTGCTTTTGTTTGCTCACCCATTCTTTCGGCACCACGCCCCATTCCACCAATCATTTTTTCTTGTTCTTCAGTTAATGGAATTCCAGCATTTCTTCTTTTTACAAGCCCTTCCATTTCTGCTTGTCTTTGTTTTTCTTTCTCAGAAATCCCCCCGATTATACTTTGCAACCCACCAGCTTCAGCCTCACCTACCCTAGACCTTATTTTCTCTGGTTGGAACATGTTGTAATATCTTGTAAGGTCCTGCTTGTCTTCTTCACTCATTTTATCAGGGTCCATTTCTAGCAATTTTATTGCTCTTTTTCCCTCTTTTGTATGTCTATAAGGAAGAAACATGGCTTTAGCAAAAGTTTTTCTAGTTTCCTCTGCAAACTTTTCAATACCACCCTCACCAAATTTTTCATTACCTCCAGCAAGCCTATAAAAACCTTTAAACTCCCTTGATTCTGGGTCGATATCTCTAATATCTAAATTTTGAAACCTAACTCTATCTAACCCCTTAATATTTCCAAACATTTCCTTGTTTTCGCCAATTAAGCGATTTCTAGCTGCTGCTGTTGGGCCTTGACCAGCCGAAAGTTTGTCAGCTAAATTTTTAAAACCTTCTGCTGAGAATTGAAGCCCTCTTCTGGTCATGTTATCGCCCATACCAGCACCTAGCATATTTCTAACAAAATCTTCGTTTCCACCAATACTTTGAGCAATAGTTGTAACTTGGTCTAGGTAATCTTTTAAAACCTCAGTATCAGACATACCCTCACTAACACCTTTAGCAAGAACTCTTACGAAAGCCTGCTCAGACTCTTGAGCGTTCATATAATTTGCAAGCCTACCCATAGCCTGACCTGAATTTGTTAGTCCAAAAGACCTTTGAGCCTGTAGTGCAGTAACATTAAGTAATGCTGAACTAGCACCACCACCACCGGCACCAACAATTTGTTGTTGCATACCCATTCTTTCAGAAGCTAAAAATTGGTCTCCACCTCTTTGTAAGAAACCACCTTGGCCAAACATACCTTCATCAGACATACCAGCAGACCTTTGTATTGCAAGAAGTCTTTCTCTATTATCTGATAAGAATTTCTTTTGATAATATTTAGTTGGGTCTTGAAGTCTACTTTTAATTTTAAATGTTTCATATTTTTTCGTTGCATCTTCGGCGGTCATTTGTTGAAGAGCTTGTGTATTTCCAGTTAAACCATAATAAGTTTCTTCATCCTGACCAAAACCTAACCCAGCTAAAGCAGCACCACCAACGCCACCAAGAACCGTACCAATTGGACCTAAAGCGGAACCTGTCATAGCACCAATTACGCCAGCCCCAAGCATACCAGCTCCAGCTACTACAGCCTTACCTGTTGCTCTTGTTTTTCTGGCTTCATTTGCTTGTTGAAAAAAATCTGCTGTTTCACCAATAGCCTTTGCTCTTTCTGGTGCAAATAAAATATCTTCAGCACTTTGCTCATTAATTGCTCTTCCTCTTAATTGAGTTGTGCTTTGAGCAATATTAGCTTCTCGACCAGCCTGTCTTGCTGGAAGTTGAGCTTGCATATATCTGAAATTACCATACGTTTGCATGGCACCACCAACCGCACCACCAGCAGCAGCAGCAGCAGTACCAGCAAGATTTAAAACTGCGGCTGGTCCCATTTTTTTCATAGCATCAAACATACCACGAAAATCACCCTTACCTAAAGCATTTCTAAAATCTTGCTTATATTGGGCTTGTTGTATTTGAGCCAGTTGAGTTTCAGTGTCAACAATTTGTTTTGAAATATCAAGATGCTCTTGTTTAATTCTTTTCAAATTCTCAGCAGCTTTAACGGCTCTTTCTTGGCTTGCGTTTCCACGGTCAATAATAGATTGAATATTTTTTTGTCTTTGTTCAATTTCTTTAAGTTCTTTGTTTTGATTTCTAAGGTCAGCTTGAAGTTCTCTTTTACCAGCTCTTTCCTGAGTCCTTCTGTAGTTTTCAATTTGCTGTGCTCTTTGTTCGTCACCACGACTTCTATATACATCTGCTAGTTGAGAATAAGTACCACCCGGCCCTGTCTCACGCAGAGACCGAAGTTTTCTTTGTAATTCAGAGATTTTTCGTTCAATATCTGAAGTATCGCCTGCTTTAATACTTACTATAATTGAACCATCATTTATTGGCATTTTTTTCCTTTTTTATTATCTCACATCCATAATATCATAAAAAACGGACACATATTAAAGATTACGGGTAAAGACAATATTAGACTTTTCGTTGACATAACACAAAAAAATTGATAATATTTATTGAAAAAGAGATTTTTTTATGAAAATTAAACAAAAAGCAATTGAAATTATTACAAATGTTCTAGAAAAACACCAAAATTGGCCAGCTAATGCTATTTGTGAAGAGTTGGAAAAGGCTGGATTCTTGAATTTTAAAGAGCACAAAAGTTTAAAAGCAACATATTCCCCAAAAACTCATCAAGGAATTCTTGAAATTAGAGCAGGAAATCATGGTTTGACTCTAAATGACTACGTTAAAGCTGTTAAAAATGGTAAAATAAAAGAATAATATTATCTAAAAGACTTTTTGAGGCGAATTTTTCGTTAAAAACAAGGTAAATACATGAATTTAGACGAAAAAATAAAAGAATCTATAAAAAAAATGGAAAATATGGATTTTGCAATACCTTTTTTTGATATCTCTATCTTTAACGTACATTTTTCCTTGTATAAGATAAGAGAAATGTATCTAGATTTTTGCGAAACCAATCCATATCGTCCAGATGGCGAAATTCCACTAATTTTCTTAAGAATGGGACATCTTGAGATTGTATTTGAAAGCAAAAAACTGTACAAATATCTGTATAAGAAAAAATACAATGAAGAATTGGATATATAAAAGAAACAAGACTTTTTGGGGTGAATTTTTTGACAAAAATACGCTAAATGTCTAAAAAAAGGAGACAGGGTGGCTACTTGGAAAAGCTATAGAAGAAAAGCAAAGCAAGATTACTATCTTGATATGGTAGATGTTGAATGTTGGTGGGAATACCAGACAACTGCTGATATTTTTAGCTATTATGAGCAAGCAACACATGATAACAGCTACTTAAGCATAAAAAAAGGTGATTTTCTGACAAAAATTAACATGGGTCCAGAGGATGCTGAGAGGTTATATCATGCATTGGCTAAATGGATGGGTAGTTACAACAGTGAAAAAGATATGATGAAGGCTGTTGAAAATAATATGTTTGACTATGACGAAGAACTGGATGGATAATGGATACATACGATTGCTTTCATTGTGGAGTAGAAAATGAGTACACTGAAGGCTTTGGTGATGATGAAACGTGTAAAAACTGCGGCACAGTTCATGAATGTGACTTTGAATGTGATCATGACAGCTTATACCATTGGGTTATCGGCATAAAGTAGGCAGCGATGTACAAAATAATTTCCGACACAGAATACGACAAGTTATGGGACAGGGTGAAAAACAGTCGTGTGATGACAAGCCACGACCTTCCGACACACCATATGAAGGGTTGGACTTGTAAGCCACACTCTGGCCCCGGCACACCTTTCAAAGACGAATATGACAGGCTCATGCACGAAGCACTGAATCCAAAGAAGCCAATCACAATTCGCATGGTTACACCTGACGGTGAGGAATGGGTTTATCCAGAGTCAGCTAGAAGCTATGTAGAAAGGATTAAGAAAGATAGGGGTGAAATATGAAAAGTGATGAGACAATGGATTTACTAATTGGGCTGTGTGTGATACTCTCATGGCTGTTGATTTTTGGAGGTTATAATGGATAAAGATGAGTTAATTCAAACACTTGAAAAAGATTTGGGTACAATAAATTGGAAATTAGACACTATGTCAGACAAAAAACAATCTAAAGAGATTTTGGAGCTTGTACAGGCAAAACGTATGACAGTGAAGAGTCTCATAGAATTGGGGGCGTTTGATGAACATTAAGCTAATCGCATCTGAGCTTGTCCGGGCTATGACACCGGCTAAATTGGAAAAGAAACAGAAAGAGTATTTGTTGCACTGTGCTCAAATTGTTATAGAGAATCACCTGAGAAAAGCTGATGTGATCAGGGAGTATGAGATTTGGGCTGAGGGCTATTGTGCCAATGAGACCGAAGGTAAAAAGACTAAACCGGTGAAGTTAGGGGTTAGCTCTGGTATTAGCTTTGAGGATGCGTGTATCTGGAAGTTCAAGAATGACAAGCACTTTGACCACAATAAAATGACATATTGGGGATGTAGGTTGTATCCCGGAATTCCTAATATAGATTTCTAAAATATTCTAAAAGGGACCCGTATGGGACCCAATATGGGACCCTAAAAAATAAAAAAGGGACCCACCCCCTATATATGGGACCCTAACTACTTAAAAAAAGGGGTGGGGGGTATTTGAAAAAGTTAAAAATGATCCTCGCTGTATTTCGGGCATAGGTATCCAATCTCAAATCAGGGACTCCTAAACCCCGGTTTTGGCATGTTTCTTGCATACCCCTCCCCCCTGTGTGGTATCAGTATTGTATATGCAATATATATGCCATATGGCTTTTGGTTTTGGCTTTTGGTTTTGGCTTTTGGTTTTGGCTTTATCCTACAGTATATAGATAGAACTCTGCACTGTCAACAACATAATTAAAAAAAATACTGTCAAAAAATTATACACCTGTCTAAAGAATGGTCAGTAGAAAAAGTGCCAACTTTTTGTGGCAGGAGTGAGTGCCAACAATATGAGGCATAGGAACTGACAAGAATTGTTGGCGGTATTTTTTTGCTACGATGTCCAGTGGTGCTGAACGGTGGGGCGGTGAGCCAGTTCCTACGCCTATATATAATTATATATATTAGTATTATATATAATTGTTATTGTTTATTAGTTATGGTTATTGTTTTTATTTTATTAATCCTTTCAGATACTTGCGTGGCAACGTAACCAATATAAATTAAATAGCCGATCGTAAATAAAAAGATAGCAGTTGACTTGCTCATAGAAAACCCTCCTGAATCATTGATACCATGTAAAGAATAATTAAAAGTTTAAAAAATAGTTGTACCATGTTATTAACCTCCTTAGAGGGGGCTGTTAAGCCCTCTCTAAAAACTTTCTTCCTATCTTTTCTTGAATCTCCTCAAGTTCCTTTGTTACGAGCTTGAGTTTAATTTTATCGCTTGCATCGGTATTAAGATAGTTGTTGATAATTTTTAAAGCGACTTCCATTTGTACGTTTTCAGCGATTAATTTTTCTGTTCTCTCATTCATTTTGTTTCCCTTTGTTTGTGTGTTTCTGTAATATTATAATAACACACTGCCAGTGGATTACAATAGTTATTTTAAACTATCTTCGTTTTTGCCCTGATATCAGGGGCTTATCGCCCCTCGTACTCTTTAATTGTTTGTAAATCTTTGCTATCAAGCGGCGAGTAAACCTTGATGCCTGTAGCCTCTCTTTTAGCTTCTAAGGCAGCGTGATGCCTGTCTGGATATCCAAGTTCAATCCATAGTGCAAAGTCCTCAGAAGTCGGCTGTGCGCCCCAACCTGACCAATCCATGTGACAATAGTTGCCACAAGGTTTTTTAACCTCGAAGTAAGTCTCTTCAAGTTCGTCCATGTAAAAATGTCTCTCAATGTTCAAAGTGTGTCCGTTTACTGTTAGCATTTTTTTATCTCCGTGTTAGTGTTAATGAAATTATAAAGCATCTCGAATTTTGAGTCAACAAAATAATGCACTTTAGTTAAAAAAGTTTTTTCATTATTTTCTTTAAGGCGTAAGGTTTTTGGTGTATACTAGGGAAGATAGTTGTGCCAACTATCTGATATTGTGTCAGGGTTGAGTAGTATACACGACAAAAGCAAAAAGCACAAGGGGTTTTTACACCCCAAGTCGTTTTGCTGGATAGGTTATCTCGCCCTCATATTTAAGCTGTGAGCGTTCAAATTCTGTCTGGTAGCCTGACCCTACCTCTTCCATGTGAACGATATAAGACTTGGCATAATCGCTGTCATACAGGTGCGGCTTGACCATTTCAACCGCAACATATTTGTCCTTGGCGGTCACGATAAAATCATCACTGCCCTTCATCTTCCAATACTGAGGGCATTCGCCTTGACCACCCCAAGAATGTGCCCCGTAATTTTCTTCATATTGTGCTACAACTAAAAATGTCTTCATATTTCCTCCATTAGTTTATATAGTAACATTATCTAGGAAGTTTATCAAACATTTGACTAAGATATTCTTGTAACTTGTCGAACTCTCTTTTGTTCTTAAAATATTGGTTAATTATATCCGCAGGAATATCAATCATATTATATTTTTGATCATATTCATCTTTGAAATCTATACCATAATCCCAAGCCTGATCTCTTGTTTTTAATTCATAGTAAAATCTTTCTGTTTGCACAATTGCTATATTACTCATTGTTACACCTTTTTAATTTTTCTCTTAACTTTTTCAAGCCAATACAAACGCTCTTGTATTGGTTTAAGCTTGTCGCAATATGGTATTTTTAGTCTTAATTTTCCTATTTCGTGGTTGATCAAATTAATTAAAAATCGCTTTTCCATTTTATTCATATTTCCTCCATTAGCTGTTACCACTGTCTCATATAGTGGCAACGCTGTCAATAGGTTTTTTTATTTTATTTTTCCTCTGGTGCTTGCACGTTTTGTGTGATATACTACTTAAAACAAGAGCTTACGCTCCCCTGTCAACTCTCCACATTGGGAGAGTATACACGACAAAAGCAAAAAACACAAGAAAAAAAGTGTCCCTTATTCGGGACACATGATGTCAAGTATTTCTAGGTTAATTTTAGCAATTTGTTGGTCAATTGCCTTTACCTCGTCAGAATTAGGGCCATAGTTGTCAGAGTAGACCTTTGCTTTAATTTCTAGTTCGTTGATTTTTTCGATTAGTGTTTCCATATTTCCTCCGTTTCGTTAATACCATTATTGCACGGGTCGGCTGTCGTGTCAAATAAAAAAATGAGGGGCAGCATTTTTTTTACTGCCCCTCGAACACACTAACAGAGGGTACTTTGGACTAGGGGGGAGAGAATCCCTAGCCCCTTCGCAAATATGCCATCTTTAATGGCATATTTTACGATAGCTCTATTTCTATTTTTCTTTGGTAACTCACTAAAAGGCAAAATAACCTCTACAGGTTCGCCATTTAATACGCCATGACAATAACTAACCTCCCAAAATGGAAAGCCGTGGTCTGAGAGTAGTCTCAGGCGTGTTATTTTTAGTCCCTCGGCTGTCCAAGGTACTTGACGCTGTATATTTGCTGTGAACTCACTGTGGTATTTGTGACCGTCTAAGAGTCCGTTTGTTTCACCTACTGATGGTCTGTTTACTAAATTCATATTTCCTCCAATATGTTAGTGTTAAGTCATTATTGCATTTTTGGCGATAGCTGTCAACAACAAAAAATAAATTAAAATAATGGTTGTGCTATATGGATTTGTGGCGTATACTTCTCTCAAAAAGAAGAACCGCACCAAGTTGGCACGGTTCTTGCAACACACTAACCAAGGATTATAGATAACCGTCTACATAATCCTCAACTGTCGTTACTAGCCCGTCAAAATCCTCATTTTGACCTAGAATAGATGCCATTTCGTAAACCACTGATTTTTCTATTCCAAAATCCTCGGCTAAACAATTGAGATAATGTTTTCTGTTATCATATCCATTTTTTTCGTATACGTCCATATTTCCTCCATTTAAGCTATTAATCTAGCTATTGTTCTCTCAACCTTATCGGCTGATTTTAGTTTCCATTGACCGCATTTTGTCCACACATTGACCGCAATTTGTAGCTTACCAATGCTGTCCTCAATGACAATTTTATCAGCATAACCATCACGTTCAAATACTGCCTCAAAAAATACTTCAGTTTGGTTGTTAATTTCTAGCTTTTCTCTCTTTTCCATTTTTCCTCCGTTTTTATTATTGTAGTGCATTTTCAACTTTATTACAAGAACTTTCTGCCTCTAATTTGATATTATATTGAGAAAGTCTAGTTAATAGGATAGATGCGCTCAATTCATCTTGTTTAGCATGAGCTACTTCTAATGCCTCTAAAATTCTCATAATTTCGGGTCTATCGGCAAAATTTTGTTTATTTGTAAAAATTGACACATTATCCTCGTTTGTTAGTGTTACCCCATTATTGCATTTTTGACGATAACTGTCAATTCCTTATTTAAACTTTTTTATGCAAGATTCATGCCAAGTTTTTACCACACTCTGCGAGTATATCATACAAAAATAGAAAGCACAATATTAAAAAAAAGTTTTTTTGTGTGTCGATTGTTGTTGACTTAATTCTCAAGATATGAGATAATTTTATTAGGAGGTAACATGACAAAAACTGATACTATTTTGAACATTATTGTATTACTTAGAAATACACCGCATCAGATACTTCACAAAAAAGAAGTGGTGCAAGCCATTGGCAAGTCTAGGTCACAAACCTATAAAATTCTTGCTGAGTTTTCCCAACCAACCAATCAGCGACCTGCTGTGTTCACCCTAGTAGGCGATAGAGTTGTACTCAACGCCGAATACCGCTAAACCAAGGGGGCAATCGCCCCTTTCTTTTTGCCCATGAGTATAGCACAGTTTTTTTAAAAAAAATAAAAAAAGAGGCTTACGCCTCTCCTTTTTGTAGGTTGACTGTTGTGAGTAATGCTTTAAAAGATTGAGGAGAGTTCTGTTTTTCTAACACCCAATCAGTCAACCAAGTCAATTGTTTAGGGTCTTCCATTTCAAACCCAAAATGGTTAAATAAAATATCGCTAATTAATCCTTCTGGATCGCTGTTCCAACCCATTTCTTCTAGTTCAAAAGATAAGTCTTCTAGTATGTGGATTAAGTCCGTCCTTTCTTTTTTGTTTAACATATTCATGATTTGCATTAAATAAATCATATATCCTCCGTTGTTAATATTATAATATAATATGTGGATTATATTGTCAACAACTATTTTGTATGCAAAGTTCGTGCCAATGTATGTGGACTTGGTGAGTATATCATGTGGATTTTTTATTGTCAATAAAAAAAAAGGGGCTTTCGCCCCTATTGTTTTACTCTACTTCCCTGTAAAGTGTCACATACACTTGAAACTGACCTATCCCTGTCAGTCCTGAATAAAGCGTTCCATGCTCGTCTATAAGCTCTTCCGTGCGTCTTATTGCTTGCTCTTTGGTCAATGCTCTTTCTGTTGTGCTGCCAAACCCCGATGAATCACAGAAAAGTGTTTCGACCTCTTCAAAGTTCTCTGGGACTTCAGTTCCCACCATGTCTTTACTTCTAAAAATATCCTCACTTTCAGTGACCTCAACTAGAAGCTCTTCAGCAGGCACACAAGTTTTACAGTAGAAACCACCGTGTTCTGTAATTACGAATGATACGTCATAATATTGTTCTGTGTCGTGAAAAGTACCGCACTTTTCACAGTGATGACCTTCAGCGTGATAATAGTCTTCTTCGAGCATAATCTGTTCTGCTCCCTCGTCTTGGAAGGCAGGCGTGAAGTCTTCAGGGAGTTCCATGCCTCTTTCAAACTTGTTCCCTTGAAAGTCGGTGTAAGTACCGCCCCATGAGCTTTTCGATAAGTAAGTGTTACCGTCATAAGTGTTGTCTGAGTGTTCAATATAGCCAGATGAGATAGATTCTATTTTATTGCCTTTCATCTCTGCCATAATGATAGCACCGTATTGTTCTTGACCTAATATCTTTTCCATATTTCCTCCTATGGTTAGTGTTAATGATATTATAATACGAAAGATAAAATTCTGTCAACAACAAAAAATAAATTAATAAAATGGTTGACGGCGTGTTTTTCTTTGTGTATACTATAAGATAGGGCCTTTCGGCCCTTGGGTTACACCCATTCCCATCCGGGTGCAGGCATAGCTTCCATTAGGTCGCTTGTCCTTGTGATAACGTGAGGCTTAATTTCTGAGAGGCTGATATCGCCCATCTCACATTCAAAGCCTGAAACTACCGCACACACGATATCATCGGTGAAAGCCTCATCTGTAATGAAGTATTCCCAAAAATTTCTAGTGATGGCCAGCTCTTTCACGTTTACAACAGTTCCGTAAGATTTGTTTTTCATTTGTCTCATTTTATCCTCCGTTGGTTAATCTGTTAATACTATTTTAAAGCATAACGCAATAAAACACAAGAAAAATCGACATATAAAAAAACTTTTTTTTCTTCTTGTGCTTTAGTGTTTTATGCTGTATACTAAAATGTAGGGAAAAATTCCCCTTATTTTTTTATCATAAAATAAAGATCATCTGAAGAATAATTTTCTAATTGCATTGAGGCAAGTTTGCATAAATATTTTTTAGTTAAGTCTTTACCTTTTTTGTTTACCACTTCAAAAGTATATCCCTCTTCTCTGACATAATAATGCAATCTATAAAGAGGTATCACCCTAGACCATTCATAAGAATACAGTTTAGTACCGTCATAGTGTAGTTTTAAGTGCATTTTAAAGTTCCTCCATTATTTTAAACGCTTTTTTAATCCAGTAATCGACTTCTGAAATTTCAACAGCATCAGGGTCAAAGTCTAAATTTTCGGCTTCATCTTCTGTCAAAGTAGTTTCATCATAAACCATAATTTCATCTAAAAATTCACCGTTTTCTTTTTCAATTTTTATTCTTAATCTTTGCATTTTTTTCCTCCGTTTGATTGGATTATATAAAATTATTGCATATCTCAACTAATAACGCAAGAAAATAATTAATTTATTTTTGGGATTGTGCTTTTATGTTTTTTAATGTATACTTATATGCTGTTAAAACCATGCCAAGAGGGAGACATTTCTTGGCATGGTTTTTGAGGTAGGGCTTTACAGCCCTATCCTCTTCAGGAGTTTTTCAGCGTTTTCTAAGTCAAGCTGAAAGAGAAAGTGAAAGTTGCCATAAAAGCCATGTTCGTCACGACTTCTCATGTAAGTGCTAGAGAGGTGTTCCTCCAACCCTGAACCCTCAAACACCTTTTCAATGTCTGAAAGACCAAGGCAGTAAAGTTTTCTGAAGATTTCCAATTTTTCGTTTGTGTTCATTTGTTTTCTCCTTGTTAAGTGTTAAGTCATTATTGCATTTTTTGAGAATATTGTCAAATCCCTAAGTGCTTGAAAAGAGAGTAAAAATAAAAAAAGATTTTTTTACGATTTTTCTTGTGTATGTTTGTTTTGTACTATATACTATAAGGTGATGCTGAGAAAATGTTGGCACAGTTTTTGCAGGGGAAAGGCCCGAGTATACATGACAAAACTTACACTGTCAAATAAAAAAATAATTTATTTTTTATGTTGACAAAGTGTGTGATTTATGGTAACTCTTAGATGCCAGAAAAAGTTGGCACAGATGCAATATCCGTGCCAACCCAACCAATACTAACCAAGGAGTTTAGGGGTTAACAACTCCCCTAAATATTTAATTCGTCTGCATATTCATGACAACATTCGTCCGTGTTGTCTTCCCTAAAGTCTGAGGCTAGTCCCTCACCGCCACAATTAGGGCAAGTGTGAAAGTCCTCTAGTTCATCGTCAACATTTAGCATAGCAACATTGTAATCCTCATCAACTAAAAAAACGTAAGTGCTATATGGGTTAAATTCCACCGCTACACCTCTGTCGCCAAAATATTTAGTTTTATCCTTTGACGTTCCAAGTGATGACAATAGCTTTGCCGCTTCTTCTCTTTCTCTATAGCCGAAGTCTGCTAGGTTTTGTGTGTTTCGCATTGTTTCCTCCTTAATGCTTTGTTAATATTATATTAAATCAATTAACCCAATATGTCAACAAGTTTTTTTAATTTATTTTTCCTCTTGTGTATGTGGAATTATTCGTGTATACTATGTGGAATAAGGTATGTGGATTTGGCACGGTTTTTGCACCGTGCCTATTTCATGCTACCTCCACTATATTATTTTTGTTTATACCAAAATTGTCATAGATACCATTCTCTTCAAAGTCATTGCCATAGAAGCCCCAACAAGCGTCAATCTCATGTCCTTCAGCATCGTACATAATGCCGCCATAAGTGCGTCCGTTTAGATAGTCGTTGTAAGTGTTTAGCTCTGCCTTTAGATTTCTCAATGCTTTTTCTCTATCTCCATCGAATTCATAGTCAATCGTAGCTTTCCTGACTACAATAAAGCCAAGAGTCCCACTATCCCACGGGCATGAAAAAGGAGTTAAAGACAACTCAAAACATCGTTTAGAGTAACAGAATACTGGCATTGCCAAGTCACCGTCTTTTACATTTTCATTCATCATGCCTGCAAAGCTAGAATAATTGTCAGGGTCAATGTCATGGTTGTCGCCCACGTTCATTCTATTGTGAAAGAAAATCATTTCAGTCACATTATCAAATTCCTTTCTAGGGTCAAAACAACCTTCGTCGTGGTAAATTTCTAGTTTTTCACCGTTGTTTAATTTAATTTCTTGTATTAGCATTGTTTCCTCCTTGCTAGTGTATTCATTGTAAAGCAATGTGCTTGCAATTACAAGCACTATTTTGATTATTTCGCACTTTTTTTCTTGCAAGAATCGTGCCAGTTTTTGGAGAAGTATACATGATAAAAACTTTCTTGTCAACCCCTTGACTAGTTTATTTTTGTCGTGTATACTATAATATAAAAAAAGCAGGGTTTTCACCCTGCTTTCATGGAGGAATAATTCAAGCCAAGGAAATGAGAAAACTTGGCATGAATCTTGCATTAATGTCCTAGTTGCCTTTGTTTTGTAACGTAATAACGCCCACTAAACAATGTAAACGCATCTTGTTTACGAGCTTCTTCTTCGGTTACTTCTTCTAGTCGTCCGAGTCGTTCCTCTGCACCATTGTTAAAAATAAGATGTGCTTCCTGATTAGCATCTTGGTACAGAATTGATTCCTGATTAAAATTTTTAAAAGCAAAGTCCTTCAGTGCTTGCAAGTCATGAGAATTATTGATAATGACTACAAATGATGTTTCGGGTTCTCCCTTATACATCCCTAAAGATTCTCCGAAAAGCAGGTTACAATCCTCCAGACAATGCTTTAAAATTTTTGTGCGCTGACAGTTTTGTTCCGGTGTGAGTTTAGTATTTTCAGCACTCAAAATTACTACTTGTTGTGAAATATTCATGGGTTATCCTCCTGTTTTTTAGTCCCATCTACATATTAACGCAAGTGGGAAGTTGTGTCAACTATTAATTCAATAAAAATTTTAAAGAATTAATTTTATTTTTAATTAAAAAAAGGGGTTGACGGGAGCACTTTCTTTCTGTATACTGTAAGTTGAGGCAAAAAAAAATGGCCGATTTTTGGCACACTTCTTGCATGGGCGCACGGGCGAAGTATACATGACAAAACCAACATTGTCAACAAAAAAAATAATTTATTTTCGGAAGTATATAGATAAAAAATAATTTTGTCAACAACTATTTTTTGGCACGACTTTTGCATATGAAAAAAATGGCTTGACTGAAATTTAAAATCATGGTAACTATTAGAAAGTGCCAAAGATTCTGGGCGCATCAATAAAAACAGGAGGTTATATATTTTTACGCAAAATCAATAACTTACATTTTTATGCAAGATTCATGCCAAGTGTTTTGGCACGGTCTTTGCATATACAATTCCGATGCCATTTTCGGCAGGGCTGTTCTGGCACGGCTTTTGCAGGGGTGTGTCGATAAGTGTGTGATATTATAATGTCGGCAGGGTTCGTCAGATAAAAAAAATTTAGAACCGTGGTTGGGAGGCTCTGTCTTGAGTCGGTGTCGTGGTGTGCGTGGGTCAAAAAACGAGATTTTGACACAATTTTACGGCAATACTAGAACACAATATCCTTTGTTAATTGTTATGACATATGTGATTTCGGTAGGTTATACCTTTTTGACACACATTTTTAATGACTTAGCAGGTGTGTGGATTGGCAAAAGTTATTTGCCTTATTCCACAGGTACATTATCATCCTGTCTTATGTTAAAGATTACCTCATTTATACACGCTGAGACTTGCATATTTGCCTTCTCTTGTATTTCATTCCATTCTGGGTGATATTCAATGCCTACCGTTATAGGAGCGTTAAAAGCGTCTATGAGGATAGGTGTATGTGGATTTCTAGCCCCCCTATATGGATTTCTATTATATGTATGTGAATTTCGTGTTAGGTATGTGGATTTCATATGTCACTCCAAAAAGCCCACAATAATCCAAAAGCCGTTAGGCAAAGAATAGTTAATATTATATTTACAACCATTTCGTTAGCATCCATCGTTACCTTTGTGCTTTGTTTCTATAATTATATTACTACAATTACCTGTCACTGTCAACGCTTTTTTTAATTTCTTTTAAAGTTAACTCATTAAACATAGCATCTTTAAGAACAATATCGGTGCCAATTTGTCGTAGGTCAAAAAACCTATAACAAGTGCAATTTGGTCTTTCAATGCCATCATTATCTTTAGTACACTCTCCTTTTTCATAGTGGTCAATTCGAGTATTAATAACTTCAAGGTCAACATTTGCATATCGTTCTGGTTCAAAATAACTTAAACCCATGTCGTTTAGTTGAACAATGTCACCTTTTTGGATTAATGTAAACGGGTCAATATTCATAGTACACTCCTAATTCTGTCAAGATATGTCATTATATCTTTAATATTGACATAATTGTCTAATTCGTCACCGCATTGAAATTTGGAGCTATTGAGATATTTAAAAAGTTCATTTACAATCTCATCGGCTTTTTGCTTGTCAAGCTGTGCTTCCTGCAATTCATGTTCTAATCGTTTTATGTAGTTCATCGCTACCTCCTACAAGAATATTACTACACTAAGCACAACCTGTCAACGCTTTTTTAAACTTTTAATGGCATTAGTAAACCAATATTATCCCGACCGCTTTCTACAACTATTGGAGACATTGGACTGTCTTTTTTAACCAATAATTTTACTTTAGGGTTTCTTTTTTCCCCATTGAGGCTTTTATATAATTTTGCTAATAAGTCAGGGTTAAAATTAATCTCTAAATAATCATCGTGATTGACTTTTGGAATAATAGAGTCAGTTTTGGCATATTCTCTAAAAACTACCGACAAAATTACTCCATCTCTATTATCAGATGTAAATATTCTCAAATTCCTATTTTCCTCTACATTGGTATCAATCAAAAATGAATGGTCATGTTTGTTAGTAGTCATAAAGCTTTTTAATTTAGGCTTAGAATCTCTATGAATCAAAATATCCTCGTCAATGGTCAATTCTGGTTCGTCAACAAAATGTCGTGATAATATATGTCCGTCACATGACTCGACAATTAAACCATTATCATCACTACCTAATCTTACTGCGTTAAGGTTAGTCCTTACTTCATCCTTAGAAACCGCCTCAAAACTTTTTAATACTAATTCCAGTGTTTTTTTACTAATTTTTTGCATCGTTACCTCCATGCGTTATCTCTGAAACCATGTTAACATAAGCTTAACTATCTGTCAAATGTTATTGTGTTTTGTTTTATTTCTTCTTTAAAATCATTAATAAGTCGTGACAAGCTTATGACCGTATTCCTAGCGTCATCGTCAAATTGTTCTACCTCGTAATCAAGTAATAAATTTAATGTTTCTTCTAGCAATTTAATGTCGCCACTAGTTATAAATACTTTTATCATTTTTAACATGATAACCTCCTAAGTTAAAAACATATTAAACCAAATAGTATGTTATGTCAATTATTTTCTTGAATTATTTCAATATTTTTATTTTTTAATATAGTTAAAAGCACTGAAAGACTTAAATCATCTTTATTTTCGATAGCACGTTCTATTTTAATTAAAATATTGTATATTTCAACTTTTTCTTTAAATTCTTCTTTGTTTTTAATTTTTTCCATGTTTCACCTATATTATTTTATATTCAAATGGCAATTTTTTTTTGTTTTTTTTGTGCCATTTATAAATGTTTTTCAAAAAACCATATTTTTTTCTTCCAAATTCTTTAATTAACCTTTTTCTAACTAAATATTCTTTACACCCAAAATGTTTTGCAATATTTTTAATTTTCTCACCATTTTGAAACATTTCTTTTATTTTTTTTTCATTAAAATATATAGTTGATTTTATATCAGGATTTCCCGATTTACCAATAAAAATAATATCATGGTGTTTTAACAATGATTTTAAGGTGGTTAAACTACAGCCAACATCTTTTGCCGTTCTAGTTTTGTTAAAATTATTTTTATTTAATTTTTTATTTAATTCTTCTTTACTTATGTCAAACCTATTTCTGCCCATTTTTTCCCTTTTAAAAAGTGACTGATAGCCCATGGGTTATTATACCTAAAGATACTATGGTGTCAAATGATATTTTTAAATTTCTCTTTTTGTATGTTTTTTTATACAATGGTAATTTATAATTTAACCCTACTATTGGTGTAACCCCAAAAACTGAAAACGGTGTAATTTTTCTGTCATAAAACTCTTTTCTATTGACATTATATGCGCCCACTATCAAGTTTAAATTTTTTTTAAAAGAAGAAAATGAACCTAAACCACCGTAAATATTACCGCAAGCTGAGTCTTTTCCAACAATTATACCACCTCTATTTTTTTCGTTTCCTATCAATATTGCACCATAGCCATGTTTTATTGTGCCTACTGATTTGTTTATGACATTACAATAATTTAATTGTGATGCAATATAATGATGTGTTATACCGCCAAAAAATAATTCAAATATCATAAATACCTCCTAAAAACACATTACTACAAGCTTTTACTAATGTCAAGCATCATTTCTTTTTTATTTGTATAAACAAATTCCTCGTCACCTTCATCGCTTGAATAGGTCACGACATAGCCATTGACAACAGGTTTTATTGATATGTTTTCAAGTCCTGTAGTACCGTCATTACCGTCACCAAAATCAATAGTTTTTAAATTATTCATATTCATTCTCGTTTTTAAAAATCTTTGTGTAATCCTCATAATCATCATTATTTAACATTTCAAGAGCATCTTTTACACTGTCAAGATAACATAACGCATCAAATAGCTCGCCATCAAACGGTTGTCCATCACGACATTCAATTTCATTAATAATACTGTTGCACTGTTCTACTACTTCATTTTCCAATTCATTCCTAGTCATTAATTTACCTCCTGTGAAATATGTAATATTGTTAGCATAATTTTTCCTTTGTTAGTTATGCTCAATGAAATATTACTACACCCTACCTACCCTGTCAACAATTATTTTAATTAAAAAAATATTTTTTTAGTTTGTTTTTGATGTTGACTTTTTAGCTAAGATCAATTAATATGACTTTAGAAAGGAGGTGCAGACATGGCACACAATTGGTATTTTGACATTCACGATTATTGCAAAACATTATCAGAGGTTTACAATGTGCCTCTTATAAAGGTAGCTGGTATTATGTCGGCATTATCCCCAAACAATACAGTTAGAATGAATTGTATTAGTTTAGAGAAATTCCTAAAACACAAAGGAAATTGTAAGGTAACAACTTTTGACAGTCAAAAGAAAAAAGCTTTGGCAATATTAAATGCAAATGATAATATTACTGTAAAAGAAGTCAAGACAATTCTTGGCGCAAAGAAAGATAGCAGTTTAAAAACTAAAGCTTTCTTCGATAATATTTATAGACCGCATACAAGTGAAGAAGTTACCATTGACCTTTGGATGATTCGATGGGCAAAAATTGAGGGTAGTCTAACACCAAAACGCTACCGAGAAGTTGCTCAAAAAATTAAAGAAATGGCACAAAAAATCGGTGTGTTAGCACATCAACTTCAAGCAAAAATATGGGTAGACACAAGGGGCGAAGCGTGGTAGAATATAAGGGGATTTATATTGACCGCAATCCTTGGAAGTATGGGGAAGGTGAATATCAAGACCTTTTAGGTGTGGATAATGAACCAGAATTTATTGTCTATGCGCCCGATGTGGAATTTTACTGTGAAACTATTGAAAATGCTAAACGTGGCATTGATAGATGGATAGAAAAAAATGGTGATGTGGAAACCTATCGTTTCCATGCAGATATGAAATTAGGATGGAACAGACTAGAGGTGTTATGAAAAAAGTTAAAGTAAATTTATTTTATCGTGATGGGGCAAATTATAAATGCCATTTTACAAAAGTGCTTGACAAACAAGTAATTGATGATTTAGAATTGGATGTGGACAATGATATTGACCACGAACAAAGAAGTGATGTATTGTTTGAAATAGAAAGCTTTGGATTAAAAGTTTTTGATATTCCAATGATTGCTGAATATGGATTTGACCCTGAATATGACCATAATTATGTATCTATTACGGGGATTGAAGAGGTAGAAGAATGAAAGAGGATTATAAACCACAATTTATCTCATGGTGTAAAAGCTATGAGGAAGAAGAAAAAGAATTGCGTAGGATTATATGTGGAAACCCTGCTGATATTAAATTACTTAAACAAGAATATGAACAACTAACAGGAAAACGCTTTAGGAGGCGAAAAAATGAGTTTTAGAATTGGAAAATAAAAACGACACAAACCCAATGTTTTTGGTGTAGGAGGATTTGATGACAAAACAAGAGTTAGAAAACAGACTAGAGCATACCGAAAAGATTCTGAAACATTTGATGAAAAATTTTGACATGAGAACCGCTTTAATTGAAGCAAGAGTTTATTTTGGTGAAATATCTAAAGAAAATTCCACGCTTATGAAGGAGGATTAAAAATGTCACCAATGCTCAAAAATATTATTTTATTAATAGTTTTAATAATTATAACTACGAGGATTTAAAATGTTAAGTGATGAACAACTAAATAAAATTTTAAATAAATTAGTATTAGAGCCAGAAGACATCTATCTTATTCATCATCACCTTGATGAAATAGAAAAAATGCAAGCTGAATATGGAAGTCAAATTCCGGCTGATGTAGCTATGACAACCAATATTGATATAGCAAAAATTAGTGAAAGATGTAGGAAATATTTAGAAAATAAAGAAAATTTTAAAACAACAGATTTGTTAGTTTCTAAAAATGTGGATTTAGAAAAAGTTTATAAAGAAATGGATGAGTTTTATCACAAAAAAATACTTGACAATAAAAAAAATAAATAATAAAATAACACTGAAATAAAGGATGGCAATATGTTTGGACAAAAAATAAATGAATTTGATAATAGTGATGGAACCATTGATTCATTTAACAAAATATTTCCTCAAACTACTTTAGGTAGGTCTTGTGGCAAGTATGTGGAAATAGGTGATATTGTAGAGCGTAAAAATATGTTTAATGCAAGCTTATTTGTAAGAAATTTAAAATTTTATGATGTGGATTGGAATTTAATTTATGAATCTACGCATGATTTTGGTGAAAATAATTTTTTAAATATTGAAAACTATTGCATTGACGGTTTTATTAGATTTAAATATTTTGCTAAAGATTTGAATGGAAAAATTATTGAAAAAGCTTATAATTTTGAAGAATTAGCTGAAAAATTAAATTGCAGTGTAAATTATGTTAAAAGAAGGTTTTCAAACCCCATAGAAAAAGGTGAAAAAACTCAACATCAATTTAATATTACGAGGATTGAATTATGAAATTTATTTACTTTAACTTACACAAAAATGTATTTTCAGTTAAAGATGTTAAGACAGGTCTAGTTGCCGGAGACCACAGAGAAATGGTAATAGTTAAAAATGCAGTTTTTAAGGTGTCTGAGGCTGGCAGACAGCGAGTGTTGATAGAAGGTGTTAAGAACGTACACGCTGGAGTTAAGGGCGAACTAGGAGTTTTTTCTGACGTTGACACTGCTAATATGGTACAAGTAACATATAACCCTAAAAAATATGATTCTTTTGTCACAGTAGATAGTTTTAGACCGCTTAAAGGTGCTGAAATGGTACTAATGAGAACCGTAGCGATTGAGAAAGATGGTGTGGTTAAGCGCATTCCTACTATGTTTGCGGTTAATCCGGTTTACAAAGTGATTAGTGAGGTAGCATAATGGCAACATTGTTAATGATGACAAATTGGGGTAAGTCCAATCCACCCCTAGCAATTTCAATAGGTTTGGGGATTGACATTTTTTTAATTATTTTTTTAAAAAATATGTTGACATCTTAATTAGATTTTAGTAATATAAATACAACAAAAGGCAATAAAGCCTAAAACAAAAAAGGATTTCTTTATGGCACACGGATTAGAATTAATTAATGGTGAAGCTCAAATGTTTTACCGTGGAAAAGCACCTTGGCACAATCTCGGGCGTTTTATTGAACCTAACGAAGCTCTAACTACTGAAGATGCTATTGTCGCCGCCGGATTGGATTGGAACGTAAGTACACGACCGCTATTTCTTGAAAACGGTATTCAGGCACCTAGTAATGCTGTTGTCAGAGATGACACCGAAGCTATTCTTGGGGTAGTTTCCCAAAAATATCAACCGCTTCAAAATAAAGAAGCTTTCAAATTTTTTGACCCATTCATTGAATCGGGTGAGGCAATGTTTGAAACAGCAGGTTCACTTAGAGAAGGTAAGAGAATTTGGGTACTAGCCAAAATTAACAAAGACCCTCTTGAAATTGCTAAAGGTGACACGGTAGAAAAATATATCCTACTTTCTAATGGTCATGATGGGCTTGTTTCTGTGAGAGCTGGATTTACTCCAATTAGAGTTGTATGTCAAAATACACTTAGTATGGCGACTAACAATGACGCTTCTCAACTAATCAGATTGAAGCATACTAAAAACCTTCAAGAAAACCTTGATAAAGTAGCTGAAATTATGAACCTTGCTAACGCACAATTTGAGGCAACAGCCGAGCAATACAAATTCCTAGCAAATAGGACTGTAAGCCAAGCTGACCTTGATCGTTATGTTAAACTTGTGTTTGTTGGTGAGAAATATGTGGAAATGGAAAAACTTGGATTGAAACCAGCTCAACGTATCCTAGAAAACATTATTCCTCTTTTTGAAAAAGGACGAGGAAACGACATGGCTTCTATTAAAGGAACCGCTTGGGCAGCTTACAATGCCGTAAATGAATACCTACAGTATGAACGTGGAAACGATGAGGATTCTAGGCTAGATAAACTATGGTTTGGTGATGGGGCTAATCTCAATCAAAGAGCATTGGGGATTATCACTAAGTTGGTGTCATAAAAGGAGATCGCCCCTCTGAATGGAGGGGCATTTTTAAGGAGATGTGGAAATGAAATTATCAGAATATATTGAAAAAATGAATGAAGTTATAGACGGGCTTAATGAGCTGATTAAAGAAGGTAATGATTTTGAAGTAGTCTATTCTAAAGATGATGAGGGAAACGAATATCAGCCTGTATATTTTACTCCAATAGTAGGATATTATCAGGATAGGGAATTTACTTCCGAGCTTGAAAACCGAAAACCAAATGCAATTTGCATAAATTAAGGAAGTGATAGTATGAAGGAGTTTTATGAATTAAAAAAAGTTTACAAAAAAGTCTTTACTTTTTTTAATGAGCATGATAAAACTAAGTTGTGGTTTCGATGTCCCAATTATAATTTTGGAGGTATATCACCACAATTATTGATGAAAACAAGAGGATTAGATGGCCTTAAAAAGATTGACCTATTTGTGAAATCGGCTTTGGATGAAAGAGGAATACAAAAATGAATAAATACGATAAAGAATTAAA